CCCATCAGAGCCCGTACATACTCCTGTTCCGCTGGAGCCATTTTGTGCTCTTCTTGTTCCAGAAATTCAGCTAACCAATAAATTGACATTTTTCTCCTAAAAGATAGTTACTATGTATATATAATAGCATGTTTTGAAAACTTATTCAGCCTATGCAGTTTCTTGAGCAGAACTTTTCATTATTATGCTCATAGACTATGCCACGTACAAACTGTCTGTTGCATGTGGGGCAATTAAAAGTTTTGCCCTTTAATCCTATATATAAAATAGCTTTACCTAAAAGCTCTACTTTTAATGTAGCTACGGGTGAATTTGAAACATTTTTCTTTGCGGGCTTTTTACCGGCCATTTTGACTCCTTAGGTATTCAAGACATCTAGGAGTATAGTAATCACTTTTTCCTATTTATAGTTATTTTGCACGTAAACAGGATACGTTCCGTCTATTTCATAGTACTTTAGGGGGAACCTATCGAATGGATCTATGCCATCCTGTATTCTTTGCAGGATAGATTGTACGGATTTGAATTCATCTTTATTATATTCCGTATGGGCAAAGGATTCTATCTTTTTAACTATGTCTTGTTCGCTGGCAAAATAAGAAAAATGCCATCCCGCATCGGGAATAATATTTTTAGTATTTGATCTCAAATCTTGGGGGGTTGTGTTTGCCAGATGCTGAAACTTCAGAGCCACTGGTCTTGCCCCCTGGTTGCAGTGTTGTGGAGCCATCCAATGAAAGTTCCAGAAGTATTGATTATTATCTAATCTTGTAGGTAGTTTAATTTTTTTCAATTTCCGTATAACAGATGGTTTAATTATTTCATCTGCGTCAGATATTAAAATTACGTCATTCTTCTCAGCAAGAGACAGCCCATCTACGATAGCGTTTCTTTGAAAGTATTCTCTTTCCCAAGATGTCGATAATGAAGAAGGAAAATCTATTCTTACTTTAATAATTTTATCCTGCCACCGTTCAATCCAGCTGGAAACATCATCTAGATAGAACGGTTTATCAATGCCGGTAAACGTTTGTGACGCCTCGACAATCACAAAGTAATCTACGACATCATTAAGCTCTTCCAATCTTAGACGAAGAATATCTTCTTCATTAAAATATGTAAAACAATCAAATATTTTCATACACTAATACATTCTCATTTTTAAAGATTGAATATCTTCTAATGTCAGTTTCCACTTGTGCATTAATAGTTAGATATTTTCCAAGATCATTTGCCCAAACACCTGGATTGACCAACATTGCAAAACCACCAGGTTTTAAAAAGTTTTTAATCTGGCTGGCTGTCATATCGGTGTCACCGTTTAAAAGTTTTGGATCATAATTAAATGAAATAAATAAATCACAAATTGATTCGCCAAAATGCATTCCGTTAACACCAACCTCCCAGTACTTGCACCAGTCGTTAGAGAAATATTTTTCTCTTTCAGTATGTAACATAAACGCACCAATGCTGTGCTTAGGTGTGCGCAAAACATCTATCAGTTCTTTGTTGCGACCATAAACAGTTGTGAATGTTCTTTCGCGGAACACATCTCTAATTATATGTGCTACGTAGTCCCAGTTCATAATATATATTATAGCACAGGTTTACGGGCATCGACTTTAAGCCAGCCCCATTCATCTCCACGCTTAACATCCAATATCTCAAAACCCATTGTTTCAAAGTCGTCTTGTAACATTCTGTGCGTTAAGCCTACAAAGTGAAAGTCAAAAGGATTGAGTTGTTCAGCAAAAAAGATTTGCTGCATTCTTCTGTCTCCATCAAGCGAGTCCATGGTAATCAATTGATTACAGGCTAGAATAAAGTCTGGGACTTCTATTCTGATCATGCCACCTGGCTTAACGATTCGACACCATTCAGCTAATACTGATTGATATTCTTTCCAAGGAAAATGTTCTAGGCATTCTGAGTTATAAACTATGTCAGCGTAGTTATCCGGAAGATCGATTTTGCGAGCATCACATACAACGTCTACTGGAACAGTTCGTTTATTAACATGATCATATAGTGGAGTTGGATCTATGTCAATGTGCATCCAGTCTGGGCCAAGATATGTTCTAGTTCCTATGACTACCTTAATGCCGTCGCCTTGCGGAATAGTTTCTAGTCTCATCAGATCATTCTTCCTCTGTAGAAATTGGTCCATCTAGGAACTTTAATAAGATCGACTTCTCTACCCAATGCTGCTATATATATCGTCTCTGGATTTTCATTTATTCCCTGTAGTTCCGGCTGTGATTGATACCACTCTTCTAGATATATGGCGCTCCAATCTTCAAATCTGGTTACATTAGGACTATGGTACGTGACATTCGGGCCAACGTAATATTTATTCCACTTGTTAACCCAATTAACAACACCTTCATTAATCCTATTTCTAGATGCGGGATCATTTGAGCTAGTTGAATCATGCCGCACTTGGACAGATGGATCAGCTATCATTTTCCAACCGTCAAGTCTAAGACGAGTTTGGTAATCGACTTCTTCTTGATGACCGATCTGAGTATCAAATCCACCAATTCGCAAGTATGCCTGTTTCTTAAGCATCCAGCAGAAACCTACGCCCCATAGTATCTCTGTATACTTGGGTCTTTGAATTTGATAAGCTCCACCGTTAGGGAAGGCCATGGCAACTTCTAAGTTTGTAGCAAGATACCCCGCAAGTTTTTCGTCCCATCCATGAGTTGTCACATAGGCGTCGTTATCTAAGTAGCCGAGATAATCTGTTTCGGCCCATTCTAATATTTGATTAACTGCTCCGACGTATCCACTATTGTGATCTAGAAATCTTGGAATGATTCTTGAATCTTCACTAGCGTGTCTTTCAATAACTTCTCTGACACCTGGGTCAGTCGAAGCATTATCGACAACTAGAAAGCGCCAATCGGAAGTAGAGTTCTCTCTCATATTAATGAGCATCATATTTAACTTCTGAGGATTATTATAACTAGCAGTGCCCATATCTATTCTCATGGCTTCACCCACCACTGTTCATTTTCATGACGGACAAATCCTATTTTCACTAACATTGGATCCCATTCCCATTCGTATTTATTATTAATAGCTAGGTGCATTGGAATAGAATTTCCGTGCTCGGCATCGCCTATGCCGAACGCATTATTGGGAATGAATACGCCGTTTTTCTTTAGGCAGTTAAATATAGCTAGCGCCCATTCATCGACGTTTACAACATGCTCGAGAAAATCTAAAGCGACAACACCGTCAAACTTATTACTACCAATTGTTGGCGCAAAGCTATCAGTGAATAAAGTTTTGATATCTAGATCAGCGCGCTTGCTAAATCGATACTGTGCAAAGTTTGCTGTTTTACTATTTTCCAAATCATGGTATGTCGTCTCAATGCCCTGCTCTGCCATTCGCAAACTGAGAGTTCCAATTCCATCACCAATGCTTAAAACATTCTTTTTTCCAGAATGAAATAAACCTAAGGAAATTCCCTCACACATACCCTTGTAATTAAAACCCTCATCTAAATGATAGGCGGATAGCTCCCATATATAAGAGTCAGTAGTTCTATACCAATTTAATAAAGAATTAGGATCATCTACATTAGTTTGATTGTCAATAAAATCTTTAGCGACTTCATGATGATTAGCATGAAATCCAAGACTTAATCTATTCTTTGCATCGTTTAAACTTATTCCTAAAAATCCAGAAATAAGTTCAGCTTGATTATCTATGTTCATTTTTTACTTTCTCCCATAATAGATATGAGGATATTAGTCCTTCTTCGTAGGATCTATTGTGTAATGATTTACACCATGTTGTATCTTTTGGTCTTGGGGCAATCCCCTTAAAGTGCTCATGTGATACACCTTCAATTACAGGGTTAATACATCCATGTAAATTATACTTTAGATCTCGTGCTATTGCAAATCTACTACACTTTATAGGAATCCCTAAGTGAACTATTTTTTCTTTGGCGTTCTTGAAATTCAAAGCTCTGTTCCAAAGTATTTCAGCGGCATCGTCTGCAAACAATGGGGAAAAAAATCTATCATTAACTTGTAGCTGAACATCATCCTGAATCATTGACTCTAGGGGATTCTTGCGTCCAATATTCTGGAAAGGTCTTACACCAATAACAAAAGTTAATCGACATATTTCAGTATTTTGATGAGCTAAAGCTATCTGTTCAGCAGTTAGTTTTTGTTTGCCATAGTGAGTTAATGGATGAGCTATATCGCTAGTATCATAGCATGAGTTCTCTCCACTGAAAATACCTTGAGTACTCCCTTGTATCAAGTACTTGTCATTTTTCGTTACCCATGTACATAGTGTTTTTACTAAATCAACATTTACACTTACATATTTCTGCGGATCTGATTCAACGACATCAACTCTATTCTCTCCAGCTAAATTAATAATTACATCTGGATTTATAATGTCTAGTTCTTTTCGAACGTCTTGATTATCAACATCTATTCCATGCCATCCAGGACTAGATGTTTTTCTCGAATAGATTACTTCAACATCTTTTGGCTCATTGATTTTCATATGTTGACCGACAATACCACCGGCACCTAATACAAGAATTTTCATATTTCCTTCTTTAAGAATGTTATTTGGCGGAGAGAGTGGGATTTGAACCCACGGATGTATTTTACCACATCGACATCTTAGCAGGATGTTCCATTCAACCGTACTCTGGCACCTCTCCTAAATTTATTAGGAAACTATACCAGGTTTTTCTACATCTTCTGACATTCTAGTTCTACTCCATGCTCCGCATGAGTTGCAATACCATTGCTGATATGTTGCCACTTGGGTGTATCTTTGTCCACGACGTTGCAGATCTTCCGATTCACATATTGGACAAGAGCTTTCTCCTGAATATACATTAAGATTTGGATGATTAGCCATCCATGGTCTCAGTTTCATGTAGACATTACGCAACAAGTCAACGTCTTGTTTGGCATACTTTGTCATAGTCTTCCATGCCCTCATGTCTCCACGCATGCATCCAGCCCATGTAGCAAAGCCACCTGTATCCACCTTCGCACCTACACCTAGGTGTTTCCCAAGGTTATCCAATTTATTACTATTGAACATAAAGTATCTTCTGGCAGATTTTAATGTATCAATTTGTTTTACTGGCGAGACCGGTCCTAGATTGTGGTAAACAAATCTTGCATTTGCTTTACGCATATCAAATCTATCTCCATTGTGGGCAATAACAATATCTGCCTCATCTAAGAGATCCCATAACTTTTTTGCAACATGAAAATCATTTTCTGGATCCTTAGCGTAGGTATCTGGAAAATCCACTAGAGCGCAAACTTGTGTTTTACTTTCATGTTCCCATCTATAGGAGACACACAATAAATACCATTCGCGCTCATGCTCAATAACATTCTGTTCAAAGTGCCCCCAAACATAACTTAAGTTTGGTGCAGTTTCTATATCATAATAAAGTATCTTTGCCATATGTACCTGTTTCAGTCTGGCTTACATTTTTAATCGCTGCAACTATTATAACACAAATGGTGGCGCAGTGCTCTTTAAAAGTCACACCACACCACCATTTTATAATAGTAATTTATTTATTAACTGTTTTTAAAATTAAAAAGAATAATTTCTGTAGCTGTTCTTCGGTAGTGCTGAAAACCATTTCTTGATTATCTCCAAACGTCAATTTTATCACATGCCCCTTGATTAATCCGCCCTCTGTTGTTATCATTGAAGTTGATGGAGTAATCTCTATATTTTTCATTGCTGGCATAAAACCAGCAAACGTCATATCATCCATTATTTTTTCTTTTTTCTAGCTACTGCCATATTATCAATTAAATTTGGATAAGGACGCCCTGCTGCCTTTGCTCGAGCTTTTGCTTTCACTTTTAATTTTGGCGTTAATTTCTTAGACTTTTTCTTAGGGGATGGATTATCCCAAACCATTTCAGCCATGATTAACTCTTATCTTGATCGTAAATCTGATATCCACTATCTGTAGGTTTTGTTTCCTTATCCTTTAGTCCGTTTGCAGCGAGAACTCCGCTTAAACAACCAGACAAGAATAAAACTATAGGAACTAGCAGGGAATCAATAAAAGCTTTGTCGTTGGGACTCTGCTGATTAATCGGTTGAGTGACGAACACTAAAGCGTACATCACTCCACATACAATGACCATAAATGTAAATGCTAAACTCGCACCGACAAATAAAACCATACGAGCTTTTATTTCACTATTTGTATATCTTTTCTTTTCATTCATTGAGGAACACTCCCATATATCTCTTCTGGACACGTTCCAGAAGCTGTACAAATTGGTGGTTTACAATCCGCACTCTCCCAATTAGTTGGATCCTGACATGGGTATCTGTATGCATCGCTGCATCCACTCAATAATCCCATACAAAATGCACCTAACATAGCTACTAATGCTAAAATCACTTTACGCATCAGCCGAACATCTTCTTCCATGTTACAGGACCAACAGAGCCATCCGCAGTGAGGCCATTTGCTGTTTGCCATGCCTTTAGTGAAGCAACAGACTTGGGGCCAAAATCGCCATCTGCTTTTGCTCCAATGATTGCCTGAACCAAAGAAGCTGACGCTCCTTTAGAACCAAGACCTACTGGAGCACCTGGGTAATCAAAGTGCATGCCACCGCCAGCAGGTGCAGCTGGGGCTGCTGCTGGAGCAGCCTGTACTGCGCCATTGGGGGCAGCGTCGCCAAGACAGTACTGCCAGTGCCATGCCTCAAATTCTTTAGAAGCAGGGTTATCTCCCTGAAGGTAGAAACCATACTTGGGGGCGTTTTCACACATCCACTGGAAGGCAGGAACATTGAGACCAAACGAAGCGGTCTTGCCGCCCTGATCGTAACCAAGGTCAATAGCAAGTCCCCAGCCATGGTTAGAACCCTTGAGACCAGTTGGGTCTGGGGCGGCTGACGGGGCTTTGCCCTTCTTCAACCACCAGGTCTTACCCTCATATTGACGGGTAACGCCAGTGCCAGTATCAGTTGTTACATAACGATCCATAAACATGGACAGCTGACCTTCGAATGAGCGGTAGTCGCCAACGTTCTTTAGCTTGATGCCAGCAACAATTGCTGCGTCATACAACTTGTTAAACTCTGCTGCGACGGGGGCATACATTTTTCCGCCAGTCTTAATGGGTGCAAGTACGCTGTCAGCTAACTGACCATTCTTATACTGCTTAAGAGCCGTAGGTACTACAAGTTTGATAAAAGGTAAACTCATTTATTAATCTCCTATTTTCTTATTTAATATAATAGTAATGCATTATTTAAAACTTGGCCAGCCACCATTTATAAACTGAAAAACTTTAAAAGCTTTATTAAAGTTTGCTATCATTAAAGATGGATTGTCTGCCATTGCAGGACTTACTTCTACATGTATATGAGTCGATCCGATGGTAGTTCCACCGTGACGCAAGTGAGCAGCTCTATCCCAAGTTTTCCATCCCGAAAATCTTTTCTCATTAAATTCCGAGATAGCTGCTCTATCACATCTATAGCCAGCTCCAAACATATTTCTTTCCGTATATATTTCCGGAGGCTCTGAAGCAGGTCTTGCATAACGGGGGATCGCTGATGTCTTAGTCCCTGGAAGATATACCCCACAATAATCATGGATTTCCTCTATACCTAACCCCTCTGCACCATCTGATAAAAATCTTAACAAATTTATATTTAAATATCTAAAATCACCATCTGCTGGCAATATAGGTCCAACGTCAAAAGCCCTACCAGTATAGTGTACAGAAATTACGTTAGACGTTAAAGTTCCAAGAGGTCGCATTTGAAAAAAATAGCAAATACGATCATAAAGAGCTGTTACTCCAGGCCTAGACTTTTGTTTATTAACTTTTACGTCGGCCGTACCAGTATAGGGTCTATTGTTTTTCATTTTTTCTTATTTTTATTTGTTATTTTTTTTAAAGTCTTAGCAAAATTAGCTTGTTGTACAGTTAGTTTACTGTATTTAGCTGGGTTTTTTGTAACTGTCGCAGCAAATCCTGCTGGAGTTTTGCCAACTTTTTTAGCTTTGGCAGTGAATGCTCCAGGTCTTTTAATGGCTTTTTGAATCCACTTTTTATCGGCTGGCTTCGCCATATTTTCTAGCCTTTCGATTAGACATAAATATTGATATATCTATAGTAATGATAGATGCAAAAAAAAGAGGGCCATGACATATAGTCATAGCCCTCTTTAATTAAAACGATTAAATTACATCTTCTTCTTTTTCTTAGCTATTGCAGCCTGGATAAAGGGGGGAAGTTTCTTTTGAGCTGCAGTCATACCAGCTGTCTTTTTCGAAGCTGTTTTCTTAGGTGCAGCTGCTTTCTTTTTCATGGCCATGATTATACCTCCGTTGATTTTATTTTTTTTTCACTTGATTTTTTATAATGCCACATCATGTGGTCATGCATCTGGTCATCGACTTTATCAACTTGCTCATCAAGATGATCAACCTTGTGATGCAGGTGTAAAATCTCATCTTTTACGTCGCCTATTAACTCTGCAACGGTATTATGATCACTTTTATTTTCTGATCTACTTTTTTGAACTAACGCTGCAAGTATAGCGCCGACGGCAGCAATTATGGCAACAGTAACAGCTTCCATAATTAGTCACCATTTAACCTTATTAGCCCAATACGCGGCTGACATTTTGCCTTTGGCAATATTCTTGGCGTGTCGTGCTTGGAATGCTTCTCTGCGTGCCCTATAGGCTTTAGACTCACCTTCTTTTTTAGGCGAGCCTGAAACACCTTGTTGACCAAAGCGAATAGTTTTAACTTGATCACCAGACTTAGCCACAACTACATGCGACTTAGTGGGATGACTTGGTGTTTTCTTGGGCTTATTATAGCCAGAAACACCAGCTTTGGTTAGGCGTGAATCTTTTTTGGCAGGCATTACTTCATCTTTTGCTTAGTGTTAGTTAGCCTTTTACCTAAAGACTGAGGTGTTTTTTTACCATTCACATTTTTTCCGGCATGGGGATTAGGCCACTTGGTTTCCATGTGGTCCTTTTCTTTACGGCCTTTAGTGGGAATGAATCTTTCACCATGATCATTCTTCATTGGAGGATGATCGCCAGTTTCACCTGGAACAGCGACGCGAAACATGTCTTTATGTTTTTTAATTTGAGCCATTGTTATTCCTAAGTAAATAAAATAAAGTTATTTCTTTTTTTTCTTTTTCTTTGGAAAGCCAGTTTTCTTTGGCATGCCAGAGATAACGGGACCACCACTCTTTTGATTGTTGGTTCCCATTCTAGGTCCACTAATATAAGTGAACTTTTTGATTGGCATAATTACTTTTTGCCGGTTTTCTTAACTGTTGAGGCCCAATTCTTAGCGCCACTAGCGGGAGCTACGCTGCCCTTAGGATTGATTTTGTCGCCAATATCGCCCATGGTACCGGGGAAAGGCTTACGGAATGGATCGTTCTTTTTGTTCATGCTAGCCATGATTTCCTTCTCTCTATTTTTTTCTTTTTATTTTTGATGCCGAAGAAATAGCTATTGCTATAGCTTGTTTCTGCGATTTAACAGCAGGACCACCTTTACCAGAGTGCAGTGTTCCTCGACCATACTCACCCATAACAGATTTAATCTTTTTTTGGTAAGCAGTTGGTTTTTTCTTTTTAGTAGCCATAATTACTTTTTATTCTTGAAAGCTTTCCACTGACTTGAATAATATCCACCTTTACGTGGAGTATCCATAACGTTCATTACTGAATCTTTCAATAACTTATAATAATTGTTGTCTGAAGAAGTTTTGCTTCCCCAACCCTTATCCTTAGCCATAATGACCTACCTTGTATAATAGTGTAATATATATAGTAATCCTATATAGCAAAAAAGAGAGGCAACGCCTCTCAATTTTGTCTATAATATGTTATTTTTTATTTGGATTACTTTTTGGAGCAACCTTTTTTGTTGGCTTAGTGCCACCATGGTTCTTGGATACTTGTCCCTTTGGTCTACCAGGCTTTCTAGCCGGCGCTGCAGTATTTGCTTTGGGAGTGACATCCTTAGGGTTAGCGGGAGTAATCTTAATGTCTTTAGGAGTTGAATTAGCAGAAGTGGTTGGAGTCATCCAAATAATCGGCTTTTCTTCCTTAGGGGTACCCTTATCATCTAAGTCATGACCACCAATTTTGGCAGGTGACTTTTTATTAAATAATTTTTTCATTAATTTCTTTATCATTTTTTATCCTTTTCAATATTTGTTAGCTAACTATTGTTTATTATTTTCCTTGTTGTGATTCTTTAATTAACTGATATCTTTCGCCTGTTTCTTTTGAAACAATTGAAAAGCCATATGAAGCTGCAGCTTCGATAATTTCAGTTAATTTATCTTTATCTTCCAAGGAAACTTCATTCAATGGCAAAGTAATACCTGCATACACGTCGATATTCTCAAAATTGCCAATGTTAATCTTTCTATTTACTCCACATATAAATACTGGATTAGTTGAAATAGATATTTCTGAACTCAAAATATTCACCACCTGGTCTATGGGAGAGTCTAATGACTGCTCCATTGCTGTTTTTGATATCTTAGGCATACACGTCCGTAAAGGTTTGAACTAAATTTGTAGTAGCTAATGCTTGTTCCGCTATGTTTAAGTTGTCGGTATTAATTATAGCAGAGGCTTTTTCTTTTATCAAATCAATTTCTTGTTCTGATCTATGGTTCATTTGCTCAGGTGTCATTTCGTGCCCATCTCGACGCATCATTCTTTCATTTCTAATCTCATCAGATGCTTCATAGCAAATAATTAATCCATTGGGTTGATCAAGTATTTTCTTAGCTTCATTCTCAAATCTAACATCAGAAATGATAATAGCCATCGGCATATCTTGATCCTCAAACTCTGGAGTTCTCATATGGGATCTAAATAATTTATTGGCTTTTAATATTCCCCACTTAGCAAAGCACTCTTCATCGTATGCTCTGCACAAATCTCCAGCCTTTTGAAGGAAAGATCTTGGCTTATAGCCCTCAGGCTCTATGGGTAGATTGTAGATATCTTTTACTAATTGGCAAAACATATCATAATCAGGGATGGTGCCCAGGGCATTTGAGCCAAAGATATCATACACCACTTGGTGAATAGAAAATAGTTGACGGTCCTTCTGTCTAGAGCCAAGTGAGTTTTTTTTCACAGACGCTAGTTCATATAAAGGTAGGCTAAAAAATAAGTGATCCCATTTGACATGATTCGAAACAGGACTCACTTCTGCCTTAGGCACTATCTTTTCTGCAACAGATGTTTTGCCAGTCGCTGCCTTACCTGCTAGGCCAATAACTATCGGATAATCTTTATAAAATTTTTTATCTTTAATCATATCCATATTATACCATTCATATCCTATTCATTTTCTCTTTTCTTACTTCTAATTCATCTAAAAATTTATTTGCCAAGGCGTCTGGTTCCCAAACAAATGTTCTTTTAACTTGAATGACCCGAAAATTAAATTCATCTCTGATTTCTTCAATAGTCATTAGCAATGGCATTAGAGCTGCGCTCTTGCACTTCCATTTACCATTGACCTGGTTAGCTACAACAGCCGAGTCTGTGTATAAAATTGGGTCTATAAGATCAGCCATAGAGCATATTAAGAGGCCAGCTATCACGGCCTCATATTCTGCCTCATTGTTAGTTCTAGGACCTAATCCTCTAGCAAACTGTGCTATCTTTTTTCTATTGCGATAAACAACAACAGAGCATGCAGCTTCTCCGATCTTTTTTTGACCTTGTCCCCTAGATGCTCCGTCGCAAAATACTTCTATGTTCATAAATAAAAAGCCAATCTTAAAAATTTAAACACTGCCTTCAGTCAACCTTTACATCATAATCTATACTAAAGCGTTTAGCTACATCTATTAGATTCTTTTTAAGGCTTGATGATATTTGAATTGTTTTTGTCAATAGATATTTATTACTTTTATATTCGACTTGTGTTGGAAAATTAAGATCTTCTTTTTCTGTAGAATAAAATTCTTCAGATGTATTAACACTTTTGTAATGACCAATAAACATATTCTTTATCCTTTAGTAGGTACTAAAATCCGATTCCAGGTAGGAACCTTTTTCTTCTCTAAACGCAGCTACTTGCATGGACTGCATTTTGTCCATCAGCTTTCTAGCTGATTCTGATGCTATTCTAGCTGACGTTTCCATCGATTCAGCTAGGCTCATAATTGCCTCACAGGTAATCATTTCGGTATGTTGTGATTCAGCTGCTGCCATGGCTGAAGCTTCTCTTTCAGCTTCATTTTTTCCGGCTCTATTTGATTTATAAACTCTCTTATAATTACCTTCTATAATCTTATATTGTGCTCTAGACATTCCGGCAAAGCGCGCTGCTCTACCATAAACATTAGATGTGCGGGCAACAAGTGACGCAATCGTATCTATTCCTAGATCTATAATATCAACCTCTGGAATTTCTACAAAATATTTACTATTTTTTTCTACGTCAGCATATGCTTCGATAACCTCTTTTAATTGAGGTCCAAGAAAATTCTGCAATAGTTCTTGCAATTTTTCCATTGATTGTAAGTTCATTAATTTTTCTCCATATTAATTAGCATTGCGTATTCATTGAGATCATTTTCTAAGATTAAATCTTTTACTTTATTTTTAATTTTAGATAAGTGCTCTCTAACTGTATTCGGATGTTCATTAACTTTCTGAGATATTTCGCTGGACCTTTGCCCATCTACGTACCTCCATTTTAGAAGCTGTCTTTCTTGCACTGTTAGTCTATCAAATGGTGGAATGTTTTTCTCGCCCAAAACCCAAAATTCATCAATTTTATCTGCAGCTAATAATTGTTCCATACTATACTCTACCGGATCTGCCTTAAAACCAATGACATAATTTTCATCACCTTCATCATTGGTGGCATCGTCGTCCAGCAATGGGAAAGTTTTTCTGCCTAATTGATCAATGAGGAATGTATCTACATTCTTTTTTAAAAGATAAAAGAAATAACTATATAAAAAACCGCTAAAAGGAATTGGACCCTTAGCTGAATCCTTCCTTTCGTATCTGCCTATGCATTGGAAGAAAGTCATGTATACAGTCTGCCTAATGTCTTCTTCATCCCCATATCTTTTCGCCATATAATGAATACCTCTCATGCATTCATTTATTACTCGCATATTGGATCCACTCATTTTATTTTTCATCAGAGCAAAGCGTGTTCCTGAATCCTTGATGAACAAAGAAATAAACCTTCGTATGTCATAGTCGTTCAAATTGAACTTTCCATAATATAATAGTGAAATATATTTAGTTAAAAAATTACTGAATACCTTTAATAATTCTTCTTGTGCTTTTGCTGAACCCTTTTTGGCCTTAGCGATTAGGTCTTGCATTTCATTCTCTTCTAAAGAGTAATATTGCTCCTTGTAAGCTGTCATTTTTTACCTTCCCAGTTAACTATGTACTGACTATAAAAAACCTTTATGTCTTCGTAGAAGACAATTTGAGGAACTTCTATCTCAGCCATAAAATTCTTTGCGTCGTTTGAGTACTTACTTATGACGCATGTCATTTTTTCGAATTCATCAGGATAATACCTTTTAAATCTTTTTAATTTAATTTTACTTTTATCATCTAGATAGCCCTTAATCTCTACCCATTCACCATTTCGTTCTAGAAAAAAGTCAGGAGTATAACCCTTTGTTCCTCTTTTTATTGGGAAAGAAAAAACAGTAGGTTCAAATTTAAATTCTATTTTATAAATATTTAGGATTCTAACAAAGTTAGCTTCCCAGCTGGATCTAACATTGAGTTCTATATCTTTCCTGAATCCAGTTTTAGTGTATTGGTACGCATTGCCCTTTTTCCTTGCAAAGACCCCATCATCCTCTAGGATTACTTTATCGATCTGCTTGTTTCTGATGTTATTCAAATTAGGTTGTTTTTTAAAAGAAGATTTTTCCAAAAAAAAGTCTTCTGCCTTGACAACATGTAGTTCCATTGTGATATCCTTAATGCCTGTAAGCGTGTATATATTATACACTAAAAAATAAAAATATGCAAAACAACTTGCATTACCACTAAGAAGGAAGTATACTAATCACCATGAACACATTAACACACATCATCAACACAGCAATTGAAACCATTGACAACGAAATTATCGAGGACTTGGTTGTAGACCTTGGTTATGACTACGGCGATGCCGTCAAGGTAGTCACAGAGTTCAATGATTTCGATTTTGCTATCGATTCAGATTCAACTTTCTGATTCTTTTTTTTAAAAACTACGTATAGAATTGGGGCTGGGAAACCAGCCCCTTTTCTATTTTCCATAACTATTCTTTTTATTTCTAAAAACACCTGTTGGACACGCACCTGATTTAGCGTGATCGCAATAAGAGCATACTCTGGTATTAGCGGTGGGTGTAAAATTCTGATCAACCATTATTTTTTGAATAGTATCAATCAGTTTATTCTTAACTTCTTCAATATCTTCTTCGGTAAAAAGATGACCTTTTCTTTTTCCAGATCTTAAATAATACAACTCCGCATAGATTTCTTTTTCTGGAAATATATTATGAAGTGCAAGAGCGTATATACCGAGCTGTAGATTAGAGTGCACGTGTTTCTGTGCAACTTCCCATTTACCCGTTTTATAGTCTGTTATGTTAACTCTATCTCCAATAATGTCAACTCTATCTATAAAGCCAATTATCTTGTATGACCCTATAATAAAAGAAAAAGACATTTCCTTATCGTATATGGAGAATTCTTTATCTACATTTTGATCATAAAATTCATTCAATATAATTGATCCAACGGAAATAAGATCTGGAGTTATTTCTTGATTTGGATCCCAAATAGGAATATTATTTTTGTATTCTTCCTGAAGTTCATTTAAGTCTAAGACTTTATTATTCTCTAAAGTATTTTCAAGAACAGCGTGGACGATATTTCCTAGAGCAGCTGGCGCATTGAACTGTCTTGGTTCTTTCTTAATATAAGAGTAGAAGTATCTTGCCGGACATTGATCGTATGTATCTATTCTAGAGTATGAAAAATCTACTAAACTTAATTTTTCTAAATCACTTAAGCTATCATAATTTTTAATTAATATAGAACTCAAAAATATTCCTACTGTTCTTCGTTGGGATCGTATATTAATCGACCATTTTCATCGAATTCTCTTCCGATTTCATCTATAGTGTGATTATTAAGTTTATTTATATAAGCGCCCTGGCCGATTGCTACCCAACCAGTTTCACCTATTTCCATATGATCGTCTTCTTCATAGGGCCACATCTTCGCCTCCTATAGATACTTTAACTTCAGTAATATCATCTGCATTCAGATAATAACTCACAACTGTGTATAGGTCTTTTAGTTCTTTTTGCGTTAGATAGAATCCAACACAGGTGCACTGTAAGAATAATTTGTCATCATAATTGTAAGTTGAATCAGTGTATTCTGTTAATTTAATATTACCTTTTTCAACAACTGCTGGAAAGCTTTGGCTCATTTTTAATCCTCGTAATAAGTTATGGGATCCCAATTAGGATCATTTAATTTTTCTCTCATATCTTTAACATATGAGTCCCAATCGCGTTCATCATCTGATTTCTTTTCATACTTGACTTGACTCTTAAATGGATTGGATTTAAACTTAGTCATAATAAGTTTACCCTGCTGGGTTTTCCATCTCAGAGTTCCATTCTTGCAATCGCAGAAATCTTCACTGTCTGCTTTAATAATAAGTTCTGGATCGTATCGACCTGAGCACCCGTTACATTTTGTATATCTTCCTTTATCCTGACACCTATTGCATGATGGGCAAAACACCCAGCACCATCTATCTGTAGGATTAACTGAAGGTCTATCTGCTGACATTTATTGCTCCAATTCAATTAATTGTCTAATCGCATCTTCCACTTTAGGGGATGCCTCTATCTTATATTTGTAAATAAATTTATGTTTACCATCCAATATCTGTAAGAATACAGGACGATCACCTCGTGACGAATCAATTATATCATAAATCTTATCTATAGTCGAAGTAGATATATTCTTTTTTACATTAAAAATTATTGCCTTACCTGTGGCAAATAAGTGCGCATCTACCTTTTCACATGATGAGAAGAACAACTTACATGTGGAATTTTCTTCGTCACCCTCTTTATTTAAAGTTCCAGATATAATTACTACATCACCTTTATTGAAGTAATCATCCGCTATATTTTTTGCATTGTTTGGAAAAATAATTACTTCAACATCTGAAGAAATATCTTCTATTGATATCTTAAACATCTTCTGACCTTTTTTGGTCATTATCTTTTTGGAGGCTGTAATTATTCCCCCGACTTTTATATTTGATCCGACTTGATACTCAGATAATTCAATTATTTCGCAATCAACTTTCTTAGAAAGTATGTCCCATATTCCCATAATAGGATGACTAGTTACATATATTCCAAGTTCTTCTTTTTCTTTTTCTAGCATTTCTATTTCTTGCAGTCTAGGATATTCCCCTAAATCTATATTCACCAATTCATCAAATGCCCCAGCAGCTGCTAAATGTTCCAGCGTACTCTTCTTCAAAATTACAGGATCACATCTTCTGAGGAAGTCTACAATGCTCGTATATGGCTCCTCAGTGTTTCTGCAGTTGACTATTGCATCAGCTATCGATTGGCCAATTCCACTGACCGCAGACAGCCCAAATACGATTGACGTATCTCCTACTACTTCAAAGTCAATCCCAGATTTATTGATTGACGGTGGGGAGACTTCTATATTTAATTTTCTACAGTCCGATAAATAGAATGCTTGCTTTTCTTTATTGCCAACTACTGATGACATAAGTCCTGCCATATATTCTGTTGGATGATTTGACTTAAGATAAGCCGTGACATAACTAATCATGGCGTAACTTGCGGCGTGTGCTCTGTTAAATCCATATCCGCCAAAGTATTCAATATCTGAGAAAATCTTATTAGCTAAAGTTTCTGACATATCAGATGTTCGAACACATCCTTCGACAAACATAGATCGCATCTTGGCAATTTTATCCATTAATTTTTTACCAATAACTTTTCTTAAATCATCAGCCTCTGCGGAAGTAAATCCTGCCAATTCTCTAGCAACTCCTAAAACATCTTCTTGATACAGCATGATTCCTAGAGACGGTGCTAGCACCTTAGCTAACTTAGGATGCTCATATTTAATTTGGCTACGACCATGTTTACGGTCAATATATTCTTTATCCATTCCAGAACCCATTGGACCTGGTCTATATAATGAGATTAATGCCATAATGTCTTCTACGTTACGTGGTTGAAGCTGCATCATCAATTGTCTCATGCCCGATGATTCAAGTTGAAAGACTCCGGCGCAGTTACCCTTACATAATTCATCATAAGTTTTTGCGTCGTCAAGCGGAATTTTATCAACATCAATAAGTTCGCCTTTACGCTTATGGACCAACTTGATGCAAGAGTCAATAACTCCAAGGTTTCTTAGGCCAAGAAAGTCAATCTTTAAAAGGCCACACTGCTCGACTCTGCCCATATCCCATTGCGTAATGATTGGATTATCTACGCCCTTGCGCATGATAGGCAGGTATTCGGTTAGTGCATCCCTAGATATAACTATACCAGCAGCGTGTATGCCAGTTTGTCTTACTAGACCTTCCAGTCCAAATGCCGTATCTACAATAGTTTTGGCATCTGAGTCTTTCTCATACAGCTGTTTGAATTCTTCAACTTCCATGCACTCCGAAAGATTTTTCGAGATGCCCAATACTGGCGGAGGAACGAGTTTTGCCACTACGTCTCCACCGGCAAAATCGTAACCTAGAGCTCTGGCTGCATCTCGGATAGATTGTCTGGCGCCTGTCTTGTTGAACGTGCAAATGTGTGCAACGTGGTCAGACCCATATTTTGCTCTGGCATAGTTGATTACTTCGTCACGATATCTATCATCAAAGTCAAGGTCGATGTCAGGCATTGATTTTCTGCCCTCAACAAGGAATCGTTCAAACATTAATCCAAATTTGATTGGATCTAGATTTGTAATTTTAAATGCGTAGGAAAGGATACTTCCTGCTGCAGAACCGCGTCCCCAGCCAACTCTAACATTATTATTCTTGGCCCAATTTACTAGATCTGATACAACTAAGAAATATTCAGTAAATCCCATTTCTTTTACAACACGTATTTCGTGATTAGCTCTATCTATGATATGAGAAGGTAGAGGATCACCATATCTTTCCTTTAGGCCGCTCCAAGCTAATCTATCAAAGTAGTCCATAGGTGCTTCGAGAGTTGGAATAGGAAAGTCAGGGAAGTGAATATCACCAAAAGAAAGATTTAAATCAATCATGTCACAAACGTCCATACTATTCTTCAACCAGTCTGGATTAAACTTAGATGACATTTCATCATATGATTGAAGATAAAATTCTTCTCCAGTAAATGAGAATCTATTTGGGGTATGTATATTTGCATTAGTTGCCACGCATAACATGATGTCATGAGATCTAGCGTCGTGCTTATGTACATAATGGCAATCCCCACTTGGGACGACCTTTGCACCAATAGTTTCTGCTATCTGCACTAATTGATTAAAGACTTTCTTTTGTTCCCCAAGACCATGATCTTGAACTTCAATAAAATAGTTTTCCTTACCAACAATATCTTGCATTTTCTTTGCAGATGAAAGAGCAAATTGATAATCATCTCTTAGCAATGCCTGGCATACTTCACTATTTAAACAGCCTGAAAGAACAATAATTCCTTCAGAGTGTTCTGCTATTAAATCATGATCAATACGTGGCTTAACGTAATATCCTTCTAGGAAAGATCTAGAAGATATTTTAATAATATTATTATAGCCAACTTTATTTTTAGCTAAAATAGTTATATGGTAAGGACCTCTTTGCTCCCATTCATTTTGTGATGGTCCAGATCTTTCTTCAGGATCTCTATCAAATCTAGTTTTTCTAGCTTGATAAAATTCAGAACCAAGAATTGGCTTAACCCCAATAGAAGTTCCAGCGTCATAGAAGTCCAACCATGAATGTATGTTTCCATGGTCAGTAGTAGCTAAGCCTTTCATTCCTAAGGACTTAGCTCTAGTCAAGTACTGTTCTATGTCGCCATGACCGTCTAACATTGAAAAGACTGTATGGTTATGGAGGTTAGTCCAATTCTTCATTAAATTCCTCTACTCTTGTCCGAACCTTCTAAAGAGCTATCTCTTACTTCTCTATATGTAATAATTACCACTCCACCGCAATACTTGCACGGCACTGGCTTACCTTCTTGAGCAAACGGGCTATTATACATATATCTATCTGGCTGATCTGATTTACATTCAGAGCAGACGCCAATGACATCATCTGTATCTTCTATCTCAGGCATGTTCACCTCCTTTATCCATTAATTTATACGCAAAGCGTACCGGGGATGGAGAGGACTGTTCTTGTGTTTCGACATACTTGTCCCCTATCTTTACCCATTTATTTTTTTTCTCTAGTGAACATTGTCCACATCCAACACCTGCAGAATTAGCTCTTTCGCATGTGTAAGGTCTTCCGCCAATTCCCAATTCTCTTCTTTTAATCCAATCGTTTATATGACTATTAGTTTTTTCAACATTATAGTCTGAACAATTACTTAAGATACCATGAAGAAATTTTATTGACTCTTCGTTATAAGTTAATATGGAACATAGGAATAATCTTGCCTCATGCTCTAAGTATTTCTTTTCAATAGCCTGTTGCTGAAGTCTAGCTATTGACGTACAGCTTTTCAAAAGTTTATCAGGAGTAAATTCTTTTTCTTTCACATTCATTTGCTTAAACGCAGTTGAACCATACTTGTTGAAATAGCCAATAAAATCTTTTGATTTTTCTTTTTCTATTTCCATATCATAAGTAAACTCTCTAAACCATTCATTAGCCTTGGCATTAAAGTTTTGTTCTGATACTTCATTGAAAGAGCGTGTAGTGCAGTAACCTGTTATTGAATCCATGCCCTGAAAAAGAATATCTTCTGGTATTAAATTCTTATATAGATTTGTATCTTGATGTTTACTGCCCTCTAGGCGCCACATTCTTCTAGCGTCATACACGCTAAAGTCAAGCGACTCTAGCTTAAGTTTATCTTTTAGAGTTGAAGCTATAAATCTAAAAATATTAGGAAGATTATTGGATGGATTAATTCCCAGCGTAATAGCTTCACATTCTATGTGAAAGCCTTTTTTCCCGGTAAAGTATACAAGTATAGCAGACTTTGGAATATAATTAATAAGATAATTATACAATTTCATACAGTCAATATATGATTCTTGTGGATCTTTGTTATCTATGTCAAAATACAATGATCCTAATCTGATAGCTTTATCTAAATCAGTAGAATTATAATGCCAGATAGAAGTATAAAGGCCAACATTTGCATTCTGTTGACGAAAAGATTCCTTATCTTTTGCTTCTATGAACAGAGTATTGTCTCCGTCTTTTTGACGAATAACTCTACCTAAACTTTGTACATACTTTGCTGTCTCTAGATATTTCCAAGAAGACAAAAATTTATCTGGATCATTTGGTATTATCATAGTATTTTTGCCTTAGACTCTTCGTTAGAAATATTGGCGATTACAATACGATTTTCTTTTTTCAAATTAAATGAATTATTTCTATAGTAGACTGATTCCTTAATTATATCTTCTAATATAGAAATTATATAGATTCTCTTTGATATTCTACTATTCATTTGTCCATCTGTCGTTGATTAATTGACTATCTTCGATTACAACATGTACCTTACTAGCTATATTATCAGCTAAGTGAACAATGTAATCCATGTAAGTTATTGGATATGTTTCTGGAACTGGCGACCAAGGACCTAGGTGACATCTAACTAGTCTCAGTATGCTCTGTACATTTTCTTCAGAAATAAACAATGTAGAAGAATGACTATCATTAGCATATTCCTTATCGTGGCGGATACAGTCTGCTACAAATTTATTAACAGTATAGGGATGCATAGGATCATACTGGAACATTCCACTTTCTTCAGACGGAATTCCTTTGGTGATATCATGCAATAGACACGCTGCAATTATAAGATCTCTTTCTTCTATACTTAATGCATAAGAGTCAGATATTATTTCCGCAACTCTAACAACTCTTTTGGTGTGCAAAACATTTCCACCAGGACCATGCTCATCCGGCGGATGATATCTTCCAGAAAAACTAGATGGTATTTCCCAAAATGTACTAGCTTTTAGTAAAAGAGATCTAACAAATGATTTAATTCCTTCATCATCTATTGATCCAATTTCTTCTAATAAAGGAGCTAAGTATTCATCTTCTTGAGTAATTTGACTACTTGTATCTTCTTTGAGAATGTCATCTAAAATACTCTTACTCATTATTTCCATCCAATCCATTTAGAACATGCGTCGTCGTGCGGGCATTTTTTACAATAAGCTGTTAAGCCTCTTCTTGGTACAAAAGTTTCCTTGTGACACATTGTATCACACCAGTACTCTAAAGAATCTATATCTTCGCTACTAATTTCATATTCTATAAAATCTAAACTATTTGACATTAGATCAATATAGCCAAAGTTAGTTTCGTTAACTCGACTTGGATGACGGAGTTTAAATCCCATATACATGGCAGAAAAATCAACTTGATACATGTGTCTATGATTTGTCTTATAATTAAAAAGAAGTTTTGTTACGTAATTTTTATTATCTTTTCTAATTATTAAATCAAATTTATCTACTATCTTAATTTCTTTGTTAATAATTGCTATATACTCTTCAGATATAGCTAGAGGAATCATATCAACGTCTGAATAAGTTTCATGAAACGTAAGTAGTATACTTGCTGCCTTTGTAGTCAAGCTAGCCATATTTCCATACATGCTCTCATGTTGTTCAGTGGCTATATCATAATGATCCACATTTTTTGGGAACCATAATTTTTCCCATCTATTTAAAAGAGATGCATAGGAGGGACTAATGCCTGCTTGTTTTTTAAACCAAAAGAAATAAATAATATTCTTAATAGTTGATTCAAATTTAGCAGTGTATATATCTCTTGAATAAACTTTTTCAGGAAGTTTATCACGATATCTAAAATCATATAATCTCTCACAAGTTTGAAAATCCTTAATTGCTTCTACATTTAATTCTAGCATTAGTCAAAACCTTCTCCACTTAATAGTTCTTGAAGATCTGTTGACTCTGAATATGATTGATCACTAATGACTTCATAATCTTCATAGATTTTTTTTGCATCGTTATATCTTACTAAAGGTGGATCGTACATGAATGCAGAACCAGTAATTCTATTTTTAGGTATTTGAAGCTGCATTATATTTTCATCTTCTGTTTCATCATTTGAAGCCAAACGTTTTTCTGTAATGAAAATTGTAACTGCGCACTTTTGCTGAATAGCTAAAGATCCACCTGTATCTGATTGCTGTACAACTTCTCTTTTTTCTTTCATTCTGTTTGAGTTTTCCTGGGCAGTTATGATCATAGCGCAGTTCATATCTCTGGCAAGTTTTTCTAGTCTAACCATCATTTCTTCAAACTCGCCCCATCTTGGCTTGCCCTTACCACTACCACGGGTAAACATAGATTGAATAGTGTCAATGATAACTACATCTGGCATATCTCCAGTGTGACCTATTAAATCTCTTAACCAAAACTCAAGGTCTTCAAAATATGGAGTCTCAGGATCATGACGAACCATTAATCTGTCTCCCCACTCTTCAAGTTTTGATTTAAACTTAGCCAAGTAAAACTGCTTTTTTTCTTCACTCCATTTATGAGCTTCTGAATAAACATTTTCACCAATGATTTGAGTCATAAGAATTCTCTCCCAGTGACCCAAAGCTTCTTCAAAGTTTACATACAAAACTCTATAACCAGTATCTAACCAATTATTAGCTAGACACTTAGCGAAGGTACTTTTTCCCTTGCCTGAGGGGGCGATAATTGCGTGTACAGCGCCCTTGAAGAATCCACCCTCATCCGTATAGCCCATGGCTCTATTTAGAGCTTTAAATTGCGTTGGCACGAAGTCAGGTATATCCAGCAAACGATCAGCTCTATTTAGAATGTCATTAGCTGTAGTTAATTTACTAAATGGGTCGTATTTAATTTGATTTTCAAGATCTTTAATTAAAGAAGTTAAATCATTAATGCGATCAATATCTTCTTGTGATTTCAAACCTTTTTTATTAATAAGTATTTGAAGTTCTTGAAGATTGAGAATCTGTTTACGCTTATTTGCCTTGTGTTTGATTAATTCAACGACTGATTCTTTTGTAGAAGAATCCAGACTAAGAATATAATCTATCATTATTCCTACGCCGGAAGAGCCACCAAGTGCATCATATATATCCGTCTCACTAGACAGCCATGATTTAAATGCTATTGGATCAACTATATCTAAATTAGTTGCTCGATAAAAACCAAGAAGCGCACCATAGAATTCGTGGATTCCTTTTTCGCCATGAATCATACCAACTATATCTTGTGGAAGATTTTCGTCAAAATAGGATATCGCACCCTGCTCTTTTAGGCAAAGTGCGAATGCCTGGTATTCTAGTGGGGTTTCTTGTGATTCTTCTATTTCTTCAAGTGCCATCAATTTTTAGAGCCTTTTAGTTTGCGGTAAAGATTCTTTTTATACTCTGAATTTTTCTTTTTCATTTCCTGATAATAATTAGAAGTTGTAATACTTTGCTTATTATTATCTTTCTTGCTATCTGGACTACTCCTAATAGCTTCCAGCATCCTATTATACACGCTAACTTCAGTTAGAGAGTCATTATAGCGAAAAACAATTAACGCAATTCCATTATCCTTGCACCATTGTGCTTTGATTATATCTCTTTTTTGTGCTTCTTCAAATTCATATTTTGATTCAAAAAATCTAGACGTGTAAAAGAAATGTTGACGGCCATGATATTCTGCAGCTATTCCATACGAAGGGCAATAAACATCTAATCGAAGTTTTTCGCCAATATGAAATTCATTAACTACATCTTCTCCAGGCAAAAGTTTTTTCATTATCATTGTCAAAGCGGTTTGACCACGTGACATTTTCTTTTTAGAATCTTTTAACCAATTTAATCCAAGATAATTAATCTTTTTATTTATCTCAGATATTGGAACGTCAAGTTCTTTTGCTATTTGATTTATTGAATAATTAGTATCAAATAAAAGATCTACTAAAAATTCAATATCATCATCTTGTATTTTTTTATAATTATCTTTCATTGGTACTGTTATGAAATGCAGCCTTGCTCAATGACAAAGTTTTACCAGTATCAATTATGGATATGTTTAGATTATCCCACATCTTATTCATCAATGCTAAACCAAAGACACCACAATCTAGAAGGCAATAGTCTACTTCGTTTTCCATTTCCGCCAATTGTGCATAAACGCTATCTAACTTTTCGTGATAATTATTATATGGAACATTTATAATATGCGTATCAAATCCAAAGTGGCGTTGAGCCAACTTCTTATCATGGAGTGTAACGATAACTTTTGGAGTATTTCTAATATAGAAATCAATCACTGATTGATAGGCGTCTTTGTTATTTAGATAAAAGTATTCAAATACGTTTGAATAGTAATACTCAAAGTTTTTGTTTAATCCAATTTTAAAATGTCTTCCATTTTCAATATCAGAAACTAGGGTATGTGAAATTGCTTTCATAATTCTCTTGTCATTATTTTTTAATGAGGAGATAATATTCTTAGCAAAGTTAGCTGGAAAAGGATTCTCGCTATTTTTACTTAAGGCGACTATGGAAGATTTAGGAACATTAATGTAACTAAACTTTTCTTTTTTGCCCATTGCCGAAGTAAGATTTCTAAGTGAATCTGTTGGATTAAGAAATGTCATTTTATCTCCTATTAAATTCCGAATGAACCCCAGTTAATCAAAACTGGCTTTTCATCTACGATTGAATTGATATGGTCTAACTGATGGAAAGCTCCACCGTCTAATTGTGAATATCTCTGATGCTTAGAAATTTTATCTTCATCTCTGATATAGCCAAGGTGTTGCATTACGAGTTTAGAATCAACCCAGTAATTTTTTCTAGCAATCATATCACCTACATAAGTAGGTTCAGATCCACACGCCAGCTGCCTATTATTGAACCCACCATTTTCTAAGTATCTAAATATTCTAGTACTATTATTTGGTGTCCATAGTTTATCAACTCTATACTGAGTTTCATTCCACATATGATAGAAGCGGACATTTACTACATCAAAAGGCGATGTATTTAAAACATCTCTAATTGGCGCATCATCTAAATGATAGAGCTTTTCATCGCAGTCAATAGCTACGACCCAATCTCCAATACTGGCAAATTTTTCTAGATTACCCCAGGCGAAGGCTCTTAATTTTCCTTCATGAACATTAAAAAGTTGTTCAGGTGTTTGAAAAACTTCAGCGTACTTTGCTGCTATTTCAGGAGTATTATCAGTTGAACAATCATCTGTAAATATTATTTTATCAACTTGAGTTGACAGTCTTTGCAAAACATCTTCCAAAAATCTAGAAGACTCATTTCTACCAATCATTTGTGCAATGATCATTTTTTTCTTCCTTAGCTTTAAATGAGATTGAGGGGGTTTTACCCCCCTCAATTTCTGTCCAATAATTACTTAGAGACTTTATTGACGAAGGTCAGTCGACCATCTGTTCACGAGCCTCAACAGCCGAAATTCGCTCAGTCTCTACTTCTCTGTAGAGCATCTCTCCAAGAGCTGAACGACGATTGCTCGAACTTGTTGCAATCTTCTCTGCGTCTGTTTTGTTGTTAGCCTTCACGAGCGAAGTTGTTGTCACTGTGAAATACTTGAACTTGTTATCTGACATTGGTATTACCTTTCATTAATTTGATGGATAATTGGTTGCGATATATTCTATCGCATCTTGCATTGTTGATGCAAGTTTTGTTGCCATATATTTTAGGTAAACTCTGTTCTTATTAGAGTCACAGCAAAAGACTACTGCTGGCTGATTATTGAATTTAGCCCAAGCTAATTCAAAGTCAGTTCCTATATATGCGCGATCTTGTAACATATATTCTACCAGAATAATATCTGCTCGGCGTTGCATGAACAAATTTTTTTCAACAATTTCTTCTGGTGTTTCGTACCCTTGATCTACAATAGTAGTTGGATCCAATACGTCATAGCCTGCAAGATGCAGTGCTCTAGTTGCTGACTTGCGCCAAAAGCGTCCATAGTCTTCAACGCCTTCAATTGCTCCGGAAAGAAATACTTTAAGCGGCATATACTAATCCTGGCCAATAGTATTCTAAGTCATTTGGTTCGTCAAAATATTGCGAATAATATCCAAAGTCTTTACGAAGAAGATTTGATCTATGAGATCTATGGAATTCTTCATTCCCAAACCAGGCCGGCATTACTACACTGCCTGGATCTATCTCTTCATATTGCATATTGTTCTTATATCCCCTATTGACCCATTCTCGAATAGTTATATTTTGATATAACTTTAGAGCAGATTCATAACCAGTCCACATCAATGTTACCGGATGATTTCTCCAGCCTTTTGTAGGTGTTCTTTCTAGGAGTATATTCAGGACTTGGAATGTTTCAACACGTTGCTTTCCAAGACGACGATAATCTAATACTTCTACAGATTTTTTAAAGTCTGCATATGGTATAAATGTCTGCATTTTAGTCCTTTTTGAATTCAGTGAATGTTTTGTCGCCTACGCCAAAGTATTCTCTAGCAAGACCAGACGCTATTATAGCATCATTTAGACACTCTCCGGCTTGATTCCATACTCTTGCTAGCACTCTTCCGTACTTTTCATTCTTGTCAATAATTGTTTCTATCTTAACTTTATGATTGGCGGCTGTTAACCACTGATCAGTAAATTCTTTTGCAGCTAGACCCATTTTCTTTTCTTCAAGATTAGTTGTGCGACTCTCAGGAGTATTTACTCCATAAAGACGAACTCTACCTCTTTTTAGTGTATCGAATCCCAAATCGATAACAATATCAAATGTATCGCCATCAATTGTTTTCTTGACCTCTGCGTTGTAGATCCAAGGGTTTAGTTTATCTGTCATGTTAATCTCTTTCTATTCCAATGTAGTCGCATGCTTTGCGAAATAATGCTTGACTTTCTTTAAATTTAGAATCTGCTTCTCCGCCGACAACTGAAGATTTATGCCAACTGTGCCCGATGGATACACTTCCATCATACACCACATTGTAACCTAAGTGTCTGGCAAAGTATGAACACCAGGTTTCCTCATAATAATGAGGGGTAGGGAGAAATGCGCCTGTTACCCCTGGATACATCTCTTGATACTTGGGATGGTTTGTTAGTGCATTCCAAACTTCTCTACGGATAAAGTATGCGGAGCCTGAGACCGTAACGCATGGAACTCTATCTTTGTAAAGATGATCGTCAAAATCGCTTTGTCTCCAACCACGATGAGTTGGAGCTGTATTGGTTCCCACGATTCCGGCGTGCGTTATCAATCCATTTTCGTCTCTTTGCTTGGGACCTAGAATATGAATATCTGGATTCTCATCAAAAATTTGTTGAGCTCTTACCATAGAACTACTAGTCATCCATACGTCAGCATTTAGTAGTGCAATCACGTCAGACGAGCCTTCAGCTGCCAATTGATTGCAAGCTCCAGAATATCCTATATTATCATTGTGATAGAATTTATTAATTCTATATCTTTGATAATTGTATTTTAACCAACTAGCACTGTCGTCTTGCGAACCGTTGTCTGCTATATATAGATTCCAAACCTTAGGAGTATCATGCAGATCACTGTGTAAGCAGTCTAGAAACCTATTCAGCAGTGGTCTTGTATTGTAATTAATTACGCATAGGTCTATCAATTTATTTCTCCAAATTCAATTACCGCATCAAAAGCGGATGTGGGACTTAATCCGAATTCTACTAAAGACAAGAATTCTTGTTCTATATCAAATAATAAATCGGAGTCATAAAACTCTTTCAATCTATTTTTATATTGATATACAGTTGGATCTTTTTTCTTGGGTTTTAAAGAATTGATAGATTTATTTCTAGCAATTGAAACGCCCAAAATAAAAGAGCTAATCAAGAAAGTAATTTTACCATTCTTCATATTCAGTATCTGATTCGTTGTAGTGATTTTCATTAGCTTGAAATCTTATATGATCTGCTATTTCTCTAAATGAATCTGAATGTTCATCTTGATGTTCAGTAGCTAAATAATCATATGTTTCAGCTATGTGCATAGCTAGCTCATGGCTAATCACTATTGCAGTTTCCCCTATATTCAATTTTACTGAGATTTTTTTCTTACTCATTTGCTTCCTTGTCATTACTTTCTTGATCATTACTTACTTTATACAAACAGATATTGTCGGTGTCTGGTTCAAATGTTACAAAAAATATATTCTTATCCTCCAAAGACATTCCTTCAGGAGGAGGACTATCAAGTGCTATTTTTTTAGATGAACATCCGTAAACTTGACTATGATTTTTATATACTACCATATAATTCAGTTTAGCTGCTGGCATTATTGACCTCGAATAAATTGATTGAACATTCTGATAAAAATTTCTTTACGTTGTCCCAATCCTTATAAGATTCATCATATAAGTAATAGACATTTTTTATTGTTGAATTAGCTATTAGTTTAGCGCAAGAAAAACATGGAGGACCATTTATATATATTTTTTCTGGTCTACTAGAATAATCAGAATGAAGTAATGCATTAGCTTCAGCATGTACTGCTATGCAGTTATCATAGTTAGATCCACTAGGTGACTTTTCTGCTAGTCTAGGGCAACCGCCATCTTCGCAATGTTTCTTACCTCTAGGTCCACCATTATAGCCTACTCCAACTATATGACCCTGTACATCAACTAACACTGCTGAATATTTTCTTTTTCCACAAGTAGAAAAAATATTAGCTACGGCAGTACACATCTGCATGTACTGAATGTCTTTTCTTGTAACTGTCATAGAACTAATATAGCCGCAATTGCTGAAGCGAGTATGGATATTATAATTGTTATTTTCCTATTCTTTGTACTAGTTGCAGATTGAGATATGGACTGCATCGTAAATGCCCAATTAATGAATATTACAAATAGAATTATTCTAACTGCATCTATTATCATGATACACCAGTTAATAGTGGTATTGATACAGGAAATTTATCAATAATTAAATCTTTAACAGCGCGAGCATAGTCTTGAATTTCTCTTTGGGCGTCTTCTTCAAGGCGTTGATTTAGGAATAGGGCTACTGATTGCAGGCTGCATGACCATCTATAAATGACATACATTCCATATGCTGGAAGGAATAGTCTTGCTTGTTCAGCTGCTACACCATTTTGCATTGCCATATTATAAAGAGCTTCTCCCTGTTGAATATAGTCTTCTAATTGTTGAGTCAAAAGCGTTCCAGTCCAAGGGTCAAGGGGTCCTCCGGATCCCTGTTTTTTATTGTCTGGTGCCAGTCTCCATTCTTCTTGTGATGGAATATAAAATTCAGGTTCAGAAGTTATATATCTTCTACTAGATTCATTCCATGAATCCATAGTATGATCAGATCCAATAACATACTTCCAATGCTGACGAGCAACCATTAACGGTGCCTTAATTTCAAAAGTCATAAACGCATGTCTGAAAGGTGACATATGATTTTCTCTTGCTAAATAATCGATTAATCGTGCATCTCTTGCAGATAAAGTAGTTGATTCTTTAGCGAAAGAAGCTCGTGCGGCATTGGCTACACTAAGATCTGAACCCATTACGTCTACTAATCTTACGTAACCTTTATCTAAAACTTTTTTAATGGAGGGTTCATTAACTGAATCATATTCCATTTTCATCTCCTTCATCATCTATGTCAAAATCAGAGTAATATTCTACCATACATTCATTAAAATCTTCAGATATTTTATAGAGCGAAGACAATAAACTACTGTAAACGTTATGCCCAGTAGTTATTAATTGTTCTTCTCCATCAACTGCATTTATTAGAACTTCAGATATATGGCTCATTGCATCTGATAAAGATTGCTGGATTAAAAGAAGTTCCTTTAATCCAAGTTTTACATCTTTTTCAAAATGATCTGACATATCTTTTAATTCATCTGAACTAACAATTTCAGTAAATATTTTTTCAAAATCTTCATTATCAAAGTTTTCTTTTTCAGGCATGGTATTTGTCACTTAATTGGACAGGCTCCACCTTCACACTCAAGACTATCTAATAAATCTATATTGCTAGAATCGGCAAAATTAATTCCATCTTTAATTTTGGACTTTAGTTTATTATATGTGTCCAATGTAATTTCTTCATACGGAGCCATAATAAAACCATGATCACTATGAAGAAGGAATGAAACTGACTTCACTTTATTCTTATAGTTTTTCTTCATCCATTCTTGGATTTCAGGAAGTTCTTCTTTACGATAATATACCGTAACACTTACATTATTATCTGCCCAACTTGTTTGAGCGCGGACTACCCATTCGAGTTGCTGTATGGCTGTCATTTCTTTTGCCAACGTCGCATGTTCGGGTGTTTCGCATGGGAATTCTACTACGCAAATTGTATGATTTTCCTTGCCATCTAATCCAATGTCATATTGAACTTTATGACCTTTTTCTCTACAATAATTAACCAACGGATCGTTGCTGCCCATGCGTACGCGGCGAATATAATATTGCGCATACGCTGGATGAATACCAGGAGTAACTCCAGCTAAAAGGCTCAATGTGCCACTAGGCTTAACTGTTGTTAACTTAATTGATTTATTAATTTTGATTTCATTTGACCACTTTTCGTCAACAGCTTTAAGATTCTTATAAGCGTCGTCAACCCAAGACAATTGTTCTTCCGTGGCTTGGAGCCAGCCAGTAATACCTTGACCTAATCTTCTATTTCGCTCAATTACATCTCGGCTCTTTTTGTATGGATAAGCCAATGTTGTAATGGCTTTTTGCGTCTTATAAAGAAGTGCACTAACATCAAATAATTCTTCCTTAGAAGAAATATTGGGTAAGAAAATTTCAGCCAGATTACAAGGCTCACCGTCTTCTAAGCCAATTTCCCCACATGGATTAGTTCCAATAACTTTATTGTCATTAACTTTTTCGCCAAGTCGACCATTCTTACGAATTAAATTACGGTTAATCAAACCATACGGCTCACCAGATCCATCATAACCCTTCCAGAATTCATCAATTATTTCATCATATGAATCTGCGTAAATTGAGTTATTAGAGTTTGCACGCCAAGCTGGAATATCTCCCTTACCCCAATTCTTAGCCTTTAAGAAGAGGAAGTCATCAGGATCTCCAATGGCGATTTGAGCAGAACGGCGGGCAGAACCAGCTACCACTATTTTGCCTATTATGTTAGCGATATCTAGGGCGTCGATGGAACGAATTTTCTTTCCAACTCTAGCATTAAGAATCTCACATATATTTTGAATTCCCTCAATGAGAACTTCAGGGCCTGAGGCTGTTCCCCCAAATGTCTTGAGAGTAGCGCCATATCCACGAACTAGAATGGTGCTATAAGTAAAGGATTCTCCAGTTTCAAAATAACTCTTGAGAACCTTACCAAGCAAAGCTGACCAACCGTTGCGTGAATCACCTACAATAAAGTCAGCGTCGTTAGTCTTTTCATGGCGAACATAGCCAACATTTTGTACTTTGGGGAAATCGTGAACACTAGCTCTTTCGACTGTAAAACCGACTCCACCGCCAACCATTAAATGGTCCATTAAAAACTGAAAATCTTCAACTTTTGAGATTGTTGTCATCCAACAATTAACCAAAGAAACGCCACTCATTTTTTCTACTAGGGGTGTGCCTAACTGCCACAAGCACCGTCCGGCAAAAATACCTTTAAGATTAAAAATATAATCAAATAATCTTTCAGCTTCTTCTTTCGTATAATTCGCCCCAATTGCTTGGGCTCCATTGATGCAGCGTTCAATCGTCTCATGCCAGTATTCTTTACGGCCTAGAGATTCAATGTCTCTTGAATAAGTTCTGCGATAGACTATTTCCCCTAAACCATTAAAGCCCCAAGGTGCTTTTTTATCTGCGTATGAATTAACGAATTCTTTTGAAAGAATAATATTTTCCATTTGTTATGCTCCTATTTTATTTTCTATTTTTCTTATGTATTTAGGGTTTATTTTAGCTATCTCTGTTGACTTTATTTTGCATATCTGGTCTAACGTATACACCTTATGTATTTGTTTTTCAAAAAAGTATCCGCTTCGCCAGTTGAATACTTTATTGACAAATACCTTATGATTCACAAACATATTACATATTACAGCACCGCCATATGCTTTAACAATATTCTTGAATTTATTTTCAATATCCTCACGATTATTATCATTTATGCACTCATGGCTTACAGCTGACTCGTATAGCCAGTTGTAAGCTTGTCTAGTCATTGGTGCTATGTCAATTGGCTCTACAATACCAAGTGTTATTATTTTATTCCTATTTTTAGATATCTCAAGATCTTCTTTTAGAACATCTATAAATACCTTAAACCAATCGTCTCTATAGAATTGTTTCCATGCGGTACACCAGAATAGTAAGTTACTGGGTGGATCTGGTATGGGCGTATTTTCTACTAGAGGAAGTATAGTAGCGCAGGCTACTGCTCGTTTAATGTGATCTTTTGCTTCAGTTTCGTTACTAAATTTGTTCATTGAATTTTTCCATAGGGCAGCAATGTGTTCCGACCAACTTATATCTGCTATGTACAGTTTTAAATACTTTTCTGCGACAGAGAGTGGAAGGCTATTGGTATTAATAGCTTCTTCTATTTCTTTCATTGACATTTAGAATCCTTCATAAGATTGGATAAACAGGTTAAAAGGTATAAAAGGCTGACATTAATAAGACAACCCCGCCATTAAGGCGGGGCTGCTTATAGTTCTTGCTTCCTGCATGCACACTATTATAGCATGGGCAGCTGGAGACTTGTATGAGATTAACAATTATTTGATCGTTGCTGCACTTTCGGGATCGCCAACTTTTGTTGCGACGAGACCTTTAACGACACTTATTGCTGCTGCAACAGCTGCTGTAGCTGCTGACTTAATTTCGTCAACACCACCAACTGTATAGACTGCAATAAAAGCTTGTGCTGCTGTCCAAATAGCTCTTTCTAAAATATCTTTTTGTAATTTATTCATAGTACCTACCTTAGGAAAAATTCTTTCTAATTAGCTTCTCTATAAGAAGATGAAAAGTTAAACCTAGCCACACTCCTGTGAATATACTTCCTGTTATTTTATTCTCTGTATGTCTCCAAAAAGCTCTAGTTAATGTTTCGATCTTTTTGGACTTTATGGCATATATATCATATGCTATAATTCCTAAAGCTAGTCCACCCCAAGCGAAAGTTCCACTCTTTTTATCCTCTTTATCAAGGACTAGGGGAGTACTAAAAAAATTAGAGAGCTTGCGCAGAAGCTACTCCAAACCACTGCTTGACTTTTTTGCGACCGTAATCACTCGGATCATTAGCTTGACCAAAGGTAGTTGGGAATGCCTTTACGCTTGCAACGCCATGAAACTCAGTAGGCTGGAAGAAACCGAAAGACGAGGGAGCTCCCTGCGCTTCCGTTCTTTGACCGTGACCGGTATTACTGAATATGTTGGCGGATGTAACACCGTCGAAAATATAATTATTGTAGAACGAGTAAGTAGTAACTCTTCCTGATTCGTGACCAAATATTGACGGGAATGCCTTGGCGCCAGTTAGACCCTTGAATTCCATTGGTCTAAATCTTGAACCTTCGTAATGTGCACCGTCCTGGAATAAACCAGCTAATGGATGAATGTACAGAGTGGTGCCATTAAACACCTGTGATAGGAATCTATTACCAGGACGATTACCAGTACCAGGAATATTATGATTATCAGGAGCGCCATCTAGAACATGGCTTGTGCTATATAACGGATAAAAAGAATAAGTGCCAGTGCCCTTAGCTTTTCCTGTCATTGATGTATATGGATTGACCATTCCAGCAGTGGTTCTACCCTTTAAAACTGGTCTAGGTCCTACGTAAAAAGTGGCCATTTATTTTCTCCTTATGAAAACTACGTGACTTTATAGTACAGAAAAATTTGCTTTTTTAAACATTACACATAATTAATAATTAAATCAGTTAACATTGGGGCAGTTTTATCATCTAACATATTCAATGTAACTTCAATCCATACTGAATTTGAAGCTCCCGGATTACTTAAGGTATAGGTGCCAGAATCATTATAAATAACTCTATAGCTAAAAGCGCTATTTATGAGGCTTGAGGGAACATTATATATTTTAGCAGTGACGTTAGTCACATCTGTTATTACATCACCATCCGGGGCTGTAAATTTAATTATTGTTCTACCACTAGATAGGAACTTTTCATATCTAATATCTAAATCAGATAATCCATAAGTATATATAAATTTTCCAAGTTCGGTAAAATAATTTCTTTGAACAAACTTAATTCTTATTGCGGTCATATCAGTATCAGGAAATACAAATGCCACTGGTGGACAGTTTCGTATGGTGTCTGAGCCAGACGTAGACCAACCTCCCGGTGGAACCTTTCCGATTGCTTCTGATACTCCATCATAATATGATTTTTTATTTAAAGAAGTCCAACCATCAGAATCAGCTAAAGCCGGATTCTGCTTAGAGGTATATTCAATACTAAATAAATCAACACCAAATGCTGGGTATGGATTAAGTTTAATGGTATTAGTTTTCAATGATCCAGCAGCCTCTGCAGGTATTTTGACATAGAGCATCATTTGCGCTCCGGCCATAGATGATGACTCAACTATTACATTTCTTTTCCAAACTTTATCTGGGGCATCGAGAATAGCATTGTAGATTGGGGTGGTATCAATGACTGCACCATTTCCATCTACCCCAGCAAAGGCTGTGTCTATTTTAGCCTTAAAGAAATCGGGTACTATTTGGCCCACAGATGGACTAGTAAACTTTAACTTTGAAAATGAACCACTGGATATCTTTGGTAAAGTAATGGTATTGTATATTGGATCAAAACTCAAAAGTTCTGTACCTGCCACAGCAAAAGAAGAACCAACTAGAGTTGAATAATCTATTTGGCTAAAGGAATGTAAGGAGATTGTGTTTGAGGCAGCTTCTAGTGCGCTTACTCTATTGGTAAGATCTTCTACAGCTGACGATAAAAATTTATGATCTTTAATTACTCTCTCAAAAGCTTGAGATAATTTATTGTCAATAATATTAGATTTATTATAAAGATAAACTAAATCTTTGTAATTTTCTTCTATTCTTTCGTTATAATCGGAACTTTGAACAGGACCATTATATTGATAATCTCTTTTTTTAGTATTAAGTATGTCAGCCATATTAATTGCCATTCTCTAATCTTTGTATTTTATTTAATAAACGAGAAAGTTTAGAACTAATTTTATTCATTATATCTATTTCTAAATTTTCTTCCACTGAACCATCTTTATCTATAAAAATATTTACATTGTCTATTGAGTAACTCAATCCATCATTAAGATTGACAGTGTTAGTAACGTCAGTAATATTCCCAATTAAATAAGTTAATTTATTTAAAATACTTATATCGATTAATTCTAGTTCATTTAATATTCTGTTTAAATCTAACTGCAAAAAATTAGTCTCTAAATTTTCAGATTGACTTTCCCTGGTTCCCCTAAATCTTACTCTATTAACTTGAAATAAAGGTTCTCTAATTCTTTTGGTAATTTTTGAATTATTATAAATTGTACTCATTATTCCTCTTATCAACTATCATTATGTTTGAATTTAATTCTAATAGAATCTATTAAAGGTGTTTGAAGTGGGTTTTCATACCTAACCAAATCGGCGCGGTATCTTATGGCAGTAACAGTGTCAGACACATTGGAATAATACCGCAATAAAGATTTTCCAGAAATTTCTCTTGAAGATAGAATTTCTCTTCTGCCATAGAAGTTGTCTATTGTAAATAGATTGGCACTTATATCTATTCTTCTTCGGAATTCCATCGGGTCTAAATACGAGAAATAATCTAAGAACATGGTTCCATATTCAATGAGATTTTTATTAGACATTAAATCAAAATTAATAAGCCCAGAAAAATTCTTATCATAAGTTATGACTATATTATTAATCCCAGTAACAAAGTTCCATTCTATAGTAGAGGAAATTACACCCGCTGGAAGGTCTGCTATAAGGCTACCATTCAAGTATACCGCTAAGTTAAAATCTTCTCTACTCTTTACGACTTTATGGGAAACTTTATATTCTTTAGTCGTCAATAATTTTGTTTCCATTAAACCAACAGTAGAGGAATAAATTGATGGATTTATATTACTAATTTGATTTAGTATAATATTTTTATTTAATTCATTTACATCATTAAGGGAGATTTTTTCTGTCCAAATATTTAAAGATTTATAATACTCTATATCCGTATTTGAACTTCCAGTCAATATATTGTAATGCCTATAACAATTTAAATTGCCTAGAATATATGGATCTATAAATTGATCATTATCGTTCACTACAGTAACACGATATGCTTCCTTATCGGTATATGGAATAATCGCGGGATTTGCTTCATTAATATTATCTGGAGAATTGTTAATTGGTATAAATCCTAATTCTTCATTTGAGACATCTATATATTTTAATTGAGCGTTAGATCCACTAAGATTAACAATTTTTTGTGCTGAATTTTCTAATGATGAACTTAGTTCAATGGGTATCCAATTGAAGTCTGCAATCTGTTCGGCATTTTCATTATCCGCTGCAACATAATACTTAATGTCTGTACCAGAAACTAATTGTTCTTTTGTTTCAATTGAAATTGAATTTATTGTTAATCTATTATTATCTGAAGTTGGGATTGAAATCGGAGCTGAAACTATTGTGGCTTCCTGATCATAATAGTCGGCATTGATTACTAGTTCCCTTATTCCAAATTTATATATATAAGGATTTGATGAATTATTTTGTATTTGATCTGGCTCAGTTTTAAAAATAGTTAATTTTATACTTCTATAGAAGTCAGCTGGAATATTAAAAGAAAATCTATTGTAATCTTTTTTAGAATCTTGCGATCTAAGTTGTTCTGGCTTATTATTGTCTGTGCTGGATGCGGTCATATAAATTGAACATGGCGAAGATGTCAATAATGATCCACTGATTCTTGACAAATTATAAGACAAATTTATTGGTATATCCAAAGTTAGAACTACGACAGATGGTTGTGGCGCACTATATGTATATGACCAATAAGTATCATTTAATCCATCAAAAACAGATTCAAAATTTTGTATATCAACATTATTGACAACAGATTGATTATTTGACAAAACACTATATTTTGCATTTGAAGAGGTTATATTATTAGTAGTAAGGGCATTTGAAATGCTATTAGTTATTTTTGGTATACTAACATTATTATTTAGTATATCAACATAGGCGGACGTTATATTCATGTCAATTTTATCTAAGTTAGAGAAACTTTCTAAATAAGAATAAAAGTATCCATCTGAATTTGAATTCGCAAATAATAGATAATCTATTTTATTTTCTAATATTTTTCTTTTACTTTTTAGATTATCTAATTTATTATTTAAAGATGTAACAATAGAAAATACTTCTTGGTTGTTTTCTACGATACAATCATATAGAACCTCTACATTAAGAAGAGTGTTAGCCATTAATTCATTTATCAAATTAACATCTGTTTTTGCAACAATATCTAATTTTGTATAATCTAAAGGAATTGGTTGACCAAATTGATAAACAGAAAAATATTCTCCAAATAATTTTCTTATTTCTTTTTCCGAAGGTTTTCTTCCTTGGGAATAAAGTAATTTATATATATTACCTAGAAATTTTCTTTTTTGAATAGATGATATATTCATTACTTTTTTACCTTTGCTATTAGCTCATAAGAATAAATTAATGGAGTTATATTTGTATCTTTATTTTTTATAATTTCTATTTTAACATAAATTTTATTCACAATACTGGGAACTTCAGGACTATTTAAGTAAGCTACACCTGGAAGTTGATATGATTCAGATATATTTTTATTAAATGCAACCACTTCTGCTATACCTTGATTGTCTAATTGAACTGGAGAAATTTTTATCCAATTACTTCCATCCGCAGAAATATAATAGTTAATATTTATCTTATTCGAAAAAGTATTATCAATGCTAGTATCTGCTGACAACATTATGGTTTCCACGGGAGAGTCAAAAAGATATGGTGTAGAAACTATTTCTGCTTGATCAGCGTAAGTTTCATAGGTAACGTTTACGTCCCTTATTCCTATTGCTAGTCTTTTTGCTCTATACATTTCTGTTTGAGTTGAGATTGGAACTAATTTTTCCCAACTCCTAGAAGGACCAGTGTAAGTTATGTGTTCAAGATTTGGATTAGTGATAGTTATTTTAGTGTGATTTAAATCCCCCAAAATAAGGACATTAGTTCTTAGTATATTTGTAATAGTACCAGGTAGTGGTGCTGTTCCACCAGTGACTCTATACTTAACGCTATCTGCACTAAGGATCTGAATTACCTCGACAGAATCAGGAGATCCTCCAAATAATTTACCAGTTCCGTTTGTTGCCGTAATGAGGGCATCTGCTTCAAGATCAGTTACATCTGTCATTCCCTGTATGGTAGCTATCCATGGGCCAGTTCCAGAGACAGAGGTTACTGTACCAGTAGTGCTTATTGGAATACTTAATCTATTAATGAATGAAGTGACACCTTGATAGTCTTGACTAGCGTCATTTTCTGATTGAAAATATTTAGCTGGTCTGGTATCTGCATCGTTGGGTGACGGTTCAAAATTTGGTTCACCTGTCCATTCCATCCCATCGTCAGGATGATCTAGATCAGTTATCCAATTTAAGAAATATTTTTTTTCACCATCAACATTAAAAGTTACGATATAAGCAGAATAGGTGACTGCTTTTTTCTTTAATTTCACTTTGACTGATTTAGTAATCTTTGTATTTGATTTAAATTCATTAGGCTTACTTAAGAGAGGGATTATATTATTTCTATTATATTGAATTTCCTCATAAATTTCTCTACTTAAAATATCTGGATTAAATCTAGATAATCCATAAAATGGACTATCTTTGTCTTCATTTTCAGAATAGTCAGGTTTCCAGTATACATGCTTTATGTCTATATCCTGTATCGAAGTTTGCTCAAAAGTTACTTCAATCTTAAGTATTTTTCTTTCAGAAAATTTAATTGTAGCTTTATTGTAAAAATAGTTTTGTGCCATCTCAACAGTTAAGGGAGCAAAAGAAGATCCTATAAAGATTGACTTTTCTAAAATATTCTCTGAAGTTCCATCTTCTTTAAATAGTTTAATTTCATTAACTTTAACAAAGTTAGATGAACCAAAGTATGGAACAATGTCTATGGAATTAGCTTTAGTTGCAGTATTGGATTCCATTGATAGAGTTAATGTCAATGGTTTGGTGATATCGTAGGCAGACCAATTAGTCAATGTGCCCCTACCTTGATTGATGTCTACTGTTGAACCGGTAAGATAAGAGAATTCATTATCAGATACTCCGTTTTTATTTACGGGACCATTATTTCGATCAACATTCAATGCCTCGTATTCAAAGTACGTTAAAGGATTCGAATCCATTACAGCACTTATGGAGCCGATTGTTGGATTGGACTCAAATATATATCTATATGCAGACGTCCCATCTGCATTATCTGCCCTAATGACTTGATGATTATTGCCCATGAATCCATTAGAAGTGGTCATACTGATTCGCGTTGGCTGCCATGAACGAGATTTAGCTATTGGAAGAGAAAAGATACCATTATATATATGTGGATTAGAATTAATCTTAACTTTATTAAAATCTACTTGGTCGGCATTATCAAATGAATCGCCTAAATAAACTACATCGTTCGATGGACTCTTTGTATACATCTGCAAAATTTTTGCTTTTGAAGCTATTCTTTCCGCATACTTTTTTTCATTTTCTATTTCACTAGAAAATAAATTAAATGTATTAATTGTTTTAGCAACTAAATAGTCTACATGCTTTGAGATAACATTCATGTCCTTTGCTAAATCCTGAGAAAATTTATTCAATTTAGAGGATACAGGTGGTTCACCTTTTATGTAGGGATCAAACTTACTCATTGGACCAGAAATATTTTCATATATTTCTGACAAAAGTTGATTATATTTTTCCATTCTTTCTTGATTTGTTTTAAAAGAATTTGTTTTTTCTAAAATCATAAAATCTCTAATCTTCAAAAAGATTTGATCATATGCCATTAGGTTAGAGGAGACTTGTGCCATAATATTTCCTATCAACTATTCTTAGCTATTGATGTTAATTTGTCATAATTCGAATCAAAAGTTGCTGTTTTGATTTTTAACAGCACTGAGTCAGCTTTAGCGGGGATATCCAAGTGAGGGACATTCTTTCTCATTATTAATCTGAATCGTAAATTATAAGGAACATATTCATAAAAAACTTTAAAGGCGGAATTGATAACCTTATTGAAGGTAATATTTTTTCCATTTTGAATGAATAAAGTTAAGTTGGTATCATAAAATGTTGCACTATATTGAGTATTCGTATAGTTTGTCATATTAACTGCATACGTTCCATCTGACAATAAAATTTTAACAGGACTATATCCAGTTCCTGCTCCCCTAAATGTAGTTCCTATAGTGGAGCCATACGTACAATTGTTTAGATATGTTTCATTTATATATGGAATATATTCTAAATTAATAGACCTATTTGAATCAGTTTTAGTAAACTGCTGTCCTGGACCAGAATTATTTCCGTAGTTTTTTGTTATATCTTCATATAGATTATATTTAATAAAATCTATTTCGTATGGATTATATGTTATGGTATCTAACGTATAAGAGACACAAAAAATACTTGAGGGTACAAAAATAGATCTATCTATTATAGATATTTTATTTGAAGTTGAATTGAATGAGTATTCAGATGGATTGCATCTTAAGCCATCTTTATAAAGAGTAACCGATCCATTTAAGGCTCTAAATCTTAATTGTGCAGAAAAATCTGTTGTATCAAAAAATGCGATCTCAGAGTCAATTGCTGCGTCTGAGTTTAAGGCCATAGGAACCCAGTCTGATTCCATGTTTGGAGTTTCTTTGTTCGATATTGAAAGTTCATAAGATAATAAAGTATTTAAATTTAGATTGGGCATTGCGGTACTGGTAGAACCTTTGAGTACCTCGGCGCGTCCCTTAACAGCTAATACTTGTCCATTCATAGGAATTTTTCTACTCACGAAACATGATTTGTTTAAGCTTGATGAAGTGGATTCTAAAAATTCTATTGACTTTAAAGAAAAAATATATTCATAAGAATCTTCAGATTCCTTAGTTAAAAGATCCACTATAGCGTCTTGCGATGTGCCAAATGATCGGGACTGTTCATAGAATTGATATTTCTGATCTGACAAATTGTTGCTACTACCCTGTAACATAGATCCCGGATAGGCTAGTGTTTGTTGTGGATTTTTAGTCATGGATGATTCTATGAAATAATTAGAATAAATATTAGAATAATTTGTATCTAAATTGGATATTATATTATAAAAAAGATTTTTAAATATTGGAGAACCAAATAATTTATTTCTATCTTCTAAATCAATATTACTTGCTTTAAACATTTCATTAGAAATCATCTTAGAATAATCATTAAGATCTACAGGAAACCTATAACTATAATATTCATTGTCCATATTAAAATTTTTAGATAAACCATTAACGGTATTATTTCTCTTAAAATGCCAATAGACTAAGTCTTGCATTAAACTAAATTTTTTACTTCTCTCATTTAATCTTTCGTTAATAAATGATTGAATCATTTTTGAGTTTAATTCAGAAGTTATTGGTGTTGTTTTAGTTCTAATATAAGATGATTGATTAAATATAAATATAAATTTATTAATTATTTTTTTCTCAAAAGATATTTCTAATCTTGAATCAAGCATACTTGGAGCTGATAATAATAGATTATATGACTCTGCGGTATTTGAATTTGAAGATGGCGTATTAGGAGGATTAAACGCAACAATCTGTAGGAGTTGTAACCCATTTCCCAAATTTGGATTTATCCTTATTGTGTCAATGTTAATAGGAGAAGTAAATTCTACTTCAACAGCTGTTTGTGCTCCGTTTATATTGCTATAATTATAATTTAAATATTTTAAATAATTAATTATATTTGAAGTTAAAACTATTGGACTTTTAATAGTTAGATTCCAAGAATCTTTTAGATTATCATTAAATAAATTATTAAAATCACTATCAGTAGTTATATAATTGCCATAATTTGAAACTGTCTTAATTGATTTAATATTATTAATTACATTTTTATTAGTATAATAATTCCCCATTTTAAGCATTCCGCTAACAGTATCTACGAAATAATTCCCACCGTCAACAAATGCAGTATTATCTCTGTCCGGAATAGCGAAATTAGAACCATCGTAAGAGTAATCATATAAATTATTATCAAATTTTTCAATATAATTGCTATTATATAAATCGTCCTTGCCAGAAATATATTCGTAATTATTAATAAATATTTCTAAATCATTTATATCTTTTTCAATTTTTTCTATCTCAGAAGAAAGAACATCAACTATTGAATCTAGGGCTAGGCCAGCTGAATTGGCACCTGAATATAGATTACTTAATCGTAATGAAGAATCTCTAAATAATTCTACTAGAACTTCTTTATTTAGAGGGGTCAAGGTTCCAATAACTGAAGCTGCAAAATTATTCCCAACAGAGAAAGCTGACAATCTACTTATTAGAGAACCAATTTCAATTTTGTCGATTTTCATGTTTTTAATTAAAGAAGTTACAGTAGTTTTGCTCAAACTAGAAAATGAATTAATTGTATCAGGTAGTTCTCTTAGCATCTCAGTTCCAACTGTTTCCATCCATGTCTTGAAGTTCGTAAGCTATACCAGCTGTCAAGCTATTGGATATAATATTATAAATTTCTTTTTGATCTACAAAATAATCTTTTACTTCTTCTGGTATTCTAATTATAACATATCCACCTTTATTATAGGCTTTGCCATTTGGGGAATAAACATCCCAGAATGATAGTACCTCGGGGATTGCTTCTATTAACTCATGGTTTGATTTATCTATAGCTATTCCACCGCCCCTTAGTCTTAGGTCTATGGTTTCCGGGGGAATATTATATGGGTTATTGGAAACGTAAATAGTGGCTATGGGCAGGGCAAATGGGTCATATTTGGCAGATCTGCTGTCGAAAATAGAATCATCATAAGTGAATCGGATAGGAGTATCATACAAATAATCATTAATTTTAATTAAATTATTTGTGTTATTTTCAATATTTTGTTTTTTATAGATATTCTTTGGTATTATATAAATATATAGTGGTTGGCCATAGTATATATTGCCTGAATTTAACACAGGATTTAATGGAATTGGTTCTCCATTTATATGATTTAATAAAATATCCTTATTCACTGTTGTATAATTAACTTTGACTAATTCTGAATTTTGAGGTATAATATTTTTATTGAATTCTATTAAACCATTATAGCAATCAATATCTTTAATGCTAGAATACGTAACTTCTACCCATTCTGAGGAAATGGATTCTCTAGTATAAATTTTAATCTGAGGCTTAATGATTCCAGCTATTGAATTTTTATTATTCGTAGGATAATTCCAAGCCAGAATTGGAGTACAATTTACTTTAATTTTATTAGCACTTAGTACTAGTGGAGTTTCATTAATAATATCTTGATATCCAAATCCAAACAATTCCGAAGACGCTGTCTTAAATTCGTTAATTGTCGTATATTGTGCTGTTAGTTCTTGACCGATATAACTAGTTTTCCAATCACTCCATTTATTCTCGGAGGAAATAAAAATCTTCTTCCAGAAACTTCCAGTAGTTAGTGGCAGTGGCCATGCGTTGAACTTGGATAAATTATCATTCATTTTTCCAACTTTAATAGCGGAATTAGAATTAGTTTTAACAGAATATACCGGAACTATTGTTTTCAGTGGAACATTGGTTGGCTTAAACGTTGTGTTTAATGTTGGGCCAATATATTCATTTTTATTTTGAGTATTACCGTCTGCGTCTATTGCACAAACGCCAATAAATATATTGCTGATACCTCTAGACATAATGTCTATATAAGTCATTTGATTTCCTAAAAATTCTTTTTCCAAAATATCATAAAAACCATAAATAAATCCGTCTTGATTTTGAGTTTGGTTTTTTACTATAAATGAACCATATCTTAAATCTATTTCTTCACTATTTATTGAAGATATTCCTGTTAATTGCGTATTAATTTCAGCAGAGGTTGGCAGTCCATACGGACCCCCATTTTGATCGCATAACAATAAAATCCCGTCATTAACATCTACTGAGTTTCTTGAATCAGAAAAAATACGACCGTCAATTGTCCTAAGTTTATATCCAGTTGCTAAAGATTTGGTAATATTAAATATTTGACTTCCGCTATAATAAATTGCTGAAGTAGTTAAGCTGTACTGATTGTTTAATTTTGTTAAAGTTACGGGGTTTCCTGTGACTGCATTTCCATCAGAGGTAACTTGAGTAATAGCCGCACTATTTAGTGTTATCGACGTTGGCGCGCTTGCAAAATTTATCATAAGATTATCAAAAGTATAAGTTGTATTATCATTTAACTTATATTGATTATTTGTAAAATTAATAGTTTTAGTTCCCTGAAAAATTTGAGGATCAGAATAGGTGATTGAAGTAACATAAGAAGTATTCCTAGTCAGATTAGAAGTAGTATATGTCTTACTCACATCCAGCGCAGATGTTATTCCAGTGTGAGTCTCCTCAGATTCTATTGTTGCAGTTACGATAGTTTCTCGAACAGGCGTAACTACTTCATTGATTGGATCTTCGCCAGGAGATTCGACCTTGATACTGGTTCCGTAAGCTTCAATTGCTTTAATGCCAAAACCTTCGCCACTGCCGTAGTACGCGACTGATCTTCCAACAATTGATATCCACATATATTTGCAGTCTGCTGCGGGCATTCCGCCCATCTGAATTTCAATATTGTTCTTTAATGCGTTTGCATTTATAAAATGCAGATTTGTTGCGACTATATCAGTGCTGTAAGAAGAGGACCATCCATATGCGTCAATATTAAAATTTCTCCAAAGCGGATTATCATCGGCTTCAATAAAAATTGAATTAACAGTCTTTAATTTTAAAGTATTTATTTCAAAGAATATAATATCTCTAGCTTCACTTGGTCCACCAAATCCTGTAAAAGTAATTTTTCTATATGTCCCATCACCAATGCCAGAAGCAACAACAGCAGCCCTAGCTGCCCTCATATATTTAATAACTTCTGGAACACCTTTTGCTTCTGCCCAAAGAATCCAATTATCAAAATTTTCGTTATTTTTCCAGAATAAAGCTAAACTCCATTTAGTTTCACTGTCAACTTTTCCATCAATATATCTTTCTTTATTGCCTTCTTGAAATGTATGTACGGCGTCCATTGTCTTAGATCCATAAAGACCATCTATTGATGCAGTATAGGAACCATAAGCAGATAAAGTATATTGTATGTATTTCACATATTCATGAGCAGCCATTACTTATTCCAATCTAAACTACGCATAGTTTTTTATCCTGTTGTAATAGAATCTATAGTCACTGGCGGCGCCGCCAAAATATCCGGTGAATGTACTGGGATTTGTTATCTTTAGGGCGTCATTTATTGACCAGACATCTTGTTTAATAAATGCATTTTGCAGTGTGCCGTCATGGACTGATCTTTTAATTGTCTTATTTGAAAAAATAGAAACCGTAACTAATGCATTAGTGACAAATATACGAGTTGTTGGATTATATTCCGTTCTCGTCCAATGCCACGTTTCTACTGGAATTCGAGTATCTACTGGTGAGGTAGCAACTGTGGTAGGAGGTGCAGTAGTAACTGGTATAGTAGTAGTAGTAGTAGCAGCAGCTGGAACAGTAGTCGTGGTAGTAGCTGGGGGCACAGTAGTGCGAGGCACGGTTGTGGGAGGTGCGGTTGTGGGAGGTGTAGTGATTGTAGGTGAACCACCAGTTGTTCCACTATCATTATTTGGCTTAACGACTACAGAGCCAAAGGAAGCACTCGTATATGTTCCTGTATTAGAAACACCCGCTGCTGCTAATATTGCTGATGTTATACCAGCTATATCTTCTGCGGTTAGGGCAGGCGGTTTCTTTGGATCTCCCGAGAAATACCATATTCTAGTATCTTTATGGATATCTATATCGCCAGTATATGGAAACACATTATTTGCGCTTGAGCCAACTGTAGCTCTCAATAATCCTAGATCATCGATAGCTGATTGGATGGATATGCAACTGGCGCTAACTGATTCTGATTTTCCAGTAGTTTTAGTCGGATTAGTGGTAACTGTTCTTACTTCTTTTAGTGAGGCATTAAATGTGGCAGTTAGGGTAGTATTTAAAGTTATATTAAATGATAAAGGTTTATCTACGGCTCTTGCGTAATTATATTTAGATATTAAATTAAATGGATAAGATCTAAAAGAATTTAATACATTTAATTCATTATTTAGTCTTCGTGTACCAGAAGTGCTATATTGGCTATCAATAATTGCGTAGGCGCCAAAATTACTTGGTATTGTTAACTTTGGAGAAACTTTATTTGTATATGCGTAACATTTAACATTTGGATCTGTAACCTTGAATAAGTAATATGATGAAGGTATATTTTCATTGTTAATATTTGTACTCGTATCCACAACTGTAGCATTACTTATTGTAATATCAGGATTTGTTACCTCTATAAATATTTCAATATTGGATGATGATAGAGTTTGAACTATTTCCCTTTGTGCAGGTGGCAAAAAGTTGGTTAGAGATGATTTATAAAAATCAAACATAGAATTATTATTATTTATAATATTTCTGACATATTTAGATTCTAAATTATTAATTGATATCTGTGTAAAATATTGTTCTTTTTCATCTTCAAAAAGAGCGTCTTGATCCATAGTCCACGATGAGTCCCACTGTGTAATGAAATTATATAAAGAACTTCTGATATCTATAGAACGAGTTGCTTGGCTTCTGCAATATAGGGCATAGGATACTATGTTATATAAAAGTTTAAAGGGACCCTCAACGATACCAGAATACAACGTAGTTCCACTGGGATCTGCTGCAGTCGGGCCATAGTTTGAATCTGCGACTTGCTCTGGACTATTTACGCTATAAATAGAATTGCAATAGGACATTAGCGGAAACGTTGTTGCTACAATATTTCCACGCGATAGTGAATCTCCTGTATTCGGGTATGCCAACACTATACCTGCACTATATGCTGATGTAGAACTTGCGCCTAAATTTAAAAATGAGTTTGCTACTGCTGCATTATTGAAGTATTTATATCTTTTAAAAGCGTTCCCCCTATATGAATAATTAGATCCATATATTCCATAGTTATCTTTTTCAAAGATACCATCTTGTATTGTCCATCCACCATTTTTAGTATTATCTAATAATACATTAGTATCCACATTATCAATATAATTAGATGAAGTTGTTGCTGAACTTAAGCTTAATTGTCTATTTAGAGCTGTGGCATTGCATGTCCCATCACTCATATCAATAATCAGAGTTCCATTTTTTCTTAGAAATTCTTGAAGTTTAGCGTTTTGATTTGCATTTATTGCTGCTGATGGAGACCACGCTAAAACATCAAAATTATTAAGATCATCAATAGAATCTATATTGACCTTCCAATAAGAGGCCAATGTTTTGTCTGTACCTGTTGCGTTGGGATTAACAAATGTATATTTAGCTAAATTAAACGGAGAGTTTTGTAACCTTGCGAAAACATATGGGTTAACAGTAGAATTATTTTCTTGAGTTGGTGAGCTATATAAAACCCCAACATTTACAGTTTTCTGTACAATAGCGCCAGAAGAATCTACTTCTGAACCATAGTTAACTTGATCAAAATTAATATTATTTCTTGTCCTGGCAATCATGCGCCAATTAAAAACTTCAAAACTTCTATAATCTTTAATTGCTTTTGACGGTACAATTATTTGATAGCCACTCTGTTTATTGACTTCAGAAATTAGAGTACGATATTTATCATCTATTTTTTTAATAGAAAAATTATTTTTATCTTTGTAGTTATCATCTATGACAAATGATTCTTCTGGAACTTCATAAAAATAAGGAACAGCATTTACTGTTTCAGTATAATTTAAAATTAAATTAAATGGATTAGCGTTGTCGTCGCATTCTATTTTGTCATATACTAGTTTTAGATTATTTGGTTTATCTGAATCAAAAAGAACTATAATTCTATAGGGCCATTGATTACCTTGATAGTTATCCAAAGTTTTAAATGGCTCTAAAAGAATTCTATATTTTTTAGTATTAGTTATCGCATCAATATATTCATTGTTATTCCCGTCAATAACTTTTATATTTAGACCAGAAATAGATTCGGCTGGCATATATTGCTTTAAAGATATCAGGGATATATTTGCGGGGCCATTGATAAAATATCTACTCATGTACATATAATGAACAAAACCGTCTGCATTGGTTTGAGTAATATCTATTTTTTCTGCATTAGTTGATCTATTTAAAAATATATTTCCAACAGTAATATCATTACTTGGAAAATCATAACTTCCGTCTATTTTCTTCAAAAAGCCTAGTTCGTCTGCAAAAGCTATGGTTGCTTTTAATCCATCTTCATTTGTAATTCTATTTTCCTGTATGCTCCCAGATATATCCACTATAGAAATATTGTTGCGTGGATTCACTTTTAGAGAAGAAAACCATGATATGCCAGCGGCTTCCGTAGGAACATTCTTGCCAATTTTAACTGACTTCTCATTGCCGTCTGTTGTTAAGTTTTCAAATTTTTTCATTACTGTTCCTCATAATCTGGATGAGAATTCTCTAAGGTTGTTATATATTCCGGAGTTGATCCAAATAGCTTTAATTGATATTGATCAAATTTTCTTAATGGAACCCATTGTTCTGGAATCCAGTTTGGTGTAGCGTTATTTGTGATAACACTAGAAGAATCTGAATACTTATACACAAAATTAGGGGTCGCAGTTAGATCTGAATTCTGCTGCTTGCTATGAATGAAGGAACTAGGTAGGGGCAATCCTTCATTAGCATACTGAACATTATCATATGCCTCGTTCCAATAGACAATATCACCAGATATAGTAACAGCGTCTAGAGATAAATCTTCCCCATCATTTATTAATAAGTTTCTGACTATAATTGGATCATCAATTTCAATTTTAAGGAACCAGTGACCAGGATTAGTATTGGATTGAGAGACAATATCATTGTTTATTACAAAAGTGCCGTCAGAATTCGTTGTTATACTATCTGCGGGCGTTCCGTCGAAGAGGTCTAATAAAGTTCTTTCCTTAATCCAGTTAAGACCTATTGCGTGTTCAAATGGCTTATTTTTCCAATAAACTCTGCCTACAATCGACACATTAGTTAATCCATCAGCTTGGATGGAGTATCTCACTGGCGTTGCCTTTACTTGTAAATAAAATTTATTATTAGTATATATTTTAAATGGTATTATTTTTTGATGCCCAGCGGTGGGTGTATCTGTGATCCCAGAAATTAATATTGAACTTTCATCAGTTATCGCAGGTATAGTGCCAGTGTATCTAACTATAGTTGTAGCAAAACCATTATCGTTTGTTTGGACCTGAGAATCTTCAGCCTCAATCTCCGTACCAGAAATATCGAAAGACATATTTGGCTTTAAGTTTCCATTTATATCATAAGATACTATGGATAAATACATCAAATCTTCTGGTGAATCAGTTATGTGTGCTGGTGACAGATAGGCCTCTATCGATCCATATTCGTACTCGTGAGTATCAATATAGACATAGCCTTCTTCTAAAGGATTGCTAACCTGATTTATATCAAGATCTATGCTGTTATGGTTATTCATATAATCTGATTCATAGACTATTTCATAGGTAGCTGGCGAATTAGGGGTGACTACAGTTCCGCCAGATGAATAAAGCCCATCGGCCTTAGTTGCAATGGTTAGGGTCAAGTTGTTTGTAGGAGTCGTTCCACCAAGACTTGTTCCAGGAATGGTTATTGTATTGCCTACTTGATAGTTAGAACCACCAGCAACAATGGTGGAAGATGAGTTATCTGCCGTACCTGTCCACGAGGCGTTAGCCGTGTTGCCATCAAAGTAATCGTTAACTGTTAAACTTCTTTCTATGAGCAGCGCATCTATTTGATGCGAATCTCCACTAGAACCCGTGCCAGTTGAATACACGGTAAAGTTAATAAAAACGGTATTAGCGGGTATCGTTCCTGTGACTGACAATCGTGTAGAAGTAGCACAAGTGGAAGCCGTACCACTAACTGTAGAAATAAGGGTAAGCGCACCAGTGTAAAATTGCATCTGTATACGATATGAGCGTGAGCCCGATTTACGCAGACAACTTATTGAGGCGGTCAGAGTATCCCCAACTCTTGAAGTGTTAAGACCATAATACACTCCGTAGGTTGCGGCTGATGAAGCAGTTGAGACTAAAGACCACGATCCTGAGCCACCAGCAATAGTCCCTGCTGTTCGCACATTAGTAGCATTGTTAGCCTGCCATCCGGTCGTATTTGCCCCAAATGATGGGTTAAGACATAAGTTTGTACGGACGGGGCTAACTGTGATAAATCCGTTGTAAGCGGTTCCTGACCCAGTTTTGACAATGGTAAATACTGCGCCACTACCAGAGCCATTAGTCCCACTTTGGGTGACTCCAGTGTAGGTTGCTGCCGTTGTAATACTAGTCCCGGAAGATGTATATGTCGTAGTTCCTTGAGCCAAAGCCGACTTTGGGTTTCCGTTAAATGAACCAAGATAGAATGCGGTGGGACTAGTAACTCCAGTAACAGTCCCTGTAGTGCTATATGAATTTGGTGTTGTGCCAGCGATAGTAGCAGTATCGCCGACTGAAAAGCCGTGAGACTTAGATGTAATGTAGCTTGTCCGATTATTAGTTGAAGAATAAACGGCTGAGTTTATATTGGATGTAGTTTGAGGAGGGGTACTGGATAGGTATAGGTTAGCTACATAAGAATCTTTTGTGCTGGAATAGACATCTTTATCTACATAAAAAGCGTTGTTAACATAATACACAACTTCATACTCTCTACCCTGGACTGATGGAGTAGCCTCTGAGAATGGCGAAATAACATTAGTTGCTGTACTCAAATTGTTATATAAAGTTTTTCCTGTATACAAATCTTTTACAGATATTTTAGATATATTTTCATATGCCAGATATAAGGAGTTGCCACTATTGCCAAGAACATTTTCAGTATTATAAAAACTTGCCTTACCTGGTGTAGCTGAATCGGTAAATATTAAATTTCTATATTGAACAGCTGGTGTAGCTGAATCGCTAGCAACATTTATTATTACAGGTGCGCCAAATCTAGGTATAGAAGTTAATTCAATATTAAAAAACTTTCCATTATGATTTTGGGTTACTGGATTGGCATAGATATAGTGTTGGTCCTGATCAAGATATAACCAGCCGGTATTTAATCCAGTCAGATATGAACTCTCATTCAAATTAGTTCTCTTGGCGTTGACATTCACGTATGTTTTTTCACTTGAAGATATTGAGGAGTTTAAGCTCTCTAACAATATTTCCGGATTATCCACATAAGTTTCTATGCTATTCGGTGTTGTCGTAAATTTAACATAATTGATATTATATATATCTTCTAAATCTAGATTAAAAGAAGTTCTATTTAAATCAATAGTCTGCAAGAATTTATCTTGATTATAGAAATAATTTTTTGATTCATTTATTTTATTATAAGTATTATTATTTTCATCAATATAACCAGTAAATACATTTGGTGTTGTAGTGGCAGTAAAGATATCATTACTAATTTTATCAAATGGATAATGAGTTGTAGGAGTCGCAGCATCGACGATAATATAGTCCGGAGTAGCACGGGGGTTACTTGCGGTTCCGCCAGATGAATAAAGCCCATCGGCCTTAGTTGCAATGGTTAGCGTCAGGTTGTTCGCGGGGGTCGTACCACCAAGACTTGCGCCAGGAATGGTGATAGTATTACCGACCTGGTAGTTGGAACCACCAGCGGTTATTGTGACTGTAATAAACCCACTGTAAGCGGTGCCTGAACCAGTTTTCTGGATAGTAAATACTGCGCCACTACCAGAGCCATTAGTCGCACTTTGCGTTTTCCCAGTGTAGGTTGCTGCGGCGGTGACGCTAGTCCCGGAAGCCGTAAATGTCGTAGTGCCTTGAGCCAAAGCTGACTTTGGGTTCCCGTTAAATAATGCAAAATAAAATGTGTTAGTACTGTTGATGCCAGCAATAGTCCTTGTAGTGCTATAGGAACTTGGTGTTGTGCCAGTTATTGTAATGCTGTCACCAACTGCAAAACCGTGAGGTCTAGACGTCGTGTATTGGGTTGTCCCGTAAATGGTAAAAGCGGCACCTGTTATAGCATGAGAATAATTAGGATAAAGAAAGTTAACTGTTGCAGATGTTAAGTAGTTCTTAGACCCTATTGCAGTATCATCTGATCTATGAAATGCATACTTAATATTTGGAGATGATGGAACCAAGTATGAGTTTTGAGTATATGGATCTATTGCATATCCGCCATGAGAAGAATATGATCCAGAACGGTAAAGATTTTGTATCGCTGGAGTAGCTGCATTTATGTATAGATAGTTCAGAGATGAGTCTGGTGGATATATGATCTTATCTAATAAATCATCTTTAAAAGATATAATTTTATTTTCTTTGCCGGAAGCAGATATATCATTTATAGAGTTTAATACAATATTAGAAGTTAATACATCAGAATTTTTTACTTCTTGCTTAGTCGTATAAACAGTTGATCCAATTCGTAGATTTGCATTTACATAGTCGATATTTGGTGATGTTAGCGTGGTAGAGGTATTCGCGCTTGGGTTAGATTTATACGCTATAGGCGAAGTATTGAAAGAAGCCCTGTAACCAGCGACTGGCACTGTAATGTACGCCTGTGTTGCCTGATCCCATCTAACGCTATATGTAGTCTTAATGCTGGCTGCGTCATAGATGCTAATTGAATTTGATGCTGGGGTAGCCTGTGTATTATAGTACACGTCATTTGTTACTTTATTTCTAAACTCAAGATCAGTTAAAGTTAGTCCATCTTGATCAAATATCTTTATTAGATTAAACTCTGGACTTGCAGAGTTAGTAGATAAAAATCTATTTCCAACATACATATCATCTCTATCTAGATAGGAGAGATTTGTATAGAAAGTACTTGTCGCTGCATAGTTGTCGTGTGGTGGCAATACGATTTCGTACGCCAGTGCTACACCTCTATCATTCGCCCGACCTGCTTCATAATCTGAAACTGTTCTAGTATAATTTAAATACCAAGAATAATGGATGTCTACTGGAGAATACACATATGAAGGAGTGCTGCTTAGCTTTGTTCCACCTATTTCTATAGATCCAGAAAATGATATCGTTGCTGCTTCAACTGGATCTATTATTAACTTAGCGTCATCAAAATCACCAACACCTGGTTGATAGTATGCAGCTGGCAGATCTGTATCTGTATCATAAATCGCTGCAATTCTGCTTATACCTTCACCTAGTGTGCCTGCATAATCCCATACTCCATCGCCCCAATTCACATATCCTAAATTACTTGGATATTTAATATTTAAATTTTCCACTAATTGTTTAAAGGCCGGAAGTGGTTTGCCATCTTCAGAAAAATAATCTGTGGAAGATTCAATATCAGATATTTCTAGAATTTCTGGAGTTGCACCTAGATAATCGGAATCTGGAGTTGCACCATATGCTCTCCATAAATCTAATTCTCGCCTAATAGTTTTCTTGTACGCGTCCGCGGAAACACCAGGAATATTCTTAGTGACATCTAAAATTCTCTTTTTATAATTAGAGTTTGACTCTAGATTAAGCCTCGGTAGGCTAACACGAGCGCCAAATTCATCAAAGTCATTATACATATTTAAAGGATCTTGATTATATATAATTCCATTAATATTTAAAACTGAGAAATTTCTCATTGTAATTAATTGACGATCTAACATATTGTAATAGAATACATAGTCTGTTGATCTTGAATTAAAGAAATCTAATAAAGATGAAACTCGACCTAGAGGTATATCGTCACCAGTAATTGTATTTATATTAGGAGGCACGTTATATGAGACATGGCACCATGCTAATTCATTGATATCTGCGCTATTAATATACGCATTAATTCCATAAAGATCAATTTGAGCAGATATATAATCTAAATTTTCGCCTAATAATGCATTTAAGAACGCGCCACCAGTAGACTGCGGTATTGCTAGACTGGGCGTTGCATCCGCCATTGAATCTTCGAATAAAGCTGTCCAAGATGGAAATCTTTTAAGAATGTTTCTGACAGAATTAGAAATAACTGGTGGGATTGGATCATAAATCCCTATTTCTAAATAAAATACTAGACCAAGTAAATTGATATCTATTTCGTCGGCATATATCTCAAGTTCTACTTTTACGTAGGGCTTTGCATTCCTGATAAAAATAGCATTAGTCTCTCCACTGAGAGCCGACTTTAGCCATGGCCCATCTTCAGCATCTGATTCATACATCTGAAGGTTAAAAGTTGGAGATATAGTTCCAGGTATATTAGTAAAAATATGCCTGTAACTTAAAATATCAATCCTAGAAGAAGTGTCTATAAATCTTTGTATGCTTGGAGTTGCTTGTTCATATATCACTTCTCCGATATTAGTCATATATATTGTGTCAGCATTAAGTGCAGTGTAGCCATCTAGAGTCGATGGTGAAGTAAGTTCTGTTCCGACATAGGTTTTATCACCTATTGTATTTAATCCCAGTGCTGATCTTGTGGAAGAATAGTTCTTATATTGATCGTTGCTATATAAATTTATAGCGTCAGTCGTCCATATATTATCTGATTTATTAAAATCAGAACTTTTTAAAAGTAGTAAATATTGCTTCATGCAACAACCTTTTTAATAATTAGAGGATCCTATTATAACAGAATATATATTAACATTTCCAGCTGTAATATATTCTTTTATACTATTAGGTATAAAATCTTTTAATGGGAGTTCTCTTCCATCCGCAGTAAATGTATTAATAGTTACCCCTCTTATAAGATCAGAAGAAAGTTTTATTTGCTGTTCAATTTGCGATAATGAAATAGTATCACCAATAGTCATTGAATTTAAATACCGCTTAACGAATAAAGATGCTTGATTGCGCACTCCATTAATAATAGAATCTGAATTTCCAGATGAAAGAGTCACAGTTGCCGACACACTAACGCTAATCTTTTCAGCAACTCTGACGTTAAACCTAACTCCTACTGGCTTAACAGCACTGATTGCACTGAGAATGGCTTGGGGCAGAGCTTTAATGGCAGATGATACTTCTGGGACAACTATGATGTCACAAGAACCTATACCATAAGAGGCCTCACGTATTCTAACATCCTTAACGCCTTTTACAGAAAGGGCAGCAAAACGTACAGATTCAACTGTTCCTGGAGCCTTAGTCTTCATAGAGGCAAGGATTCTTCTGCGATAGTTGTCATCAGACTCTGAGGTAATATTTGAATAAATTTCTTTAGGGTTATTCGAATACACTACAACTGTTGGGGGAGCAATAAAATTGTGCTTAGTAAGTGAATTTTTAGGAGCTACATAAGAGTTATCGGAGAAATTAGGTTCAGCTCTACCGTAAGATCTGGTGGCTCCAGCCGGAATAGAGACTGTTGATGACAGTTTATAGCTATATTGTTTGCTAGTGAAATTAGATACGTCATTATATAGCAGTGTCCCTGCTGGTATAGTCACACCAGCACTATGGGGTTTATCAATAAAGAATTCGATATTAAAAGATTGTCTTTCTTCTGCTACAAAATTTGTTACAGATTTTCTTGAAACACCATATAGATCACCAATTAAGTCAAGATTTCTGCCAGAAGCTGTGCTCAAATTACTTTGAGAAACTGTAAATCTAAAAGCTTCATAAAGATCAGATATTTCAGAACTTACTGATTCTGCAAAAGCTCTGGCTATAGATCCTGGATATATGGCTGTAATGCCAGCATTTTTTTCAAGTCCATTCAGTATGGAGACTAGGATTTCTGATTTATTTTTAACGCCGTAAACAGCCATTTATGCTCCTAAAGTCTGACTAACAGATAAAACTACTGGTTGGTCAATATCCGAAATGATATGAACATCAAAACGAAGAGTATCTCTACCAGTAGGTACAGCATCTATTTTAATATTCCTACCCTTAAAAATGCCTTCTCTTTGCAATCCTGTTTGAATCAGCCTTTTGCCAAATTCACCGGTTTCTGGAGACTGGGGCATACCATATAGTAAGGATAAATCAATGCCTAGCATTGGATATACGTAAAAATCTCCTGGTTCAGTCATTAATCTGATATAAGCTTGCTGAACGTCGCTTTGCATGGAGGAGTTTGTAAGCACTATATCTTTATTGCCACCAATTAAAATATCCCCATTTAATGTAAAATATAAATCACTCATTCATTTCCCTTAATGCTTTTAGGTGAGATTGATCAAAAGTAAGACCTTCTCTAATGTATTTTATCATTAGATCAATATGTTCTTTTGAATAATTCGAAGAATATGCTTCTAATAAGCCAATTTGTTCAAAAGTTAAATCAGATAAATTATCTTCTGAGGTATACGTCTGTTGAGGTATTATTTGCTGTTGGTTAAAACCATAGTCACCAGATATAGTAACGGTCTTTTGCTTTTCCTGATCTTCTAAATCGTTCATGCGGTCTAAATAATATGAAATTCCATTTTGTGCAGAATGAATGTTCTTATAATTTAATTTTACAAGTGTAGGCTCTGAATAATCAGATGATGAATAATTAAAATTATAGTTGTTCCACCTAAGCCCATCTTCCTTGCAATGTAACCTAATTTCATCCCCAAATAATGAAATGCTTTTAGATCTACCGCTTATAACTATTCCAACTCCGGGAGAAGCAAAAATTTCTATATCACCTTGATCATTTAATCTAATGAAACTAGCTAGATCGGGATGAGTTAATCCAACTTCTCTATCGGAAAACTCTCTTCTTTTTTGCATTTCTGCTTCAACTGGAAAATTGGCTTCTTGCCTTTTACCTTTTTTTAAAGCTTCATTATTTAAAATATCCATCAATGCACCATGAATCTGGGTATACCAGTATTGACTATAGAGTTTCTTATATAAAATTTATTGCTAGTAACATCATCAAAATAATTAAGTACATATGGACTAGATTCATTGGTATCTCTAAAGCCCACTAAACAACGTGTTCCTACTGTTGGAGAAACGGATTGAACGCCTTTAACCATAGGGCACGGCACTGCTTTCAAAACATTACCCATACTATCGGAGTATTGTTCATCTAATATAATATCAGCTGTACTGTTGACCCTATCATAATTTACAATGATTCCAGGTCTTGTCCTGGATTTTTGCATAGCCGAATTGTCTATTTGATTTTGTATTTTTTTATCAAATTTTGGATAGTTAACTGGCATTGTTTCTCCTATTTTTAATCTTTAAAATATTGTTCCAGACATCCACTCTTGTATATGTGGAGCAGATTTAGATGTGGCACCGTTGTTCGGATTAGCAAAGTATTTTGTTACCCAAGCTTTTAAGTTATCTTCTGTTTTATTAGTATTTCTAGTATAGACCGCTACGGCATCAGACCATTTAACTCCTGTAATTGGACCATATGCTGGTCCGCCATCATAGTCTCCCCAAGCAGTTAGCACGTGCTGCATCTCGGGATTAGAACCAAGTTTTTGATCAGCTGGAAGTGGATACACTGGATCTCTTCCTGTCATTGTTTTGAATGCCATAAAAGCTTGATTAATTGGTATCCACAATCTATCATCAGTTGAATTTCTCGTATTAGTTTTATATTCTGCAGTAGCCTCATTGGCCTCAGATACACTTATATCTCTAGCAAAACCTTTCCATTGACTAAATGAACTAAGGTTAAAGTATTGCCATCCTGATGCAGCCAGTTTCCAACCTTCGATGGGAGTTACAGTTGGCAGGGGGCTGAGGAAAGAATAGTGCCCATATGATAGCAGGTTAAGCTGAAGGAAGCCAAATGAATAGTCTCCAGATCTACGAATGGTAGGAGTCCAAGAACCAACATTACCTTCTCTTTGTGAAATTGCAGTAAGTACTGCTGCCAATTCTGGATAAGCTATAGTTCCTGTAAGAAGTTGGAAAATTTCATCAGCGGTTAATTCTCCAGTCCCAGCTGCTTTATAACTTTTTGTAAATTTAGAATCAAGAATATTTCCTGGAATTGTAACTCCTGCTGGAACATAAAATAATCCTGAAGCTGGATTTCCCGAAGTTGTGGCGGGTGGCGCTATAGGGCCAGTAGTAAAAGCTCCTCCTGGTCCAGTATAGATTCCAGCTCTTGCTGCACTAAAACTTATATGGATATGATTTCTGTGCTTTGCATCGGGATGGAATTTTATATATTTTAAATTTGGATACTTTAATTTTACTGCTGCATCGTCTGCATCGTGGCCTACTCTTACGCCATACTCAGCTGCCAACTCGGGCATGTGCACTATAATATCGGGCATGATATGGATAGGTAGTGTGCTTAGTGCCGTCATTAGCACATCCATTGCTTTTCTATATATCTCTACATTTCCAGCATTATCCCATGGGGAGTATTTTTCTCCATTTAAGTCACCAGTGAAGTAAATATCGTAAGCCCTACCAAATCCATGATCTGATAAAGATCCATCTTCTTTTGTTCCGGCCTGCATTTCTTCCCGCCATCTACCGGTTCCAAAACCACCACCAATTTGTATCTTTGCAGCTAGCGCAATTAGACACTCAATTAGAGCTGGAGATACGTAGGCAAGTTGATTAGGGGCTTTAACTATATCAATGGGAACATCTTTTATATTTGTTGCTGGATCTATGTTAGGGAATTCAGATATTCCATCGCCTGCGTAAGATTGTGTAAAGCTATCATTAATGTCAAAATAAAATCCACCAGTTAAATTGCTCCAGTCATCGACTACTCCTAAATCTTTTAATACTTTTCCTCTTTCAAGAATCCATACCTTTTCCTCAGCGGAGACCCTGCTAGTTATAGCAACCATTCTTGCTCCTGCTGTAGGATTACTAGAGTCTGGATTATAGGGCGTGTCACCGTGATCTGCTGGTGAATCTGAATTTGCTGGAGAATTAGCAAAAGAATAGTCTTCCATAATAGAATCTGCCGCACCTTGAACAAAACCAGAACCACCTTGTTTTGCAGCTATGCTGTCAGCTAGAATTCTCGTAAAGGCTGCTCCGCCTGATATTGTAGTAGGCTTTGATGCATCGCCATCAGTGTATGCTGTACTTTCAGGGTTAACAATTGTCACTTTCGCGGTTGAATTAAATGTTGATTCTGAACCCGCGGTAATTAAAGAATTTAAAGAACTTCCAATAGACTTATTATAAAATGTAGTAGCAAATTTTGGCGATCTATATAATATATCTCCAGATATAGCTTCGGATATAGTCCTGCTAGTAAGAGTTTTTCCAGTTACACCGCTTTTGCCAAAAGAAGTATTTTCAACAACAATTTTTCCATTTGGATATTTTGTACTTTTTGGATAATAGCTATCAAAAATAGCATTTGTTATTGACTGAGAATTTGATATTTGTTCACTATTTATGTCTACCATATTATCCTGGTGTTCCTACTTCTATAGGCATTGCTGCCGATTCACCCGCTGTGATTGTTGATTGAGATTCTTTCTGAAGATCTTTAACATAAACTCTAGCTAAATTATTAACTACTAATTCCCAGTTTAATGTATATGGGTGACCATTTTCAAAATACTCATCCCAACTGACTTGAGGCCATTCTGAAACTAGATTATAAATTTCCTCTAAAATCTTCATGTAAACTAATATATTATATTTATTTATATTTTCTTGAGAAAGACCATATAAGGGATCTTGATCATCAAGATTATCAAAATAATTTTCTTTTATAGTAGATTCTATATTGTTATATATTTCATTAAATTTTATTCTAAATGGCGATTGATCATACATATCATCTTGAACCTTAGATAGAACTGTGTCTAAAGATCCTATGTTATCTCTGAATAAATTGTTAATATTTACTTTATGCTTACCTATATTTTCTTCAGGAAGATAATAAAATATTGTTCCAATTGTTCTTGAGAATTGATCCTTTACATAATTAGCGTCAATATTTTGAGATGCGCCTGCCTCGTAATCCTGTTCTAAGACTGCTGTTGTTCCAGTTCTGGTTGGATTAACTCTTAATACAAATATTTTATCCGTCAAAGCTTTAATCGTAAATAATTTAGCTTTACCACCAGGAGTGGAAACATCTAATAGACTTAAATTATCATTTGCATTTATTGGATTAGTTGGAGTATCTGGATACCCAACTTTACCTTCCATGGTATTAATTTCGGAAGTGTTCATTCCATCAAAACGAACCTTAAAAGTAGCTCCGGATAATACATCTTCAACTTCAATTGTGTCACCGTCAACAAAGTGAATTACTTTACAAAGTATTTTGAATTGTGGTTCAAGTCCGGCTTTTTCTGGACCAAGTCCAGCTAATTTCAAAATTTTACCATGAACTAGTGCATTCTCATAACTAGTATATCTGACTAAATCTGTGATTTGACTTTCATTCCATCCAAGACTCTTGAATAAATCATCACTTCTGATGTATGCATTTCCTTCAGGTGTTCTGACTTTAGCTCTAACTCCAAGAATGCCTGGAAGTAGTGCTTTAGAATGATATTTTCCTACAACCATTCCTTGATTATATGAAAGACCGGCATCCATTGGTTGACCATTTCTATTCAAATACTGCACATAGCATCCGTGTTGATCTAGTACCTTATCTCTAACCCAGCTCCAACCCTTCCATGCTAATTGGCCAACTAGTGGTCCTCCTATTGCTGCCCCAACAAGACCTGCAGGAGTAACTGCGCCCAATAGTGCACCGGCTGCCAATCCTCCCGCTAAGATTGCAAAACCCGGAGCTGCGCCCTGTCCTGTTGCTTGTCCCTGTTTTATTAGTTGATCTTTAACATCTGGCATGCTTTGTGCAGTTTGATTAGCCATAACATCTTTAACTAACGCACTTGAGCCATGTGTAAATTGGAATCCACCTAATATTTGAGGAGAGAGCGCTTGGCCGAGAGCATCCATTGATATATTGCCGCCAACAGATATTCCAGAATTACCAGACTTAATTCTATCTAAATAGATTCTAGTATCGTTTCTAATCGTTTGAACATTCATCCAAGAATGGATCCAAGATGTCATGAACCATCTTGCGGGATCATTTACGGTAACTAAGGCATTTGGTGTTATGGAAGTAATGTAACCCAACTCTGCAGTAAAGTGATGTATTACCTGTTCTACTTCAAATATGCCATACATTCTTTCATAAACGTCGGCCAAATATATTAGATCGTGCGGTCTAATATCTGAGTTTCCAATGACTATTAATTCTCCACCATATATGTCTTTGATAGATTCCTTAAGATGAGAGAGTGCAACTCTTCTTGCTGATAATTCATCTGGAACTCCTTGGACGTTTTTTGCTACTCCTCTAAAAGTTTCCAATGGGTGCATTAGGGGGTGGAGGAATCCTGTAAATCCAGAACCAACCATATTGTCAAAGTATATTCCAGTTTCAACAGTTTTTTCTACTTGTCTTTCAGCGGGAGCGCCCTTATCTAGGGCAACCGTTACTGGGTATTTTCCGTCGGAAACTGCAGTTATTACTGTAGCTACATTATTTATATTTTCTTGAATTTGATTAGATAGAATATGTGAGAAAGAACTTATGTAATGCAATCTTTGGAATGGTTCACGCACTTCCATGACCGGTTCACCATATTCTCTAGTGAAAGGATTGTCTACAGCCCTAAGAAGTGTTCCTGGTCTGCCTAGCGAATAGTAAATAGAATCATTAAGTGCCTTATTTAAAATGTTAGCTTGTTTTTTAAAATTACCTGCTTCAGAAAGCGCATATCCCATTTGTTGCATGGACAATTTAAACATTGACAAAAGACCAGTAAGTCCGTCAGATATAGCAGTAAAGATGGGTCCAATATTCGTATTCCAGAAATCATTGATTCCATCAACAACCTCACCAACAATATTAGTAGCACTATTGCCTTCACCTCTAGTTGAAACTAATAGTTGTCTAAATTTATCTTGCTTACCTGGCTTAGCATAATCATTATATGGGTCGATAAATGCTCTAAATATTTTATCTACTGGTTTAAAACTCCATTGATCTTTTCCAGTTTTCTTTCTATCTGGCTTTAGAACTAACCAAGCTCTGGCATATGGATCTTCCCACATTCTCTGACGGAAAATTCCAACCATTAAAAGGAATAATTGTTTTGGTGTTTTAATTTTTTTAACTAGTTCAGCTGTAAGAGTTGGACTTTCTGAATCGGAAGATAGACTGAACATCAATGTATTGCTAAGTTTTGTGTTTTTTTCACTTAGGAAATTGTCATGGATTGCCCCTAGAGATTTAACGACAACCGCATTAAAGTAATCTATTAATCCACCTTGATCAATACTTGCATCAATATAATTCTGCCTGGCAAATTCAATCGCTGCCTTATAGCTTTCATCACTAAAGGTGTCGGCGCTTGATGAATTAGTTTCATCGTTTACTGTATTAAGATTGGATGTAAAATCTGAACCTAAAAGTACTGCAAATTCATCTACTGCGCCTACTGTGCCACCTATAGAATTATTGAAGTGAGCTATGGGTGTATAGCCTGCATAATTAGATCCAGTAAGTATATTCTTATAAAAATCTGGAAATTCATTTTCGTTATCTGGATCTAAACTAAATGTGTCAAAAAATATTTTTTTAACACTCTCATACGTATGATAACCAAACCTAAATTGATCCCAAATATCTTCTGCCATTCTTAATGTTCTTCCATCGCCAGCAATGACTGATACTGACGCATCAAAATTTTCGTCATAGTATGATCTAGCTTCAACACTAATTAAATCTAAAGGAGAATATACTTCAGCAAATGAAACTCTTCCAGAGCCTGTAGAGTTATCTGGCCCTGTTGTAGTTAATTCATCATCTAGTATTTGATAAAGATTATCTCTTCCCAGGGAACTGTAATCTGCATCTATTACAGCTTGAAAATATGTTTTTTGATCTCCCTCATTTATGACATTAAGCGGATTGCCGCCATATTGCAAGCCTTCAACGTTAGAAACTAATGAAGTGTCAATAGGACTAAACCGAGTTAGCGAATTATTAAACGCATTAGAAATAGCACTTGTCCCAAAACCAAAATCTACGACAGGCGCGCTGGGGTCGATGAATGCTGACCCTGTTGCATAATTTGTAGAGCCTTCTTTTGGTTTGAACGATCCAAACCCAATGACTTGCCCCATTTCAGAGTCAATAATTTCACCAGTTTGATTTTTTAAGGAAAAGTTAACTGCTGGAGCAATAGATGAAGACACTACGCCAACTGGAGTTTCATCTGGCACAAAAGCCATATAGCATTCTTGCATAATTGGATAGGGTCTGAATCCAGAATTTCTCCAGTTATTCATGTTTTTTATTCCATCATCTGTACCAGTAGCAGCAGAGACATCCATGTTTTCTTCATTAGAATTTCGTGTGATTATACTCAAGTAATAAGCTGCGTCCGGTGACACTACTGCGCTAGACAATTGGGACTGTTCATCATTGGTACTAATTGTTTTTTCATTACCCCATAAGAAATATGCTGGACGACAAACTACTGCCCTTTTATTGTTTGGATTATAAACTAAAACTTTTCTAGACTTATAGTCTTTTACTGTTCCGTATAAATCTTCAAAGCCATAATTAGATTTAAATTGACTAATAGTGTCTTCATCTGCTCCAATTTTACTTGTTTCACTTTGTGAGACTGGATGATATGGCCATTTCATAGCTATATAAAATTGTTCATCTTCAGCTGTTGCCGGGGAGCCCCATTCTTGGTAGGTTAATTCTCCGTAGTTACCCTTTTGATATTCAAAAGAAAAATTATCATCAACATTATTTGCAGCTATATTTCCTTCAGCGTTCCTTGACCCTAGCCCACTCATTCTAGGTAAGGGCATTTTAATTACTTTATAGTCTGGCATAAGGTTTAGCGCATCAAAATTAAGCTGTGCTAGATTTAATGGACTATCAAGATTGATAGTATCGTCAGATGGAATAAGTGTTAATTTTGATTGTTCAAAGAAAATATACTCTAAACTTTGAAGTTTTAATAAATTATTATAATAATCCTTATTACCTTCAGTGATGTGATCACCATCGCTATCATTCATAAACTGCTTAATATCTACAGCAATATCTATAAAAGATGAATTAATAAGTTGATCTGAAGGAAGATCTTCATTAGCGGTAAAATATGGAAAACTGAATCTTGGGGGTAAATTCCCCAGTTGTTGATGTTTACTCTCTTGATTAGGTCGACTGTCTTGCGTCCCACCGTTGGGGACTCCATATGGCAAGTGGAGGCCGACATTAACATAACCTTTAGAAACTGGTAATTTAGCTAATATTTTAGTAGGAGCCGCTGGATCATAATACGTTGAAGATGGTTGCGCATAAAAGTTAATTACTTTTCCTACTACACTGGATGTCGGTGCGTATATACCACTTGAGGTTAACATGGATTGTGACATATCTTGAAATGTTTGACTTGGTTCAGAAGCTTGAAAGAATGCCGCGTAGTCAGCTAAAGGATTAGTATCTTTATTGATTTTATCTAAGATAGAAATTAAATCTTGATCAGGATTTTTCATTTGTGGTGCAATAATACCTAATTCTTCTGCTTTTTCTTGCCCAGGAAAACCAGTAGTAATTGGCACTACGCCAGATGTATATAGCCAATGTGGCTTACCGTAAAAAACTGTTGATCTATCCTCAAATGGTCTAACTGCAACGATATAGTTTGGCAATAGTCTTGCGCACATTTCAAATAAATCCCAAACAGTTCTCATATAAGTTTGAGCTCTAAATGAAACCTCATCAAAACCGGGTAGGTCATCATCTGAATTAGGCGATATAATTCCTAACGTTCTAAATAAATTTGTGCCACCTCTACCACGTATAACGCCAAGCAGTCCTGCACCTGCTACCGCCCCAACACCCATGCCGCCTAAAGCAGCGGCTCCAGCGGTTATTCCTCCGGCAAATAGGCCCTTAACTAATCCAGCTCTTCCATCTGAATTGACAAGTTGATTATCTTGCGTTAAGAAATCTAATGTATTATTACCACCGGTGTCCGATAACCCATAGTTCTCCATTTGACTAGATTCAATTAATTTATTCCAACTACTATCAGTTAATCTACCCAGGTAACCATCCGTCCTGTCGTTATAGCTATCTTCTTTGACCAGAGAAGATGCTGTGGACCAACCGTCATCCAAGTCCCCCCCAAGGAATTGAGCTATACCTGTCCCGTTGCCTGGATAAATATTTCTTTTGAATATTTCAAGATCAACTTGGGCACAGAAATTGGAGAATAATTGACCAACCGCAGAGAGAGAATTTCCTCTATAATTTAGACTGAAACCTTCAGTTATGCCAACTGCTTTATTCATGAAACTATTATTGCTACCCGCAATACTAAATGCTCCAGTAATACTATCTCTAATAGCATCATTCTTAGCTTGCTCACCAGTAGTTAATGGCTCATAAAGAATATTTCCAAAATGTCTAATACCAAATCTATTTTCTGAAAATACTGTACCCCTTGTTGCGTGTGCTAAAGCTTCTCGAGTTCTGGATGCACCCATAGATAGAAGTCTAACCATTAAGTCTCTGGGTTCAGACATGTACATTCCAGTATCTACGCCGCCATCAATTTTTCCACTATCGCCTTTTTTATTTGTTGAATTCATTACAGCACCTAATTCAATTGCATCAGATTGAGCTGTAATTGTAACTATTTCACCTTGTTCAATATTTGTAATAACTCCATTAAATATTGTTTGCAGTGAATTTGGATTAGAGCCATATCCTGATCTTAGGTGAACTCTTACTCCCGGCTTTAGTCTTATATTAGCAATGTCGACAATATATTCGTTCCTCATATGGCCAAGAATATTTCTTGACATATTTAATGTTCTATCAATAATAGAGCTTATTCCCTCAGTCAAGGATAATGAATCATTGGAGTTATCGTCTAGATTAGGATTAAATATTTTACTTGATTCATTTTTTGTCAGCTTGCTATAAAGATTTGAAACTCTAAATATTAATGTATCGCCCAATAGATCTTCTGAGCTTACTACTGAAAAATCTATGATTGATTGTAATCCGTAAAAATTATCAAATAATTTAACACCGGCAAACATTCCACCTTCATCTATTAACCATAACATATAGGTTGGGAATGCTCTAATCATTCTTCCTGATATATCTCTATATGATGAATCAACCATCATAGTTTCCCAATGTGACTGCATGTCTCCATTGTATGAATTCTGGTATTCAGAAATAGCTTTTGCACCTGGGACTCCAGTGTTAACTGTTGTATTTCCAGTTTCAGGAGTTTGAACATCTTTTAAGTAATTAGTCTGAAGTTTTATAACACCTGAATTTGTTCCATCATTTTCATTGTTAACTTTTTTGATATTATCTCCTCCAGCAGTGAGATAGAATCTTCCATTGGATCTGACTTGGTATCCAAAATGCGTACCTGCTGCGGTTTGTAAAATAGATGGTATTTTACCTTCCATAACATCTTTTGGATCGGATGCGGGTATTGCAAAAATTTGTTTATGAAAATCAACTTCATCAGGATCAAAGCTAACGTATTCTTCATTTGGTAGACTGAAAGCTCCAGTTATAGCAGCTTCTATGGATGTTGCATTAGATGCACTATTGGGGGATAAATCACCTTGTTGAAAAGGAGCTGCAATAACATCTTCGAAATAGGGATTTATTTCACTAGTTTCTTCTGCAAAAGTGATAAAGTCTGTTAGTAATTGCACATTTGCAGAATTACTGAACTCGGTATCTCCAGTAACTACGTTTCTAAATATATGTATAAATCTAGATAATCCAATTTGATTTGCAATTATATAATCTTTTATTTGATTAACAATTTCTTCAGTGGTTGTTTCATCTGCAGAATTATTATATAAAGTAATAAATTCTAAAATTTTTGCAGTGATACCAAGTACATCATAACCTTCTCCGCCAACTCCACCGGCTCCGTTTGAATGCGTATCAAAATTATAATCTTGAATCTTCTGATGCTGGGTACTAAAACTATTAACAACGTCTTTATCAAACATTTCAAAACTTCTAAAATAAAAATCTGGATCTAGATGCCCTACAACATCGCCACCAGAATTTTTCACACTCAAAGGAAAATCTGGATAAGAATTAAACGTTCCCCAGAATTGTTTAATTCTTAAAAATGGATTCTTTTTAGTACTAAATTGATCTATTAGTTCTTTCTGTTGCGTGCTGCTAAGTTCTTCACGTTTTTGCTGGAATATATCAAAGTCTATTAAACTTAATTGAACATCATACGCGTGCGGGTAATTGGGTATTGTGCTAACACTGTAATTTAGTGGGAGGACATATTTAATACCGCACAAGGCAGTAATGATATTTTTAATACCCAAAAAACCAATGACTCCAGTGGCGTGTTCTAATCTAGCTAATCCAGAAATATGATCAAATACATTTTTTAGTTTGATTAATTCTTTTTCGCCAATAACAGTCATTGATATATTGATATTGCTATCTCTACCACCAATATGTTGATACGTTGGTTCATCTTGCATCTGAATTTGAAGTTTAGCAAGACTATTTCCCATGGAAACAGTTACTCCATTAACTATAACGGATTGTGGATCTAAGTCGACTTGTATCATGGGCACTTCCCATTCTTTAAATTGGAACGCCCCAGCTCTTTCTCGGGCAGCCTCCATTAAAGATTGAATTGGTCCACTCTTAAAGAACCTTTCATACAAGGTTGCACTAAATGCTTGTGCTAACTCTTTTCGAACCTTTGCATCAACAGCTGCTCTTGTATCATCTGTTATTTCATCTGCGGGGATTCCAATTTTATCTAATTTCTCTTTAGTCATTCCTTCTCTTAAATAGTCTAAATAAGATGAAGGATTTTCTGAAATTCTTTCCAAAGAAGTTCTTACAGCATTTAGTGATGTTTTTTCTAAGTATTTACCCTGAAAAATATAAGTAGCTTCTTCTGGATACAATAAAGAATATGAATTATAACCATTCTTCAACCACTCTTGTTGTGCTGAAGTAACATTCTTGTTTTCTGCAATGAATGAGGCCACAAAATAGGCATAGGCTTGCTCTGCCATATTGTCAGAATTAATACCTGCCGTCAATATATTTACTGAGTCTTTGACAATATCTTTTGTTGCTTTGGAGAATGAACTTGAAAGTGATATGTCTTGGACTTCTTGTAGAGATACTCCATATGAAGTGCTTTGATTGATATCTATGCCTATACTAGACAATAAAGATTCCCATGTACCTTGGCCTAAATCTGTGTACATCTTTTCTTGTTTAGTTCTAAATGAAGATGTATCTGGTAAAAATATTTTTGTTTGGGTTTCCGCTGGGGCAAATAGGGATATATTATTTCCATTACGCCATTCTGATATTACATTTATATTAATTGCACTATCAAATGCTCCAGATTGAGGAATCGTAGGAGTAGGCTCTGGTTGGGCATTGGGGTCTACAATCCCTATTCCAAAACCAAAATCTATTCCTGTTTTTACAGTATTGTCTGCTTCTTTTACATCAGATTTTTTTAGTAAAAATTCTTCGTTGACATAATCATGCAGATGCCCTGCCGCTTTACCCATATATTGACGATACTTACCCCAGTGTATTGCTTGATTAAAATCTTTAATCATTGGAAGAAATGGTTGATGATTAAAATTCAAAAGTTCAAGATCAACCGCTAGGGCGAATGGATAATTAGGAATAGTGGAAACGGTCATGCTAGAAAGTGCTACTGCAGTTATTCCATGAACAACATTTAAGTAATGATTCTTAATAGGAAGAAACGGAGAATATTTAAATGCTGCGACTAGTCCTCTCAGTGAAGAAAGAAATTTATCTATTTTTATTTCTGAATCTCCACCATTTTTAAAGTCAATTTTAAATGTATCATTTAAATCTATTTGAGAAGCATTGTCTATTGACAATCCCCAAATTTCTTCATAGTTTGGAAAGAATAATCTCATCCTAACACTAGTCTCTTTATAGCCAGAATTAAATTTTGGACTATTCTTTTGTCTAATTGCTGCTCCAGTAAGACTGCCAGTCTTGAAAGATGAATTAACATCTATTGATATAGGTGGAACATAAAAATTAGATGCACCTAATCTTAAGTGAAATATATCTGGAACGTTGGGAGCAATATTTGCTCTAAATGGAGAAGTCTCAAGAACATTTTTAATACGTTGTGATGTATTTGTAAATTTGTAAGCCATTTCAAAAATGGCTTTACCTTCTCTAGTTATACCAAAAGCTTTTTCTAGTGACCTGGCAAAATCTTCAGGATTATTTAAAGTATCTTCTTCTCCGCCACCTTTGCCATTGTTAGAATAATCTCCAACTACTGCTAGTGCATCAACTAGGAACGTTGTTAAGCTTGGAAAATAATAGGCAATTGACGCAAAAGCTAAAGGATCTTTTTTTAATTGCTGTACAGCTTCAGTCAATGAGATTAACCATGGCAGATCTACTTCTGGGTTGATTACATTATCCGCAGAAGCTTTTAGGGTATCTTTACTTCTTAACCTTTTCTTAGCAAATTCAGATATTTCGTAAGCGTATGACGCTAAATTTAAAAGTCCTATGTCTTCCATTTTGCTAAATAGCATTGAGGAATTCGTGTCACTTAAATCTTTTATTGATTCACTAATTTTAGAAAATACTCGAAAATAAGATGTAGATGTATTAGTAGAATCTCTATTTCCAAAACCCGCACTCAATAATGCATCCCTGGGGTCATCTATATTAGGGCGAGCTTTAGATACAAAATTAAGAAAATCTAAATAGACTTGATCTTCCGGATTACTATCTTCTAACTTTTTTTCATCTTCAGAAGATTTAATCTGTTCAATGTTAGCTATTTCAGCTAGAACTGTATCATCAATATTTCTTCCATTTGCAGTAGTATTCCATAGCTGTAATCTGGCTAGTACCTTGCCCGCTAAAAGCTTTGTAATATTAGGGTAATAACCTGTATAAGCGTACGTTGTAATAAAGTGATAAATTACATCGCTTTCGCTCTGCAGATATGGGTTAGCAATGTTGGTCGCATTTTGAACATAAGTATTATACTCATCTATAATAATTGCTGTCTGTGAAGGAATTCCAACTATAAAAGTAGAAACAGCTATCCTATAGGCAACTAGCGCGTAGCTATCGCTTTCGCCATACTCAAGAAGATCTTTACCCTTATATTCATATTGGGCCAAACCACCTGGTGAACCATCATTAAAAAATCGAAATAATTCATCAGGACTAGTGCTTGGGTTGGATAATAATTGCGTTACCTGTTCATATAGGGCGGGATGTTCAACAACGTACTTTAGTACATTTTTAGATATTGTATTAATAGCCATATATTATCCTATTTAAACATCATATTATTTTTAACGATATTATTAATTTTATTGCTGGAAGATCCAGTTGCTGAACTAGAAGTGTAATTATCCATTATACTATATTTTTTATCAATGGGAGGCATATTAAAATTAAACCTATGATTATTATGAGATATTTGATTTTTATTATATCTGGCTTTTTGAAGTGACTTATTATCATATCCCCTGCCATTCATTTGTAGGACAGTTGAGGAACTATGCTGTAGTCCTTCGTAGGAACCTTTTAGTTTGTCTGAATTGGATTGTCTAATATTATTCTTAGACTCACCAACAGCTTTTGTCGGAGATGATTTACTGGAGGAAATTTTAGCAGAGTAGTTATCCGCATTTTCTTTTCTGTGGGAAGTGTCCCTGGGGCGACTAGCTGCGTCACTGAGCCTTTTATTCTGATCGCCTGCACCAAAAATCATAAATACCTAACCTTAATAGTTGGCTGCCATTTCTTTGTATGGATCATGAGCCACATCGGGGATTCTATTATACATAGTAGTACTCATATTGCCATTAACCAACCCTCCGGCAGCAGCATTAAATCTTCTTACGGTGTCTTGATCTCCATATAGGTTTACTTTATAGCTAACCCCTGAATCATAACCGGGACCACTAAAGGTTCCTATTTGTGGTACTCTATTTGGGTAACCACTCTCGTATGCCGAACCGCCAGGAAGTAAAGGGGGACCAGTCATATCATCATGTGTTCTATCTCTAATCGCTGTATAGGCTAAGCTGCCTGCTATTAAAGCTCCAATTGCTAAGGTACCTTTTCTAATAGTCGGATTTTTAAAGAGATCTTTAAGATCTCCCATTTTTTCCCCTATTCTCTTATATACAGCCTTATTCTTTACGAGTCCATCATCTAATTCACGAACAGACCTAATCATATCATCCGTTAGACCATGATCATCTCCGAATTCTCGTATAGCATCTTCCATGTTGGCAATGGTGCCGTTTTTCATTTCCGTATCTATAAATCCACTATCTTCTAATTCTCTCTTCTTCATTTGAGCTCTTATTACGGCAGCTTGGTGGTTTGCATCTTTTCTGACCATTTCATCAGCAATTTGTTCAGACTCATTTGTTAAAGCCCTAAGAGTATCAGTATGTTCGTGGCTTGCAGCTATTACATCAAACATATTTTTTGATCCATTATCCACTCTTTTTTGAGCTTCATTAATAGCTTTTAATCTTTTTTCAGCTTCTTGAGTAAGTTCTTCCATAGTAGTTTTATTGCCCAAGCTACCTTGAACTTCATTAGCATAGTCTTGATGAAAACCTTCATAAAATTTTGCTCTTCTATAATCTCTTACTCGTTGAATCTGTGATGCTGTTTGTTGAGCTTCATCTGACATTGTTGAATCGTATGCTGAACTTAAGTGCCTAAGGCCACCGATATCTACCCTGGAACCTACTCCGCGGGTTTGTTTATCTATAGAGTTTACAAGATCTGCCATGTTAACATTTTCAAGTTTTGATGCTTGACCAATGTCACGTAATACTTTTTCTCCAACACTATCCAACATAGCTGCGTGGTTATGTTTTTCGAGTTCAGTCATCTCCTTAAGATGATTATTTGTAACATTAAAAATTTGTTCTAAAGAATCTTTATGAGTTTCAAGAATTTTTCGCGCAACTGATTCAGCTTCAGCGGATGTTGAAGTTGAAGCTAGAATGTCATCTGCGCCAATACGAGATATTGAAGCCCTTCTTACTGAATCTAAATACGCTTCATATCTAGTTCCTACGTCATGTATTTTTGAAATAGATGAATATTTATGATCGGCGCCTAGACCAATTTTTTCTATTAAAGCTTTTTTTATTTTATCTTCATCATTAGTAGCAGAAAGGGCTTTTAGTTCTTCTATAAGTTTATCTAAATCAACTGTTGTTGCGTGTTGATTCCTTTGTGCGTCTTGCATGCCTGTAATCATATTATCTAGAATTAATTTAGTATCACTACCTTTAACTCTTTCCCTTAATAAGAATTCATCTATACCTAAAAGATTTTCTTGATCCCCCCCCACTGCTCTAGAATAACCAATCATTTTGCCAAGGTTAGCCATACTTTTTTCTCCAAAAATATCAAGAGTAATACCTTTGTCCCCAGCGCCAGCAAGTCCCAGTTCTCCTAATGCTTTTTGAATGCCTTGATCTTTATAAAATATAGCATCTGTTTTAGATAACATTTCCCCAACTGCCCCATGCAGTTTTCTTGTTCCAGCAAAGTTTACAGAAAGGTCAATTGCTGTTTCCTGTGATAGCATTCCTATTTTATAATTTTGAAGCATGTAGTCTTGGACTTTTTTATCTGCGCCCTTTAAAAAAGCTTCATATTGATTTAATGATGAACCTACGGCCATAGATCTGTTCACATATAGACCAAGTATATCTCCACCCTCTATTGCCTTTTTCATACCGACTTGTTCAAATGCAGATGCAAAAGCTGCCCTTAATGTAGGATCTTTTTCAAATCCGTTAACTTCCATTAAATGCATCATGTGTTCAAATTGACTTAATTGTCTTTGTTTTCCTTCAACAAAATAAGTGCCTGCTTTAGCAGTTTCTAATTGCTTTAAAACTGCTGGATTAACGTTATTCTGCTTCATTACATCCAACAGGTCACTTCCCATATCAAAAGCGCCAGATTTAGTAAATGCTTTGAATACACCATTCCTTGTATATGCTGGTTCTACACCTATATCCGCAACTGTTAAAGCCGAAGATCCATATTTAGCTATTCTTGCTTGCATATCTGGAGTTAGTCTTTGAAGTTTTGTTTTTCCGGTCTGTTCAAGTCTTTGATATACATCATAAATTCCTTGTTCAAAATAATCTGCAGAAAGTGGTTTTTCAACTACTTTTCCTTTTTTGATTTCTGTATGTGTTTTATCTAATACTTCTTGCAAATAAGTATATGTTCTTCTTTTTTGGGCATTAAGTGATGTGTCGGCTGCTAGTTCGTCTAGCGCATTTCTAAAATGTCTTACTGCAAATACATCTTCTCCGCCACCAAACAAACCTCTAATAGTTTCTTGATCCATATTCATTCGAGCAAAAATTAATTCTTCAGGACCTGATGGTTGACGGAAAATTGAAAATCCTAAACGATTCATTCCCGCATTATCTTGATACGTCAATAGCTTAGGTAGACCTTTGTCGTCTAAGTCAAATCCACCAAGTGCATGTCTATAAGGTCCAATGGCATCAGCCGAAAACATCATCTTGTGGCCACTAACTCTGAATTTTAGGATATCATGATCGATATCTCCTACTCCAGCCATAGATATTCTGTCATAACCTCTGCCTTTATTGAGTAACATTTTTCCTTCTTTTGTTCCCAAAACTCCAGCTTCACTGTCAATAGCAAACCGGTGAGTTTCTGGCAAAACAGATTGAACAAAATTGCCCTTTGTTCGGAATGCTTCAGTTGCAAAGAATGTATGAAGCATATTCATCATTGTTGGATTTTGATTAGGACTGACTCCGCTTTGCATCATTTCTATAATTGCATTAGCAAATTCCCTATTTCTAGCTGCAGACCCGCGTGCGTAAGAGGGAAGATGTTCTATATTTCTTTCTGCAGCTTGTTCTAACATAGCTTTTACCCTTTTGGGAACTGTACCACTATTAATGGCCCCCTCAAATTCTTGCAGTACAGTTTGAGATCTTTTTTCCATAGCTTCTATTGTATTAACATCAGCAAAAACTTCTGGGTGGAATGCTGCTGAAACCGGATCCGCATAAACAGCTTCTCTACCAGCGCCCATACCGCTTAAGTTAAGAATATTAGTTTTACCCGCAAAACCTAATTCGCCCTTAAATCCCATTTTACTAACAATCATTGAATATTTATTTAATTCTTTACCTTCAAATTCTGTAACATTAAAAGCAGTTTTGATATCCCCGTACTCCAAGGCGTGACCTCGGCCAGTAACCTGTTCTAATCCACCCTTACTGCCAGCCCTTTTTACTTGTCTCTCAATATTTCTTACTTGTTTTAATTCTATTGATAATGCTTCTTTTGCTTCCGCTGTTAAAGTTTTATCTGTTTTTAATTGTTTTTCTATTTGATTTGCCCTCACGCCCATAGTTTTTACATAATTATTTAAATATTTGGCATTCAATAAGTCAGACCCGTCATACGCATACTCAATATTATCAAACATGTCTTTAACAATTTTTTTTCTAGTAGCGTCACCATTGACAAAATGTTTGTCTAGATGTTTCATTAATTGATCACTAGCAAATCTATTGCCAACTTTTCCTGTTGCATCATAAGAAAAATTACCCGATTTAATTACCCTCATGAGTTCAACTCTATCGGTTTTATTTAAATTCTTCATTACATTGCCAATAAAATCTTCTGGATCAGCTTTAGCGTAATATGATCGTAAAGCTTTGGCTTTCGTTGTTTTGCCGCCAAAATCATAAGCTCCACCTAATTCTTTGTGAGCCATTTTTTTCAAAAGTTCATATTGAGGATCAAGAACTAGCATGGATTGACCAAATTCTGGAGAAGTTTTTTTTATAAAGCTTGCTAAATCGCCTCCTGCTAAAGAAATTTCTCTTTCAGATGCTAAAGATCTGAATCTTTTTCCAATCTTCATTAATTTATCTGCTAGTTTTGTAGAATCAGCTCCTGCCATTATTTTTCCAAATGTTTCCGGATCTAACATATCGTGTCCAGTAACTGATAATAATAAATTAGATTGATAACTACTCAGCATTTTGTTTCCAACTCGCATATTGATAACTCGTGCACCTTCGTCATCCATGATGGTAATTCCATGCAGGGCGCCACGTTCTCTTAGCGTTTTAATTCTATTAGCAATAGCTTTAGTGCCGCCCTTTTCTGCATGCATTGTGAGAAGATCTACTTGCATATCTTTTATCATACTCACGTCAATGCCTGCATTCTGCAGGGTTTGGATTTCGCCAGCGTTAAAACCTTTAGATCTATTTCTAATGTCTTGCATGATTTGAGCCATACCACTAACCTTATTTCCTAATTTAGGCGTAGTTAATGGATTGACCTGAGTAACGTGCAGAGCTGCTGCAGCGTTAAATGCTCTTTCAACGCTAGTAAAATTTTCACCAGTGGCGGTTAAAACATATTTAACTTTATCACCATCTGGTTCTATTTTTATGACACCACCCATTCCATAGGTAGTTCTCATTAATGCTGATCTTCCAGCTGCCATTCTTTCTGGCAGCGTCTGATACATTTTATTAATATTTACCATTATCTAATCCCTGCTGAAACATCAATACTTTGTGAACCAAAAGGATTTATGACTGGAGTAACACTTCCAGAAAATCCAGAACCATTCATTAATCCACGTAACTTATATAGCGTGTCTTGTCTGTCTCCACTTTTTCCAAATTGAGGAAAGCTTGGATTAGCTAAATTAGCTTCACGGATCTGTTGAGGATAGTAACCCATCTGAGACATTTCTAGACCCATTGATTCTCCCGTTTTAATTTTAACTTGATCCATATTTGTATTTGGATGCCAACCTTCCCACGATAAATCGGGAAGTTCATGGCGGGTAAAGTATTCGCCTAAATCTGGTTTTTTCTCAACATCCATGCCCCAGGATGCCTCATAAATTCTTCTTTCAAGTCGCCCAGCAGTTGAGAGTATTTTACCTCTTTCTGCTTCTGGAGCATTAATCATTGCTTTAAAGTGTTCCCTTTTTCTTTTAGGTATAGATAGAGATAGTGTATCTAAATCTTTTCCGTAAAGATCAGCTCCATACATTGTTCTTTTTGCAGCCATATTATATTGCATTGCTGCTTTTCCGTCACCAGAAGCTTTAGCCATAGTCTCTAATCTTTTACTCTTTACATAACTTAAAATGTCAGAATATTCATCAAGAGCCAATTCTTTTTTTCTCTTCATTGGGATGAATCTGTCACCAGTTACAAGTTCTGATGTTTTTCCGTATGCAGACGCTGCTAGTCCAGTAGTTACTCCAACTGCTGTTCCCAGTAATTTAGCTTTTGCCGTTCTTCCGAATAAAGATCCAGCTACACCTAATGCGCTGGCTGCGGCTATTGGATTTCTTTGTGTAGACTTATTGATCATTGGCTTAATATAACTTTCAAATGGTCTTTGCCATTCTGGGAATGTTGCGCCATAAACATTTTTTCTTTCCCAGTCTTCAGTAGCCGTTCTTTTTCCAATAGCCTTACTTAATACAAAGTTATCTGAGTGAGCTAAATATTCTCCCATTCTTCCTGCACCAAATTTCAATGGATGTTGCCCCATTGCTTCAGCAGATGATCCTTTATATTTATAATCTGTAAATTCATTTTTAGTTGTCATACTTTGAACTTGAGATCTTATGTCTGCTACTTGATTTCTTTCAGCTGGACCCAAATTCATTTTGTCCATTTTTTTGTCTAATATTTTATACTGTTGCGAATACGGTGCAACATCACCTAATATTTTTAGTTGATCTAACATCCCATATTGCCCAGTGGAGTCTGGATGAAGTCTATTGAATCTTTCATAGCCTACTCCTGGTAATCTTAATTCACCTTCTTGTACTTTCGTAAAAGGATCCCCTCTAGTGAAATCTGTAAAATATTCAGATCCAGGAAGAAAAGGATACTTTTCACCCATAGTATTTTTAATTGGGTTTAAATAGTCAATGTTAGTTCTTTCTTTCGGAATAAATCGCCTAACAATTTCCGAAAATTCAAAGTTGCCAACTCCCTCTTTATTTCCCAGTGGTGCATCTCCTAGTCCACCAAGATTAAGATCCCAGAATGCCCTAGTTGTTCCGTACGCTTTGGATGCTGACTGCAGAACGGATCTTTGTGGTTGGAAATCTGCTTGTCCAAACCCTAATTTCTTTCTTGCATTAGCGAATGCAAATCCATAAATACCTGCCATTTCCTGCATTCTAAATCCAGCTTCTCCAGCTTGAAAAGAAGTAGCACTAGGCTCCAATGGAGCTCCCGCAGCGACTATTCTTGGAGGCATGACTTTAGACATCTTTGGTGGTCCATAAGATAAATTAGCATATTGCGAGTTAACATCTTTAATTGAAGATCTAACCATGGCCCCAGCTGCACCAGTACTTCCTGCCCTACTAGCTAGCATGGAGTTAGTGGAATATACGCCTGCAGCGCCCCCAATCGCACCAGGTGTAGGTGCACCACCCCCTGTCATTTCAAAGCCACCAGGAGCTCCTCCGCGCGCGCTTGTGCCCATGCCAGCAGTGAATCCCACTCCATTTACATAACTAGGAGTTTGTGCGTATGCTGAGGCATCGTATGCGCCCGACTGTCCAGCTCTGACATAATTAGATAGCCCTTGTGCTGTTTCATTCTCATGCATTAATACTTGCGGTTTTAGGACTTTTCCAATAGTCATATTTGCCAGTGGCACTAGTGGGCCAAATGGACCAGAGAAATATTCTCCAGTAACAGGATACGGCCTATCATCATGGTGTTTACGTTCAAATCTATACGGATCTAAAGGTCTTAGCGGTGAAATATCATTGTAGAACAAAAACTTTTCTGCCGGACTACCGTAAGTATCACTTGTAAACATGGCTCCTGCTTGAAGTTTACGGTACCATGAAGGCCTATAGTATTGAATCTTTCCACCTTTAAATGGAGTATTACCAAGTGGCCACCATCTACCCTGTCTGATTGGAACTTCGCCTTCAGTTAATTGCTTTTTCTTATCCTCATAACTCATTCCACCTGGAGCTATTCCAGCAGATAGCGATTGAAGTTCGACTGCACCTTTTGCAACCTGCCCAAGAACTAATGGAGAATATATTCTTTCTCCTCTTTCGTCTTTACCCTTGGTCATTCCGCCTAATGTTCTGTCTACCGTTAGGGCAGTGACTCCTGCTGCGTATAGTGGCAATACTCGTTTTCCGACCATACCTCTGGCAAATAGATCTAAGGGTCCTTTAAAGTCTGAAACATTTAATTGACCACCCAAAGTACCAAAGTATCTATTTAATCTTTCAACACCTTGTGAGATAGGAACGCTTCCTAAGGAATAGCTTTGTGGATCAGAATATGTTGTTAGACCTACCGCACTTTTTATTGCTCCCATTGGATCTCTGCCAAAGACAGTCCCAAATGTGGGTACTACTGTAACGCTTTGTCCGGAACCCAACGCATCAACAGCTAGGTCATCAACAACATGCCCGGCTGTTCCAAAAGCTTTTTTGCCCGCTGAGAATAATGGAGAGAATTTTTTACGAATACCACTACTAATTTGATTTATTTCACCCTTAGAGAAAGGATCAAAGGTTTTTTTTAAGCTTGCGTTTTTGCTAGAAATGCTAAACATTTCTGCTGCGCCTGCTCGAGCATTTTGTATGTTAGTAGCTGAGTGTTGGAATGTTTTAAACGCACTAATGTTAAACATGCTTGAAAGTGCTGCAGCTTGTGCCTCAACTCTTTGAGATGCGCTAATTACTCCACTCTTGACTAGTTTATCAACAGCTGTCTGCATTTCGATAAAAATATCTGCAGAGCTTCCTCCGCCTAATTGCATCTGATTAGTCTGTGAAACATATCTGAATATTTCATTTTTTAATTCGTCTAATCTAGTTGTAATCGTCGGAGACTTTTCAGCCATTTGAGACATTGAATTAAGATTAGTCTCTTGCATTAAACGTTGGATTCTTGATGAAGATGTGCTTAAGAAAGTTGGATCTATTCCTTTTGCCCTTAATTGTTGAGCGGTTAAGTTTTGTGCTGCTAATAAATCTTCTGCAAATTTAGTTGCTTCCGTACCAGATTGAATTGCACTAACTTTTCTTCCACCAAATGTAAACAAATCAGGTCTACTAGTTTCAAGTTCTTTAACTACTTCGCTAGGAGTTCCATATTGAAAAGCCTGTTTACGTAAAGATTGATACCCTCTTAAAATATCTGCTTCGGCAAAATCATCTACCGCATTCCCCAAATTATCAAATACACCAAGTTCACCGTTCTTGCCAGTAGATAATTTTAATATTTTTTCTTTTCCGCCAGAATTATATTTAACATCTTCACCAGATAATAGTCGAGACATAACACCATTGTTATTTAAATCTGTTGAACGACCTTTAAATCTAGAAGCTAAATTAAACATAGAGTTTGGCTGCTCTGAGTCAATACTCATTTTTCTTTTAAAGCGTATTGCTCTTTCTCCGCCAAGAATTCTGTCTAAGAATTTTGAACCACTTGAATCTCTAATTTCATTAATAGTTTCGCCCTGCATGTTTGCTGCGTAGCGAGTATGTCTAGTTAATAAGTCTGTAGTATTAGTTGGAATAGCTCTATAGGTTCCATTCATTACTGAACTATGCACTGCGTCAGATAAATTATCTGTCTGGAAAGACATTAACTTACCCTTGGTTCCCTTAGTCTTGAACCACATATGGAAGTCTGCCTTACTCTGAGCTCCTTCCGGCATGAATGGCTGCACTGTTCTAGACGATACGTACTGCAGTGGTGATCGATTTGCCATCTCTGCAAATGATCTATAGCCAAATAAATCAGCTGGGTTGAATCCCAATATTGGAATTTTGAATTCTGATGCAAAGAAGTTTGCTGTTTTAGAGAAGGTTGACTTAACGGAGGTAAAGTCTAATATTTGACCCGATCTACTTTTGTATACTCCGTCAAGTTTACTGAATCCAATAGATTTAGATACTGGGTCGTTAATAGCCATTCGTGAAGCTAAGTCATGAATGACTTTCTGTTCCTCTGGTCTCATATGCGAGAATCGACCAGATTGACGAGCTTCGTCAATTGTTAAGGATTTTAATCCAAATAAGTTGTATCCACCACCAATGACACCAGAGGTCATTTGTCGGTTTTTAATTAAGAAACCTCTTAAATCAGTAAATGCGTTAGGATCAAAACCACGATTCTTTAGTGCGCCAGTAACTACATCATTAGATACTTGGCGTCCGGCGTCGTCCGTTAATTTAATGCCTAGGGTCTGGGCTGTTTTTCTTTGTAGGAATTCTGTTTTAGCTGCGGTTTGTGGGCCAGTAAAATCATGATAAGACGCCTTCATAGGCTTCAGAATTCCACCACTAACTGTAGTTAAATCATCTCTATAAAATTTATTCCAATTTTTTTGGACCTTATTATTTAGACCTTTTTGAAATTCTTTAGAAGAGAATATATCTCTAGCATCTTCTACGGAAGCTCGAAGAGCATCTGGTTTAATTGCATCTTCAAAAGTTTTTCCACCAGAAATTCCACGATATCTTTTAATTATTTTTGCAAAGAAATCGTCACTTAGATTCGCTGCGTCTGCGCCATCTTCATATATTCTAGTTTTACCAATTGTTATAATATTGGTACTATCCATATTTGCTTTTGGCATTCTGACTTTCAAATAGTCAGTAAATTGTTTGGCTTCCTTACCTTCTAACCCTCGTGAAATTAATTGATTTTCTAAAAGATCTTTAAAGGCATCGCGTTGATGACCATAGCCAAATTGAGATCTAGTAACAGCTCCATCACCAGGTCCTCCGCCACCCATGATTCTAACTCCTGTTGCAAGGTTTGATAGCCTACTGGAGTGCTGCGACTGGATCCTCTCCATTGCCCCTTTAAGGGACTGTGCAGCGTCTGGAGTTCCACCCATAGCCTTTAATACGTTAGCGTGTGCTATTGAATTTTCTAGGGCATCATAGCCTTGACCTAAAAGTGTAAATTCAGATTTACCTGCCTTAAAAGCTTCGGTCAATCCTCTAGTTCCAGGCATAAGGTCAAATACACTTTTTCCAGTGTTATTCTTAAAAAGAGCTTTGAATCCCGCATTTTTGATTTGCGACCTAGATGCCCCTTGAGCAACAGCAGCTTCTTTGGCTTGTGTTACTCCATGTCTTAGACTATAAAGGTTTTGTACAAAACCTTGTTGATTATCATAGGCTCTTGTAGCGGAACTTAAGGCTCCAGATGTTTGTGCCGAAGTCCTAAGGAATTTATTTGTTAGCGTTGCAAAGTCATGCCCTACGTCTGCTAAAGTTTCAGTTATATCAACAAAGCCTTTACTTAATTTTTTGTTGAATGGAGTGAGATTGCGCATATCATTCATTGAATAGCGAAGACTATTTAATGAACTACTACTAGCAGATCCGGCAGCGCCTACAGCTTCAAATGGGGCAATCATTGTTGCCATCATAGTTAAAGATGATTTAGTAAAATCACTAATAACGTCTGCTGGGTTATACCATTTTACTTTTCTTTTTCCTTCTTCGCGATTACCAAAAATTGGATCAACAATTGCTTTTTGTGCACCGTACATTGCTGGAAGTTCATACGGCATTCTACGACCTGCGCGCACTAATCTTTGTTGCAATTCGTCCTTATAGGCCCATACTGCTGTAGGCTCACTTAAGAAGCCAGATCCTGCAAGATTTTTTTCTTCCTTAGTTAAATATTGGTAGCCAAATCTTTCGCTAATTTTTCCATCGTAACCAGTACTTAGTTTGCCAGATTTATCAAAAGCTACTAATTTGCCATATAAATCTTCACCACTATCAACAAACCTACTAACACCTTGGAGCTCGTCTAAATGACGACGAATTTGAGTTGCACTTTCCACTATTCGAGTTGCTAGTGGGTGACCTGCTTCTGAGGAAGTTTGCAGGAATTTTCCTAGTTTTAATCCGCCTTCTCTAGTTAACTTGGAGGCGACTGTAGCTGCCACCATAACTGTAGCAGTCGAGGCAAGAAACCTCATAATTGGGTGACCGTTTAGGGCGCGACTGACCATGCCGGAGTTTGGGGCTACGCCGTCAGATTCCCCTTCACCTACAGGAATATCTCTAGATGTTACGCCGTATCCTAAGTTTTGTATTGGTCCTGGATCGCGTATCAATCTAACTCCTTAGATTATTATCCCCATAGTTTTTGAGCAATGGGGTCTTCATATGTAGATGCTCCTGGCATCTTAGACAGATTGTGTCTTGCTGCATGCATTTTTTGCTTTTCTAATTCTTCTTCAGGATCTATTAATTGAAGAGTTAAACTAGTAGATTCAATGCCGTTAATGCCTTGCTTGATTTCTATTATTTTTTCAGCTAGAGCAACTCTTTCCGCCAACTGGGAGAAAGTCATTTCATCTAATTGCTCTGGACTGTATGCACTTATAGTAGCGAGAACAAAGGCTTTCATTAAATTTTTAACTTCTGTAGCTTCTTCTCTTTTTTCTTGAAGAATTCTTTTAGCTAATTTTGCAGAAGTTATTCCAGATATATCTAATACCTCCTGAGCTAAAGAAGAAACATTCCCAGGAGGTATTAGAGCAATATTAAAATCTTCAGGATAGACAATGCTAAATTCTAAGACTAGATCTTCAACATCAGCTGAAGAAAAATCTTCTAGATCTTTATAATAAAGAATTTGACCATATTCTTTAAATGTTAGTTCTCTAAAAACTACATCTTTATTTTTAATGTTAACAGAATAAATATTTCCATATTTATTTTTAAGATCAAAAATTAATTGGCTGTCCAACATTTAATTAGAGTTGTCTAACCTCAAGGGCTACAAAGCCTGAAGCTTCTAGCACTTCTTGAGCAATGAGCGATGGCATTCCAGCCATAACTCCAGATGCTGACTGTTTGTCATATTTAGGATAGAGTACGCATAGTTCAGTGATGGCTTCTTCATTCCACATATTTGCTTCAGCCGAAGTTAATTGTCCACCTTGGACCAATTGTTCCATTTTTTTAACAATCTGCTTATATTCAACTCTATTTAATACACGCCAAACGATATGCTTGTCATAGGAAATAGAAGTCACATAAACATCTCCATAGTGCTCTTTCCACTTTTTAATCATTCCAGCGTTAGGGCCACCGTCCCAGATCTCTACATCATCGTCAAGATCTTCAATAGCTTTTGATTCTTCCAAATCAATGTCAAATTCATCAGCTGCTTCTTGAGCTCTTACGTCTACCGCATCTACATCATCAGAATATGCTAGCGTTACCGCTTCATCAAAACCCAAATTCTGGATATCTTCTGGAGTATCTGCTATTACTACTTTTCTTTCGTTTGCCATATTAATGTTTCTCCTTAGTATGTATCAGTACATAATATCATAAAATTACTTTTTTTTCAATTGTTAATCACTAGACTAAAAGCTCCAACTTGTATTCGGATCACGTAGTACTTGATCAAAAGTGCGTGAATCTGGATTAGCATTAGATGGTGCGTCAGAATCTGAAGTATTATTGGCGGACATACCTTTCATGAAACCCAGATCTGCTTCTGTAAAATAATAATCTCTAGCTATGAATTGATAACTCTCAGCGACTGGTTGACCACCTGGACTATAGTTAGTTGACATATTCATTAAGTTGACTTGCTGAAGAATTATTTTCATAGGACTGACCCTATTGTCTACTCTAATACTTCTTTGATTAACATCAAAAGACATTTGATTATTTAAATAACTAGAAGTACTTGAATCTTCCGATGTATTAGCACTGAAAGGGCTTAAAGCAGTTTCCTCTAATCCATAGAGAATTACGAAGTTAAATGGTGGATGGGCACTAAAGATACTCTTAGTATCAGCTGCTGAATCAGCTTTTGCTGGGTCCGAAGTAATCCTATCTAATTGACTGTAGGACCAATATTTTTCTATATTTTTTTCATCTTCTGATGAAAGTTGCGAATCTAATCTTGAAATAATTGAATCTTTAGGAGTTCTGACATCTTTATTCATAACCCTAGACTTTGCAGCCTTTTCTAGCATTTCTGTCATTCTACGTGGATATCTAGTAAAAATAGTTATTTCACCACTAATTATTCTTGTACCTAACATCACCGTATCATAATTATATGACCAAAATCCGTATACCGGTTGCTTCTCTTGTCTTACTGAGTAAGCAAATGAAGCTATATCTAATTCATCTTCCGGACCGAAAAGACCATCGATGTATACCTTTACATCTTCGCCACTAAAATAATAGTCATAATAATTATTAAAAGTTTTATCATTATCGGGCGCGCTTCCTGCCCAAACTCTATCTATTTGATCAGATAGAGGATCATATTGCTTATCAAATTTCCAAAATTTTTTATTATCTAACCTTGGCTCTGGCATTATTACCTACTGTCTAACAATATGTTCTATCATATTTTGATTATAAAATTCTGCTAGTTTGTCAGTGGCTTCATCGCCAAAGATATTTCTAGATATTTGTACATCTCGCTGAACTACTTCTGGACTTCTGGTTGAATCTGTTTCGGATCCAATATCCATTTTAACCATTGGTTGAATACCACGAGCCATATAAGTATACGTCTGCTCTGTGATTAAGTCATCAATAGATATTGTTTGACCTTCATCTACAATAGTAATACCAAATATTTTCATTTTGGCAGATTGTCCATACTCATTGAAGAATGAAATAACAATATCAAAAGGAGGCAACATGTCTGCTAATGGAGCAAAAAAACCATTTCTTCTTCCTAGTAGTTCTCTATATTTTTTAATTTTATAAAATGCATATTCGTTAAATACAGTAAAGATTAAACTTCCAGCTATTGTTCTTCCGCCCTTAATAAAACCCCTGGCATTAACATGGCCAAGAGTTCTAACGGGTGAATTTTCCCTATGTATTGAATATGATAACGTCTGTAGTTCTCCTAATTCAATTATATCGCCTTCATTGGTAATTCTTCCATCTTCACCTATAACAGGAATGATCATAGTTGCTACTGCATCCGCTCCTGAAAATGATATATTTTGAAGAGAGGCATTTGGATCATATGTTCCGCGAGGACCTTGATCTTCTGTCGGTTCAATAATTGCTTTTGGTTTACCAGTATAAATTTGAGTAGTCATTATTCCCTGTCCTTAAAATGAAATGTGCACGGAGGAAGATCCCCCGTGCACACCTGTCAACCTAGAGTATTTATTATCAGGGTCTGATAATATCTGACTTAAGAGCATTTGACTGAATAAAGTCAAGAGCATCGGCGTCAGCGTTGTCAATAAGACCGTCTGTTTTGATTGTGTACATAGGACCGAGTTCACGAGCAACATAAGTCATCGTTTCTTCAATGACGATGTCATCCATCGAGGCGCCTGAACCTTCATTCAAAAGTTCAACACCGTAGATTGATCTAACGGCAGCTTGGCCATACTCATTCACAAATGTGATAGTAATATCAAAGGGAGGAATCTGGTCAGCGTAGTAAGGAACTTTCTTTACAACACTGAGAGCCTGATCATTGACATCAGCTATTCCGCGATACTTGTAAGCTGTATCGCCAGGAAGCGCATTATGACTTCTTGTGTAGAAGACCTGTGTTGGGTCACCATTTGCACGGTTCTTGTCCAACATTGTATACAATGCGGGGCGATCAAAAACTGTGAAAATCAATGAGCCTGCAATACCTCTTTTTCCTCTTGAGAATGAACGAGGATTAGGTGAACCCATTGTGTAAATGGGAGCTTTTTCTCTAGTGACAGAGAAAGTAATGCCCGAAAGAGCACCAATTTCAATTCCACCAAAAGTGGCTACAATGTCTGCACCTGAGAAGGTGGTGTAGGTATTTAGGTATTTATTTACTGATGTATAATCTTCAGTTGCCATTTTGAATTACCCTCCAATCGGTATATTATAAATTAATGGCTACCTGGACTTCGATTGTTTTAAGTTCGAAGGCAGGTGTTAAAATGAGGTCAACAATCGCTTTATTCTGATTGGGAACATACGAAACTGTAAAATCGCTTCCCAATAAAGCACCCATGAGCTGCATTCCTCTTAAACCGGAAGTAATTGCTGTTTCCATCGCATTGCGAACTTGAATGTTCGATGGCTCACCAATAAACTTCTGGCAAACTTGTCTAATGACAAGAGAAGCTTCGTCAACAATTCTCTTTGTTGACAAACGCGTGTAGTCTGATGTTGTCTGACCGAATGTCAAACCTTCACCAAAAACTGCTACTTTATTAAAGTTAAGAACAACAGTATTGACACCCTTTGTGCTCAAAGCTTGCTGCTGAGTTCTTGTTGGGGCATAGCGAAGAGCTTCGACATTATAAAGTGGCTTATTGACCACTGAACTATACGAAGGAAGTCTACTCAACGAAGCTGCCAAGAAGGCTGCGCCATTTGAATAGCCAAAATCTGTTGTTCCCGACTTATAGTTAACTGGCTTAATTTCAGTAGCAACGATAGAAATATATGGTCCGACTGACTTCCAGGCATCGCCTGCATCTCTGTCTGGCAATCCAGTCAAGGACAACTTAGTTGCCGTTTGGCTCGGAGTCATTCTTTCATAGGTGGCAGTTCCGCCAAGAGTTGTACTGGCCAAGAAGGGCTTAACGCCCATAATTCCCAGACAAGGGTTAGTATTCTCTGAGATTGTCTTAACTGCAACGCCAACTTTGTAGGCCCAGTTTGTTGCATAGGCGCTATTGTTATCTGCATGGAAGCCATATTCTCTGTCATCACTGGGTGTGGCAGCGTTTGCATTCCAGTCATTGGCTTCTGAGCCACGACCCCAAGGGATAATCATGTCTGGGACTGCTGATTCTGCTGCGACAAAGGCTGCATCAAAAACAGATCCACCAAAGGTTGCACTTGTTACTGTGCACAGTGTGTGATTAAATACTGTATCACTTGGGAGCGGGACAATGAAAATTCTTTCAGCGCCAGCAGTGACCAGTTCGAGGAATGAGCGGTGTGCGTCTGATCCGCTACCGAATGCGGTAATTGCGTCAGCTTCGTTTGACACTCTAACTACGTCAAGGTCGGGAACTCCACCAGTGCCGTCAGCGGTGCTGCGCTTCGCAATAGTTACAATTCTTGGACCAACAGGTGCGTCTTGTCTCGACACACTGTAAAAACGATCTCTTATTAAGGTTGTTACTCCAGGTATAGCCATATTATTTTTAGACCTCCGATTAGGAATCTTTTAGAATCTTCATTTATAGTAACAGGTAAGTTATAAAAACAACTTCACAAACATTTTATCTGAAGATAAATATATAGGTTTGACTAGTAATTTGGGGTAGCGGATTGTTGCAAGTCAACTATATTTATGGTCACATCTTCATAATTTGGTGTAGCCAAAGATTCGACAATACCTTTCTCATATGCCATCCAAGTTCTGACATCCACAGCAACCTTCTGAATTCTATCATTCTTAATTGCAAAGGTTTTTTCAGTAGTCAACATATATGTAACGGTTCTTTTATGAAGGTCTTTACCATCCCTATTTATCTCAGAGTCAGATAACCTTCTAGAATAAATCAATTCTGAAACACCAGCTGCTTTAAAGATTGGAGTGTACTCCAACATAAAGTCTTCAAATGCCTCTATGACCTGATCAGATAAGACTGATGCATCAAGATCATCTCTAGTTGTTGTAATGTTGTTATTCTGAAATGTCCCCACTTTTGTAAGAACTGAAAATGAAACTACATTTTGAAATTTTTGTCCATAAATAGTCACTGTATTAGCTAATACATTTTGTCTCATTCTAGGCTTAGGTTCTGTAGTATGAGTTTTTCTTAGTTCCAAAGAATATACTATGATTGCTGGAAATTCCTGTAATGCAGCTAGGCCAGAACTTGATGAAGCTGGGGCGGAAGATATCTCACTCACTTGACTACTGGCAGCCATAGTATCTGAATATGTAGTACTAGTTTCTCTATTGACGCCGCTTGGAAGTATCGGTATTGTTGGATAACTTTCTTCCCACACCTTTTTAACAAGACCTATAAATTCAAGATAACTTAAATTACCAGAGTATATTTCCTCTACGCCATTTTCATCTAATCTTCGATAACCTGGCGATTGCAATACCGTATCTTTTAATTGGCTAGCCCAAATTGGTTCAGTAAATCTGCTTTTTCTTCCGTGTGAAGGAAATCCTCTATTCATATATGTCATATTAAGCTCCTGGTCCTGTTGATAGGGCAAAGTCAATCTTTTTGAGTCCTAGAGCGGAAAGGACTTCTATATAGAATATTAAACTTCCAACAACAGAACTACTTACTTCTATATTAAAAGAATAATTAACTATAATTTTATCACTCTTTAAAGATTCCAATAAAGATCTTACATCGTCTACAACTTTATCATAACCCAGTTGACCTATAGCCTTATATGCGTACCCTCTGATTCTGCTAACCAATAAGGCTACAAGTCTCATTTGCGCTGCTTTATGCAGAGTAGATTCTGGATGAGAAAGAGTATATTCATTGGTTATATATACTTCAAAAGGAGTGGATCTTCTAGTTTTTTTACCCCTATAAATACTGTTAACGCCTATATCGTCTAAACGTTGATATTCAGATTGAGATAAATCAGCTCCATATAAAGACATTGCACCTGGTATTCTAGTCCTAATTAGCCCCATATTTAATGGTTTGGATGCTAGCATTCCTGCAACTGATGCAGCTATTGATGAGACATAAGATGTTTTAATTTGGTCATGTTGATATACGGCTTCGCCATATACTGGAATAACAAATCTTCCATTATCTGAAGAAATTTGACCAGTCATATTTATTGTAGTTAATTTATCAGTTAAAATAGAATTAGATTCCAATAATTCAATATCAGAAGATATAAGTCCGCCACTCCTTGATCCTATTACTCCAATTTGTACATAACCAGTAGTATTATGAAAATCTGCACAATAATTAGCTAATTGACTTATAAAATCAACTCCACCTGTTTTAATGATAGATGTTTCCAGCGGAACGATAATATCAACAAAATCTAAGTCTTGAATTATAGAATATGTTTCTTCTAATCTTTCATAATATTTCTCATAGAAAGTATACTGACTGGGTGTGGCAGAGTTTCTATCAAATAGAGTATTAGATATAACTCTATCTGAATATCTATCTACATACTCAGACATGGGGGCTGTTGCGCAGATCATAATATCTCTAGCTCCAGCAGCGTATGCATCGAATACACCTCTTAGCAGGGGGCTAGAAAGGTCTGCTCCAAGAAGATCAATTGCACTTTGTATTGATCTAATGTTAATAGGATTATTAAATTCTATTCCATTTGCGTGACCAATTAATAAAATTGTACTTGTATTATTAGCATTTAGTTGCTGATAGTTTGCTTTATAATTAATAACGGTACTTTTATTAGGTGAAATAACTATCGGAGTTAAAGTGGAAGTTTCACCTTGGACTTGGAATTTTGCACTTATGCTTAAGTTCCCTGTAGAGTTAGTTGTTTGAGCTATAACAGAATAAATTCCCTCGTATAATTTATCTGGAATTTGATAATAAAAAGTAAATTCTTTAGAATTATTTTTCTCAATATATGTAGAGCCTGTCGGAACTTCTTCTTGAATTAAATAAGAATAAGGGCCATCAATTATCGGACCACTGCCGTATTCTCCTCTAATGACAGAAAAATATATATCTACGGGCGTTATATTCTCAGTTGGATCATATATATTTCCTTCTGAAATAAATATAAATTTGAATTGTACCGACTGACCTCTGCTAACTATTAACATATTATTTCTCTCTAGTTGCGCCAACTATCCAATAATTAATTTTACCATGTCTGCCTCTTACTGCAGTTAGCGCATCAATCTTGAACATTGTATAGTTTCTTGTTGCTTTGGCGGAATAATTTTCATATATCCTATCACCCTCTTTGGGGTAAACAGTGTCTTCGAAGTAATATACTGCGTCATACCCAGTTAAAAGACCTTCGCTGTGCTCTTGTGTTGAGTTAAAATTAGTAGTACCTGATTGCCCAACTTGTCTAGTTGTGACTAATTCAAATTGGTTATAATGATTACCGTTTGGCAGAATTCTTTGAATATGGACATTATGTCCCCATTCCCTAAGAATCTTTTTAAATGTTTTTTTTACATCAATCACGGCTTCTAAAACCTCTATTTGGCATTGGGTCTTGTTTAGCGGGGATAGTTCTTACTGCGCCATAAAGTTCTCTGTCTGTAAGATATGCAACTTTTCCGCCATCTACTTGTGGCATTTTACCACCAGAATAAACAGGACCAACAGTTGGAAGGCCTTTCATCTGGAATCCCATTGGACTAACTTTTGCAGATAGCATTTCTTTTCTAAGTGCTGTGGCAATTTGGCACCATGTAGTCGCATTATCTCTTGTTACTTTATTTCTTGGTATGGACTTGTTCGTCAGGTTAAAATCTCCAAGTCTTATGGATATTTCATCATCACCACCATAACCATATGTTCTACTTAACTCGCATGCGGTAGCAGCTTTGATATATTCGTATACAATAAATGCTAAATTAGTACCATCATCTGTGTCTATGAGACTATACAGACCTTTAACTTCATTTGAGAAATTGTGTGCGATTTCGCCTATTTCTAGCATTGTTGCGTCAGGAAAGTAAGAAAGTAATTGCTCAGGATCGATGTAAAGAGGTAATATATCTGGCGCAAAAGTGATCGTTTCATCATTTTTGAGAGTTATTGTTGGCTGATATTCTTCTACCGTAGAACTAACATACAATCTCTGTTCTACTACTACGGTATTAGAGTTTGCCAATAGTCCAGTGAATTTGACTGTATATGTATCAGCTATAGTTGGAGTATAATCAAAATAAAATATTGAACTAGATATTTGACTAGAAGTATCTGTAACAACAGTTATATTGGATGAATTCTTTATTATTACTTGTGGATTTGTTACAGGAGATAATTCTATCTCATTTCCATTAGCGTCAATATCTTTAAATTTTACAGTTATTCTAACTGTATCGCTGACTACAACTCTATCTGTTGACATCTTTTACCTCTTAGTTTAAGCGTTAGACATAATAGTAACGTCGATTGTCCCTGCCGAGTTATCCTCTAGAATAATAGTTTCTGCGCTGGAAATGACATAGGCTTCATTCTTATTTATCGATATTGCTATATATCCAGAGCTATACGTATCTTCGCTATTTAAACTTGAAATGGCATACGCGTTTGCGTTTATTGTACTTATTTCTGAGGATCCGTAACCGTCAAACATTGCAAAAGTCATATAGGATGACGTCTCAGTGTTTTCTATTACTCCGCTTGGAGTAATAACGGAATGACTATCAACAAAAACTAATGTGCTATTTACGGACGGTGGCGATATAACAATAACGCCTAATATGTTTAGGCCACCAAAATTAGTAGTTAATCCAAAAGACTGAGGAGAAACTACATATACACCACTGTAATTGAAATGATCTTGATTATAGGTTATATCCCCATTGTAGAGCATCTAAATCCTTTTATCAGAATGTTCCACAATCGAATGTTATACCATCTATAGAGCCACCGGTAATCGAAACATTATTTGAGTTTTGAGTAGCAATTGTTCCCAAACCTAGAGTTGTTCTTGAGGCAGAAGCATCTACATCGTCAACCAATGATCTACCAAATGAAGTAAATGTTGCTAAAGCTGCGGTACCAGACCCCGTAAAATATGGAAGCCTGTCTGCAGCAGAAGTCAAGCCTGCTATAGCGGCAAGTTCTGCGTCATAGGCTTGAACATCTGAGCCGATGGCTAGACCAAGGCTCGTGCGGGCGCCCGATGCACTAGTTGCTCCAGTTCCGCCATTAGCTAAGGCAATTGTGCTGCCATTCCAAGTGCCAGCTGTAATGGTTCCTACAGTAACTATGCTGTCATCGCCAGAATAGGTTCCACCAGCCACTGTAGCGAGTGTAGCGTTGTATGCCTGAACATCAGATCCAATTGCCAGGCCTAGATTAGTTCTGGCACCTGAAGCTGATGTTGCACCAGTGCCACCATTAGCCAAGGCAATAGCCGTACCATTCCAAACGCCAGTTGCAATTGTTCCAACTGAAGTAAGGCTTGAGGCAGTTACTCCTGAGCCAAGAGTAGAACCAGAAAGTACAGAAGTCCCTGCAATCAACAATGACTTGCCAGTCAGAAGATTAAGATTTTCTGAAGACGTCCATGCGTCGGTTGCGTCAACCCAGTTAAAAGTCTTGTCTGTATCACCCTTAAGAGTGATGCCACCACCATCGGCACCTGCGTCTGTCGGGGAGGCGCTTGAGCCAAGTTCGATGTTCTTATCATCAACAGTTACAGTAGTTGAATTGATTGTAGTGGTTGTGCCGTTGACTGTTAGATCGCCGGAAAGGACAAGGGAGGTACCAGTGGCAGCTCCGATGTTTGGCGTTACAAGCGTTGGCGTGTTAGCAAAAACGAGTGCGCCAGAACCAGTTTCATCTGAAATCACTGAAATAAGTTCCGATGAAGAAGTAGCTGCAAAAGCTGAAAGCTTATTGGCAGTAAGAGCTACAGTACCAGTTCCATCCGGAAGGGTGATTGTGCGATCTGCGGTTGGATCACCAGCGGACAATGTCGTTTCAAACGCATCATCTGTAGTTCCTTCAAAGATTATTGTTCCAGCTGCATTGAGGTTAAGTCCATTAAACGATGGACTAGCAGAGGTTGCGACGCTCTGACCAATTGCAATTGTCGGAGTTCCACCTTCTGTTGCTGTATCATTTGAAAGTGTTACGCCAGTACCAGCAACAAGTGATGTTACATAGTTTCCTGAAGTATTAGTTCCAAGCGCAATTTCTATAGTTGTCGAACTTGCTGCGGTTAAACGACCCTGGGCGTCAACCGTGAAAGTTCCGACCGATGAAGCACCGCCGTATGAGCCAGCTGTTACTGCAGTGTTGTCAAGGTTTAAGGTAAGCGTATCAGTTGCAGAGGCCACCGATGTTAGGCCTGTGCCACCAACTATAGTGAAGGTATCTCCACCCGAAATTGTTAAAGCTGCGCCACTGTCTGCCGCTGCTGTAAATGAAGTTGAAATAGAAGCTGTTCCAGCTGCTGTCAAGCGACCCTGAGCATCAACTGTAAAGGTTGGAATTGCGGTGCCTGAACCATACGAACCAGCTGATACTGCGGTATTGTCAAGATTAACCGTTATAGTATCTGTTGCGGTAGCTGCTGAACTAAGGCCAACTCCACCAGAAATCGTAAATGTATCGGAAGAAGCAATTGACACTGTGCCAGTATCGCCAGCAGCCGTAAATGAGCTCGATGCTGACGAAACAGCACCGTCTACATATGCTGTTGTTGCTACTGATGTTGAGTTGTTGCCAGCTGACTTTGTTGTTGCAGTTGCAGAAGCACCAAGGGCTAATGTTCCGGAAAATGTTTTATTTCCAGTAATGGTTTGAGTTCCGGACAAGCCTACATAGGCGCCAGGGCCAGCAATAGCTTGAATTGTGGTTGCAGTTCCGCCTGCTCCACCTGATCCCTTACCGTAGTAAAGGACATCATCAGCTTCATTATATGCCAGCTCTGCGTTTTCAAGGCTTGAGGGTGCGCCAGCAGCGCCGCCAGATGCTCTTCTTTTGATTCTGATTGTATTAGCCATGATTAGAAATTTCCTCCATCGGTAAGATTTTCTTCGGGGTGATTCACCCACACTGAACCATTGTAACGCAAAACGTTACCTGAGTTCACTGTGGTAATAGTAACGTCAGTCAATCCATTTAGAACTGATTGAGTAGTAATTGTATTTTCTGCAGATATTATTCTATCTTTAACTGTTAAATGACTGCCTGCTGGATTCAATCCTAAGACTGTTTGTATGGCTTCAATGGCGTCATTTGCATTAGCGTGCTGCTGATGGTGGGGTACTGTTACTGAACTAAGTGCATCAGACGATGTAGGATTGATTAATACGTCCAATGCTGCGGGATACTGGGTGGTCATAAAAATCCTTTATAAGCTAAATATTTTATATTGTTCGTTACTCCAATTAATTGTGATGGAGATAGGACTAGTACTAGCAGATACTGGAAGTCCAGTAGCTGTATCTATGTAGGCTAAAAGTCTTGATGTAGATCTAACTCCAGTATCTTTATATAAAACTAGATAGGCAAAACCGCTAGTCCCGTAATCTTCTATTGTAATATTATCTGCGTCAAAGATACCAGAAGCTGTTGTTTTTCCGGTCAGTAAACTAGTTGTCGCTACAACTGAAGCTTCACTAATGCTTGACAAAAACTCATGTGTACTTAAATTTACTGTATAAGTATTTTTAACTAAAGCAATTTTTATAGTATTATCAGTTAAGTCAAATAAACCTTCCAATAAACCTTCTTTGGCCTTTGCATATAGTGCATTAGCCATCAGATGCCTACTTCTGAAGAAACGATAACTCTATATTTATATCCAGTCTCAAAATAAGTTTTACTATCCGTATAATAAGAGGGTGTCGCATCAGTTGATGGGAAGTCTATGTAAACATCTGGCTTCCATGAATGCATCGAGACTCGTGCTGGAAGTGTTTCCCATCTTATTGGTGTTTTCTGTATTTTCTTACGCTGTGCTTTAAAATACTTACTAGTTAAGAAGTTTGATGCTGGACGAGAGCTGAATGAAATAGTAGTTCTTCCATTGTTTTCATCATTTCCTATGTAGAAATCACCATTATTTGGACTAACAGATTCTATATAGAAATTAGGATTTTTAGCTAAGATTTGATAGCCGGTTTCAATATCAGCTCTAATAGATTTATCCTCTACTAAAACCTCATTTAAAACAGTAGCTTTACTTTCTTGTAAAGTAGAAGGTGTTGCAGACTCTGTCTGACTCGTAAAACTGACTCTCTCTTCAGGAACAGTCATTCCTGAAGAATCTAATAAGCTTTGAACGCGGAGAACATAGTTGGCATTGGGAGCTAAAATTACATCCCAGTATAAAGTTAAAGTTCTACTAATCTGATTGTAATCAGTAATAGTATTAATATCCCTAAATGGCGAACTTACCTGAACAGGTGTAGCTGCGTCAGTATAAACTAAAAAATTTGCATTAACTAAGGACGCTATTTTAATAGTCCTACCGAATTTAATGTTAACAGTATTAACGCTTACTGTAGCGTTATCAATGAGATATAAGGCCACTCAACACACTCCAAATTTAAAACCTAATGTAATAGTAATAAATTAATTCAATAAAAAGCAGAGGGGGCAGTAGATTTCTCCACCGCCCCCAAGCTTCAGGGTAATTTGTAACTATAACGACCCTAAGGTTTTTATCAGGCTGTTTCGTTAGTAACCATGACTTCGTAGTTACGGCTGAGTCTGACGTTCTTAGCAACAGTGATACCTTCACCGTCGCCCAGCATGATGATGTCATAACGCTCTTTCATCTTGAGCTGGCGAATATCGCGGCCCGGATCGTCGAACTGATCGGTGCTCATCTCGTCCTTGACGAGAATTGTTCCGACTTCATTGCGGTCGATGAGGAAGAGGTCTGACTTAGCTGCTGTTGCGCCACTCTTAGCTGTGAAGCTAACGAAAGGAGAAACAATAACGTTCAGTCCCATAGGAGCAGTCTGATTCAACGAACCCTCTGGAGACTGAGGACGATAGCCCCAGCTTGTTCCAACGCCCGATGCTGAACCGCCGTGATGGAAGATGGCATCCTTGAGGAAGACCGACCACATGAGGGGGTGCAAGATAAAGTCTGTTGGAATATGGTTTTCAGCCATGAGGACTGCAGCCATGTCAATGATGTCGTCCCACTTGACTGTCTTATTGGCAGAGCCATTAATGTCAAGACCGGTTGTGTCATCGTAGCCAGCGTCGTCGTTATCAAAAACGATTGTAGCTGCATCTTTGAATCGGCTCAGAGCAATTTGCTCCTTAAGGCGAGCCATAGCACGGCCAGCTGCGCGAACATGCAGACCAACAATGTCCCAAAGTGAATCAGCGATTACTTCTTCCGTGAAAGAAAGCTTAACGCCCTTCTTCGAGACTTTGCCCTCTACCTGCTTTGCGAAAGCGAGTGCTTGTTCTGGATACTCTTGTCCTTCTGGGATCTCAGCAGCTTGAATAGCATTGACGGCCGGGAATTCCAATGAACGTCCCTTGCCGAGACGAACAGTGGAAAGCAATGGAGTCACTAAAAGCTGTGGCTCTGCTGCTTCTCTGAGCGTACGTGAGAGAACTTTCGGGAAAAGTGCTGCTGCGTCTGACGATGCAAAAGCTTCCTTAATTGTTACTCTGTTGTCTGCGTCGATATACCCGTCCTCGGTCATTGCTGTCTCCCAAGCTGGGAGACCCGAGAGGAGCTCTTGGATTGTCTTAGTCATCTTAGGAATATTCCTCCTGTGTTATTGTTTCTTATTTATTAGAGTGTCAGGTTGACGCGGAATGCACCAATGACATTAGTTACATCTAGATTCGAACGAATACCGAGCTTACCATTATTAGGACCAGCCTTGGTAAGTTCATAAACGGTCTTCAACGCACCCGGATCTGATGGAAGCTGCATGTAGCTGAGGAGGCCGTCATCAAAGTTTGTAGCAAACTTCTCGACTTCGACAACCTTACCTACTTGCAAGTAGCTGTATGCGGAGCTGCCACTGAAGAAATCGGTAGCTGCAGCCAATACTGGACGTCCCATTACATCGGAACGAACTACTGAACCAACTGTCACGTCATTGTTAATACCGCTGACCATTGGATACTCTACATAACCGTGTGTGATAAATCCAGCACCTTGCGAGGTACCCTTATCAAAAGGTCTGTAAAGATCATATTGTGCGCAGCCGATAGGAATCGAACGAGCAGGCACAGTAACTGTGTCAGTTGCTCCGGACGAGTAAGCGGGTGTTGCACCAGCTGTGGGGTCCCACGCTGTGTTGCTCATATTGTCGCCCCATGACTTGCTTGAGCTTGTACCGTTAGCGGGAACAACTCGGGCATCGCCATTTGAGTCGGCTACGACCGAAAGGATGGTTCCCTTCGGAATGACAATTTCGAAGCGATTATCTTCTGTGTCATAATACCATGTGGGCAGACCGGGGTGTGGCAACAAGTATGCTGCGGGAGCTATGCCCTCAGAAACAACGAAGCGACCTGAACCGGTCTTACTATGTACTTTGCGAAACTTTGCTAAACTCATTTTTTATCTCCTTAAATATTAAAGTTTACGTCTACCCATAAGGGCATCAACTAGAACTTGCTCAAAAGACTCTTTCGGATCTGAAGCCTTAACGGGTTCTTCTTCCATGTCTATAGTAAGCACGTTATCTTCTTTTACCGAAACTTCGGCTTCTGAAGTAATTGTGGGCATGTTTAACATCTCGCCAATTCTTTTACCAAGCTTGCTTGGTGTCTTGGCAAGATCTCTCAGGCTATCGGCCAAAGAAGATGCTGTTCTTGTAGCATACTCTTCAATTAGTTTTTCACGATCATCTGATAGTTCAAAACCAAGTCCGATCTTAGTATCGACAACTCTTTCGACCAATGTTCTATGTAATGCGCTCTTGAGTTTCTTATTTTCTTCTTCAAGGGATTGAATTCTAGCTTTTTCATTTACATCCTGCTCAGAGACTGCATTTGTGTCAGTGAGGTCTGCTCCTGTTATTTCTTTCCCTTGATCTTCTTCGGCTTCAGATGAATTAGCTGAATCAACTTCTTGATTACCTAGTTCTTCTGCCTTTTCAAGCAAAGCCTTAGATCCGTTTTCTCTCCACTCTGATTCTTCAGAAGACATTGCTTCCATCTTGAGTGAAGATCTGAGCTGCCAAGCCCACTTCTTATGCATATCATCACGTTCTGCCAAGAAATTAGCAATTCCTTGTTCATTAGCTTCATTCGCAGCTGCGAAAGCCAACAGGACTGATTCATTAACCATATTATTCTTAGTTAAGAGATCTGCTGCTAATCCAAGAGCTTCCGTTGTAGAAGAATCATCCTTGAAGGATGCGTCCATAACAATCTGAGCAAGCGTGATTGGTGTTCCTTGAAGCTTTCTTACATTTTCTGCAATTGAGTCTATTGCTCCCAGTGCATCTTCGTAGATACTCGAGAATAAAATGTGGAACTCTGTAAAATCTTCGCCTTCGACATTCCAATGAGCTCTATGAGCTGCAAAGTAAAATGTGAAAGTGTCAGCCAAAACTTTTTGAAGACCGGCAATAGTGCTAGCAGAATCTGCCTCAGTAACAATAACTTCTGATTCGACTGTTTCTACTGATTCAATCGTCTCTTCTGATTCAACTGCCTCTTCTGATACTTCTGATTCCTTAGCTACTGACATTGTAGAAAGATCATCACTTAATTCTTGGACTGCAGCGAGGATATCATCGCTGTTAGTGTCTTGATCCATATTGGAATTCTCCTGACAATTATCGATATTTTTATTCTGATCAGATAGTAATGAACTATCATTGTATTTGTAATTTTCGTTCTCCTGTATGGATAGGGCTGTCAAAAATGCTCCCTTTAACTGGAGATAGATCGGCTTAGATTCTTTCTTTTTCATATCTGAGAGAATTGATCTATTTTCTTGAATTGAAAAGATATCTTCATTGTCCATACTTAGTATGAATGCGTTGCTTCGAGCAATCCAATTTTCCGAATCAGAAAGTTCTGTTTTGCCGTCAATTGCCCTTAGAGCTCTAACGCCTGACTTTTGATCTGCGGGTTGATTTACGAATGAGTACTCTTTAAAACTAATGTCTTGCATATCCACATAGGCGAGTTTGCCCTTATAGACTTTGCCTCTTTTGTATTTCACAACTTTGGGTCTACCTGATGCGTCCTCTGTCGCCAAATCTTCTCCTGAGACACTGCAAACTGCCTTGCCAGCCCTTCCGCCGACAGAACCAGTCAAGTATCTCTTATCGAGAACTTTTTGCGCAGCTACGGGATCAGTGATTGCTATCTGCAGGCGGACGAAAGAAGAACCATCTTCTTCTTTATCCATTTTTGCAGCCATAACCCTGCCAATAGCTTCTGTGTTTAAATCATGATTCAGGATAATTGGCTTTGGATATGGATCTACCCATGATTGAAGTGCTTTTTCTAATTCTACTGCGGAATAATTATTATAGTTAGAAGTGAGACCCTCGTGGATTGCAGCGACTTCTATTATTAAACCGTTCTTTGAATTAAATGACTCTGAAAAATTGATATCCGACTTAGAAAAGTCAGGAAGTTCTAATGTAAAATTTTCTATAAAGTCAAATGACATGTAAATCACCTATTGATGTATAATTCTTTTTTATATAGTAAGTTTATTTTTATAACATTAAACAAATTTATATGAATATATCAGACTTTAGCATAGTTGTCTGATAAAGATTCGTATCTATCATCTCCATTTTGGAGAAATGATTGATAAAATACTTCTGACATAATATGTGGAGCGTAAATATACGATGCACAGTATAGCTTAAAATTTTCTTGTTTACAAGCTAATGACCAGCCTACATCTTCGCCTTGTTGATGAACATTATAGGATATATTATTATATACATCTTTACTCATCATTTTTGCAGCCATGATTACATCTGATTGAAAATATTTTCCAAGTTCATATTTTTCTTTTCTATAAGCTTTTGATGGATCATCTTGTCTCCAGTCCATAACACTTGGATACAATGTTCCAATCGGTGTCATAAACATAAGGGGATTGACTGCATCTGCTCCAGATTTAATATGAGCTATTAATAACTCTATTGTATTTGGATTTGTCAATAAAATATCTGAATCTAAACTAAAGTAATAATCAGGCTGGACATCGCGTACTGTCTGTAACAATGAATTTCTTAAAGAAACCATATTAACATATTTAGATATGTTCCACTGTCTTCCATTATTTGAATGTTCGAAATGAGGAATATCTTCTCTTACTTTAATTTCAAAGTAAGGTATATTTTTATCGAATCTTTTCCAAGCTTCTAATGAAGCTATTGTTTCTTTATCATCTGGAGAGACTTCAAAAACAAAACCAATTTCCTTGAAATTAACTGACTGATTTATTAGGCAGCGTATCCAATGTGGAAGAATCCAAGATCTTTTGTACATTGGAGTTCCAATCAAAAGTTTCATGAATTATTTTTTTTCTTCCTCTGATACTACGGTAGTAGTTTCTTTCACTTTCATGACTGGCTTGTCTTGCACGGGCGCGGGAGCAGGTGTGGGCGAAGAATCTTCTTGAGTAGATAAAGTTTCTTCAAGTTCGGTGATTCTATCAATTAACTGAGTAATAATATCAAAAATTACTTCAAGGGCTAGTCTAGTTTGGCCATTATCTACAACTTTTCCTAGACCTTTGACAGCGTCTTCCGTTCCTAGATATTCTGATATTTTGTCATTCTTTATTGTCATTTTCTTCGACATTTATTTCATCCTTTTCATCATTTGTATAAACTATAGTATACTCTGATTCAAGCGCATTTTCAACTAGTGTCAACCAGGCATTATCTGATCTTCTAATATTTGCCGATGTATTTCTTCCCTGTTGATTGGTTGGGCGTATTACATTACCCGCACCTTTTCTTTTATTAGGAAGATTTCTTTGGCCCTTTTGCGCAGGGTCTTGTTTGTCCGCGTTCATGGTAGCGTCTTTAGACTTCAACGAGGCATTTAATTCCGTCTGCCTTTTACTCATATCTATCTGAATCTGTGCTTGAATAGCGGCATAAAAGTCTTTCGGATCATGCTCAGCATCCATGCCTAATTCCATTCTTGCTTCAGACAATCCGATTAAATTACTTGCAAACTTTTGAATAGTATGAGTTTCTTTTTTGACTTGAGTATCGACATCTATTTCGTTAAACTTAAAGTAACAACGATCTGAAACGCCACTTTCAAGTGGATTAGTCATAGGATCAAATCCACCTTCAAGTAGAAGTTCATTGAATAAATGAACTCTTACCATTTCAGAGAAAAGCTTTTGATATTGTTTAACCTTATCATAAAGAGCTGTATCTAATCTATCTGTCATGGATCTATTTCCACCACCCATTGACATGCCCAAATGATGAGGTGCCACACCCAGGCCAACAGAAACTCTTTCCTTGAAGTGATCGAGATATTTGGAGGCGTCGAGTGCTGTATTTGCAGCACCAATAACTTCTATGTTATGACGGAAAGGTAGAATTAATCCACCTTCTGCTCTAAGATTTTCTAATTCTTCCCCAGCTGTACTTATCTCATGGGGTTCTGCTGGTTGATCTGCGGTTCCTATCGTATATTTATATAATGGGAATAATTCTCTATGCACTAGGTTTTGAATGTCTTCTTCTATTTGTCGAAGAGCGACAATATCATCCAAAGCTGATTCTATAAATGGTGTCCCAAATGCCCTACCAGTTTTCTTGTCGATATAGACATGAATGACTTTATCTGCCGTCCATACAGGATCACGATCCGTCGGCATATAGGTAAGCGGATCTGTACGCTGTTGATACTTCTGGGGTCTGTTGTGTTTATCTCTTAGAATTCTTACTTGTTCAGTAGGTATTAGGTAATATCCAACAACGGGTTGATCTGTATTAACCCCCTCCAAAGGAGTTGGGAAATACTCAGATATATCACCACGAGCTTTAACTATAAAGGCATTTCCATATTTAAAAAGATGATCTGTAACTTCTATTAAAAAATCTAAGAAAGGACGTTTCATAGCCATTTCCATAAAATCTATTCTTTGATATAAGTAGGAAATTGCTTCCGGATTCTCACCTACAATTTTCCAATTTTCTTTCCAGAATAATTCCTTATATTTATTTAAGGCCTGCTTTACGTAGGAATCAGTATCAGCTGCCTGCATGATCCTATAGAAATCATATGGAGAGGGTTCAAATGTAGATCTTTTACTGAAAAAATAGGTATTACCTTGAAAGCCAAGAGCTAACGATGCGACTTTCATCGATCTACTAACTGATCTAATCTCTTCGCCATCTAATGCCTTGGCTGTAAAATTATTATTTTTATCAACTTGCCTAAACGGCAAATAGTCAAAGACTGCCATGTATCTCTCCAATACGAAAACTATATATAATAGTAGCTAAAGTGGTGTTTTTTTATAAGTTAATCAGTTAGTGTCAAGATTAGCTTTATCAAAAGCGTTTTTCATAATGATATTTTTAACAGCTTCAATCCAAAAAATTGTCTCTGCTTCATTAAAATCGCTTCTGTACTGGAGATTTGCGTTTGAAATTTTAATTTCAATTGCGAATTCCTTGGCTTCTACTGGATCAGTTGCTTGAATTTCTTCAATTATTTCAGTTGTTTCTTCTGACATTTTATTTACCTCACTCAAAGTTGTCTGTTTTTGTTTGTTTAATTGTTTTTTCTGTTTTAGCTGGTTGCATTGTAGCGATTAGATTGGCAATCTTGATGTTCAACTGTTTAATTGTAGCTTCTTTTACCACTAAATCAGTTGTTAATTGACCAATTTTTTCGCTGAATGTTTGAACCAAGATATTAATATCTAGATCGTCCATATTCACCTTTCGTCAAAATCCTAAACAACTATTATATCACATAGGATATGAATCTGGGAGAGTGTTAATATATACTTCTTGATTTTTAATTCTTTTAGAGTATATACGATACATATCCATTATCCAGTGTTGAACAAAATCTGGAACTACCGGGTCTTCCCAATCCTTAATAAGTAGTGTTGGATCATTCTTGATATACTTTTCAACTGTTTGTGCGGGTATCTCAAGTAGGGCATCTCTTACTTCTAAGGGCATCTGTATCGCCCTGAGGACTCTGTCGCTAATCACTGCTATTGGTTCTCTATTTCCAAATTCAGAATAAGCTAAACCCCACTCTATTATAAGTCTAAAAAGCTCTTCTAAGGTAGACCCTATGCATTGTGGGTGTATGGCCCATAGACTTTTTGAATCTTCTTTTGAAAATTGATCTATGTAATCTCTATCTATTTCATCGTATGTAATAATTGCATGTGGCGCTAAATCTAAAACTGTTTCATGTCTAGTTACAATCTTAAATTTACCTAAGGGATTATCATCTAGTCTTTGTATTCCATGATTAGAAATTGTTTTAGACATAAAATCCATTGTTCCATGAGTTATGTCTTCAAAACTTTTAATCATATAATTATTATTAGAGCAAACATCACCATAAAAACTTTCACTATATGTTGGAACTGCTCTCCATAGCAAAAAACCTCTATATTTTCTTTCGCATGGATTTTTTAATTCGATGTCCCAATTAAGTCTATTTTGATTCCATGAATATAAAAATTCTGCTGAAAGTTTGGGTTCTTCAACTGGAGGTCTCCAACAATTCATATCTTTGTTCCAAACCCAATTATTGTACGGTTGTTTTTCTTGATCCTTATTATCCAGTAAATGATTTACAGAAGAATATGATATTGTTAAAATATCTGAATTTTCCCCTATAGCATGAGCTTCAATGCTAGCTTGAGTATTGAGAAATGTGATTAATTGTTTTAAAGTATAAATTTTAATATCAAAAAAGTTAATTGATTCTTTTTTTAGATTAGAAATCTTAAAATTACTATCAACTTGAGATATAGTTATTCCATCGCGCGTTTCAAGAATAATTCGATCAGAAGAAGTAATGTAATCTCCCGCAATATCGTAAATGCTAATTCCTTGATTTTCTTTTAAAAAACTAATATATTTCATGAGTTACACCTTAATATGGAGTTCCTGATCTTTTTCTCTTCTTGGAAATTTTTTATATTTATCCATAATCCAATACTTAAAACCCTCTGGACATTCAGGGTCTAAATGATCTTCTTCCAGAATTGTTGAATCACTAAATATAAATTTAGATAAAGTTTGTGGAGTTAATGACATTATCTCATCAATAATTTCTTGAGGAATTTCCAATGCCATAACAACCTCATGAGATAGCAAAGCTGCTGGTTCTCTGTTTTGTAATTCTAGATAAGCCCAGTTCCATTCTAAGATTATTCTAAATAATTCATGAATTGTTCGAGCTTCAATATGAGGATGCTTCTTCCACGTTAGATGTCCACCATTTTCTACATACTCAGGAATCGATTCATGATACATGACAAATGCATGAGGACATAGGTCTAACATAGTAATTAATCTTCCGTGATACTTGCCTGACTCAGCGATAGCTTTTCCATATTCAATTTGTTCTTTCATGAAATTATCACTATTATTTAGTTCCTGCATGCTCTGCATCATAAAATTATTGGCTGAACAAACTTCTGCATACATCTCTCCATTTACTTTTGGCGTTGCATTCCATAGTGCAAATGATCTAATCATTCTATTATCCGGATATCCTGACAATGCTATATCCCAATCTAATCTATTCTGATTCCATGTTAAATTAAAATCTGGAGACAGAGCTGGCTTTTCTTTTGGCGGAGCCCAATGCCCTTTATCTTGATTCCATACCCATTGTTCATGGGGCATAATTTCTGGATCGGTATGTCCATTCAACTCATCAAACGGGGGGGCCGTACTAATATTAAATACATCTCTAGTTCCATTCATGACTTGAAGTGGATAATCAGAGTTACTGTTTACAAATTCTCTTAATTCTTCAATTGAATGAATTTTAATATTAAAAAAATTAATTGATTCTTCTGTCAAATTTGAAAAATCAAAATCATCATTAACTTTAGAAATAGATAATTGACCAAAATAAGAATCAAGTAAAAAAAATGTCTTATCACTAGACGGAAAAAAAATGCCTAAAGTTTCATATATATTTATATTATTTTTATATTGAGAAAACGTTACATATTTCATTTTTTTTAATCATCCAGTGTTTCATAGGTTATATATACTTGCACTTCTGTTACTGTAGCATAGTATAATCCATCGCCTGAATAATAAGCGGAATCTATATCGAAAGCTATGTTATATGGTGGATCATTAATAACATCTGGAGTTATTGTAGTCGATTGATATGCTGTCCTACTGCCTAGATTCCCATAGTAAACTCCGTCAACAACTATATTAGATAATGCGGGGGTAGCGGTAGGGCCAACTCTAATGGAGAACTGATATAGTTTTGCATTTCTATAACCAGTGGGTAATGACGGAGTGAAGTTTGCCGAGAATGATTCTGTCACTCTGGATGATACTTTACTGGATGTTGTGACAACATAAGATGCTTGACCGGTTGCTACAGACAACGGAACATCAGCCCCATAATCACCATCTATTCTTGTGAAGTAGTTATCTGCTGCTGATGTATAGTCACTAGTTCCGCCAAAAACGCTAACACTATTTCCAGCCGTAGTACTCACTATTAAAGTACCTCCAGAAGAACTAGTACAGTTACCTGGTGTTGTTCCTGTTGGAGCTAAATAAACTGTTCTTCCAGAAGCGGAATATACTAAGTAATTTTGGTTAAATGCACTATTACTACTTCCCGAAATCCTAACTTCATCGGCAAACTGTAGTATACATCTGGTGGCGGAGTCTAATGTCAGGACAACATATGCCGATTGTGTTGTATCTCTTGATAAAGAAGTAACTCCATATCTTAAACTGGAAATTGATGTAGATACTGATGGTCTTCCAGCCTCAATTGCATGATTGGAGTTTAAGTAATATAGGTTTGTGGCAAAACCAGCAGTTCGTTGAAAAAAAGTTATTGGTTGATAATTGGTACTAGTTCCGTATTCTGTATGATAAGGATAAGAGAACCATATTGAACCTTGATTTCCGTCCGAACCCATGGAAGAGGTGTATCCTGAAGCGTTAGAACTCGATGTTGTACTACTGGCTGATATCCAGCCGGTATTATGGGAAGTCCATGTTTTCCCTCTTATTGCGCCAGACCAATCACTCCAGTCCCCATACTCTACGATAGTTTCGTAATAAACCCTTGCCCTAAATCGGTATTCTCTTGATTGAATAACAGAAAAATTTTGTCCATAATAACTTGTACTAGTTCCGGTAACAACTTCAGTTCCAAAGAATGAAGTTGTACCTAGCCAGGTAATACCGCCCCTAGCTCTATATTGCCATTCCCACTGAATTTTTGCATTACCGTTATTATATGCATTAATATCAGTAAGTATGGCTAAATTGGTATCTGAAGTATAATCAGCAATCTTAAAGGGCACTTGCGCCTTGTGGAATGGATAAGTAGCAGTTCCGCTAGAAAAAGAACTATAAGTACTATAAGAGTTTATCGGAGACGCATAATACGTTGCTGCCGTACAGTAATAGGTTACATTTGGTGTCAAACCAGTAAATTGAACAGTTCTAGAAGCAGTTGTATCATCTAAGGGGAGAATGCTGCTATTAACTGTTTGGACAGGCGTAGTTCCGCCATAGATGTATAAGTCAAATTTGATATACGCAGTAACTCCGTTAGTTGAATAGTTGGCGCTAGAGCTAGATGAAAATGATATTTTTGTGGAACTAATTGTCCCTGTGTTGGTTGGTGTTGTTGGCGTTGTCTTTGAGTATGATATTGTTGAGGCATCTAGTGTCAGTACTGTGCTAAATTCAACAAACTGGCCCGCTAAGTCATAGAATGCAATATAGGCTGAAAAATTATACGAAGTTCCTGGGCTCAAAGTAGAAAAGGTAAATGTTTGATTTATTGCACTAGTCGTCGGTGAAGCTGGGCTACTCTGAAAGTTTCCTGAATCATTTGTCCGATAGGCAAAGACTCTTTTATTTTCGGAACTTGACGTTTGTACTCTTACTGTTACGGAGGTTGGAGTTGCACTAACAAAACTAAAAGTTGGATTGGTATTAGTTATTCTTGAATAAAAAGTTGACCAATCATTTGCTCCCGCACCAGTTTTAATTTCTCCTTTATTAACACTTGCCCAATCGTTACCTCCTGGTCCTGTTTTAATTTGTGGATTAGTTACAGTTGTCCAGTCATTTGCCCCAGCTCCTGTTTTAATTTGTATAGTCATAATAAAATCCTAAGAAAGATATATATCTCCAATAGCGCCATCAGTTGGCCTTCCACTACCATATTTGATATTTCTTAAAATCATAGTATTTAAAGCTCCACCATTAGTTGTCACGCCAGCACTAAAACCATTAATACTTGATGTAACAACTCCACCACTAAACCAAGCTACTCCAGTTGGAGAAATAAATGATAAAGTTGCCCCAGACCCTGCATATATACTACCGCCATATCCTCCTGGATCCCCGATGCTCCAGCCACCTATTGATCCAGATGACGCAGTTATTACTCCAGTAAAAGATGCTATGCCATCTGAACCTATTGAAACAGTATTGGTTCCTAACGCATTATATGCTTTTATTCCTGTTGAATTTATTTGCAGTCTTGCTCCAGAAGATCCAGTTTGAACATTTACAACACCTAGATTAATTGTTCCAGTAGTAATGACTCCACCACTAATTGCAGTTACATTAGAGTTTACTTGTCCCCCAGTAATTAAACTTGTTGCTGCAGTACCGCCAATAGTTAGAGTAGTTCCATTCCAACTCAATTGATCCTTTAAGGAAAATTGACCAACGTTGTCAACATAGAACGCTGTGTTCGCATTATTGAAAGTTCCTGTTCCAATATACATTTTTGTAGAACTTATAGTTAGTCCTGCAATTGATCCACCAGTAATCGCATCACCATTATCAAATGTCCCAGGGGTTGATCCATCTGCAAACTGCAGGGTACCTCTTATTGTTAATGATGTGCCATTCCATAAAACATAGTTAGTTGCATTTCCAGTTCTAAACTGACCATTAGAGTACCAGTAGTTGTATGTTGGGTCACCAATAGTCATGCCACCGTTACCACCGTTGATAGCTCCATTAATCTTTAATTGATTAGGGGCAGTTCCCACTGTAATGCTATCTGCGGATAAAGTCGCTGTTACGGAAACATCTGATCCAATTGATATACTATCATTGTCGTAAGTAATTCCATTTGGTCCGCCCAAACTAAAATGACCATCTCCTCTAATCTGCCAACCTTGTGTACCTGAAGTGTCCAGGTAAGTGGTTGATTGAATAATGGAGTTCGCTCCATTAAGATTGATGGTATGAGACCCAATTGTTCCGGCAGTTATTTTTGAGGCGGTTAAAGATCCAATATATTGATTGTCGATTAAGGGAGTGTGTGGGTCAGTTTGGACCAATGAAGTCCACGGTCCTACGTTTCCAGTTGTGTCGATAGTTCTTGCTCTACCCCAAAAAGGCGCAAGCCCGCCACCATCTTCTTCTAACTGGAGATTACTTACTCTGACAGTAAATACGTTGGCGTCAGCAAAACCAGTTAATGGGCCATCTTCATCAGACATATTGGAATTTTCATATAATTCATATTCATATTTTCTTACGTCTAGATCTTGACTATAATCAAAAACAAACATAACATTTTCTAAACCAGCATAGAGTTTAAGATTAGTTAGTGCAGAGGGTGTTGTTGCGTCGGTTGGTACTTGAAATCTAATAGTGTCTGAATAATCAGAAAGAACATTTAAATCAGAGTTCTTAGCCCTGACGGTAAGAACGTATTCTTTTCCAGGTTTTAAATTTTCTATTTTCTTTTTTATAATAGCCATGTTATCTGATTCCACCTATGGATACAAAAACTGCTTGATCACTAATTTGTTCTTTATTAATACTTAAGTATAAATTATAACTAAAAGAATAAGAAGATATTTTAATATTATTTCCAGAAGATATAATATTTTTATCGGTAATTGTTTGAAGTTCTAAATTATAATCTCTATAATTTAAATCATTATTTTCGTATAAAATAACATTTTCTTGCAATGTTGTATTGTAACAATCCACTACTATCCAGTCAAGTTCTAGGGCCATATTTGGAAACTCTACATTTTGCAGACCAGTTAATTTAAGTTTAAACTTTCCATAATCAGGTCCTTTATTGCCATATATTTGTATGCTTGGTCCTGTAAAAGTTAAATACAATTTTGAACCTGGATTTGAGGAAAGACCATTATTCCAATCGAGATTTGGATTTATAAAAGAAAAGTTATAGGATGACTCCGATCCAGCAACAACGTCATAATCAGTTATATCTACTTCAGTAAATAATGAATTGAACTGAGCTTGCTCTGCTGATGTGACCTGGTAATCTTCAGAGCTCAATAATTTAACATATCGTAAGTTTCCAGTTTTATAATATATACTATATTGACTTATTGTTTCTATGTCTGCTTCATGATCTTCGGCTGCTTGAAAATATAACGTATCATTGTTAATAATATTATTTACTGGAACCATTCCAGAGTCTGACCCAATAGTTTCATATACTACTAGATATGAAGAATGATCTTCTAAGAGATCTAAAGAACTATTATAATATTTTTCTATTTCCAGATCAGTTACATCTATAAATAGCCATGTATCTTTTAATATTTTATCATTAGGCGTGAACTTGTTGATAGTTCTTTTAACGAGCGGATAAGAATAAGTTGTGGATTCTCCTTGTTTAAAATATTTAAACCATGTCATATTAAATTACTTCCGTATATAGAATTTCATATTCATGAGTATTTAGTGTGGCGTCGTCTACTTCAATAGAAATAACTGTATCAAATACTGGAACTCCGCCAGGAATTATGTCAGATATAAATCCATCAACTGTAACTGATAGAGGTTTAACTGCATATGAATTTTGAGTCGCGTTGAGTGCTCTAATGTTTTCATAGTCAATATCGGTAGATTTAATTCGATGCGAACCATCTGATCCAGTGTGCGCGTGCTCACTCAGATCAACTCCATCTATAGTAATTCCTTCTTTTACGAATATATCTCCAGTAATATTTCCTTTATCTTTTAATATATACTGAGGATGATCATCGTCTAATAGGCCATCAAGTTTGGAATGACTAGATAAGAATGTATTATTTCTATTAGTATTGCTATATATATTTCTAAATAATGAAGAATATAGATCGTTCTCGACTGTTTGTAGTACTTGTCTTTTCTGCACTGATTTATTTCCTAATTGAGAAATGTAATTTGCATACTTTCTTTTTTCGTGAATTAAAGACATCATAGAGTCTACGCGTGCAGACATCATTTCGAATCTTTGCATACAGTCTGCGTGGATTGAAGCAAAGTTACCTTTTATTAAATTAGTAGCAACTATTAATTCTCCAGATAAAATTGGATTATCTTTGGAAAATTTAGTTGTTAAATAATCAAATTCTAATGGATTAGATATATCTTTAGATATTCTCAAGGATGGACTAACAAATCTACTATAGAAGATTTCACAATTATCTATTAGATCTCTTTTTAGGGAAGCTATTTGATCATTAATTTCAGCGTCAACTGCGTTTAGTCTAATCGCAAAAAAAGCTTGGAATTGAGCGGCTTGCTTCTTAGATATCTTATCCAGTTCGGCATTGGGTATTTCTCCTGGCTTTGAAACGATTGTTTTTGCAATCCGTTGCGAATAATGTACTGCGATTTTCCCCCATGTGTCATATTGTAACGCGATTTGTTGCTGTGTTGGATTTTCATATTCATCCCCAAAATCAAGTAGTAGTGAATTTTTAATATAACTAATTTCATTTAAAAATAAGTTTAATAATTTTCTTAATTGATAGAAATATGAGAATGTTGCTTGAGCTACAGCTTGATCATATTCATTAACTAATCTCCTTCCTGCGGTAGAGGCGTGTCTTTCGGCAAATAAGTACTCATCAAAACAGATGTACCTTGGTGGATTATCTTTAGCTACTGTATTAATATCATCAACTATCGTTGGAATTGTTTCTATATTATCTTCTATAACTTGAGTACGAAAAACAGTTTCTTGTTTTTTATCTGGAATATTCATTAGGGGAGATGATTCGTCCCAAATTCTAAAATGTGATTCTTCAAGATCTGGATCAAGATATGGATTAATATAAATTTTTCTTAAAAGATTATTTTCTATATTATCTTTAGTTGCAGCTAGGATATTTTCAGAATTTAATATTTGTTGTTTTACAGAATCTAATGGAATATAATAATCTGTTCTAAAACTATAATCTGAAGCGTTAGGTAGAAGTCCAGCTAAACGAGGTGGGATTTGATTTGCAGGGGCTTTATCCCTATAGAAAGTATCGCCAAATTTATAATCTGCGTATATCTCTTTGGCGTCAGTTGAGTAACTTTGGATATTGTTTATAGACATAATAATCCTTAAAACATCTTTCTAGAAATTCGACCACTAGAGTTCTTCTTTCGACTCATCCCAGTAGATAAAGCTTGAACTCTTCCAGTGATAAAATTACTGGGATTCTTTTCTTCTTCATCATCTTTAGTACCAGGTTTAGTCATAAAAAACTCATTAGAAAATGATTGAGTCTTATCTGCGTAGTTAGTTCTAGCAAAATCTCCATAGTTTTGGGTAATAGCCAATAGGGCTAACATTAGGGCATCGTGGGCATGGTCTACGGCTGATCCACCCGCTTCAAAGACCGGTCTACCACTACTGGTCATTCTCACTACAACATATGAAATTAACTGGAGATACATTTCTTCATCATCTTCAGGAAATAGTATATTTTCACGTTCCAAATATTGACGAAGATTATCAACCATATAAGGTTTCATTTCTTTCTTAATCATTAATTTAGTATAAGGGTCTCGAACCTCTATAGACTCACCAAATCCAATGCCCTTGACTCTTTCTTTCATTTTTGAAGATGGATTTTCTACGCCATGTTTTCTCAAAAGTTCTACTTGAACTTCCCCATATCCACGGTCAACATATATGTGCTTAGGATTAAAAATTTGATTAAGTTCAATGATTCTGTCTACCGCGCGCGTAAGCGTGTATTCTGACTTACTAATTTCTTCACGATAATAAAGTCTGACCTTACCTCTGAATCTTGGATCCTCATAGTTGTCAGCACAGACTTCTAAAACAACTATATTTGTACCAGCTCCATATTTATCCCAGTCTACCCCTATAACATGGAATGATCTGGCAGACATAATTTCAGGGTGATATTTCCACGATGGTGCAACAAATGCACGGTCGATAAACTTTCTTGGATAAACTCCTTCTGAGTCTTCTCCCCAGTCAGCTTCTATTTCATGTCGATATCCACTAGAAGAATATTGTTCTCTAAATTCTTCTTCTTGTTCTTTACTGAAAAATGGGTTACAGTATGAAGGAAACCAAAACTCTTTAAACCTTGCACTGTTGCACCATTCCCAGAATCTTTCTCTACGACCAGTTGGAGTAGATGCGCCGATCATTACTTTGTCAGGTTGATCTTCTGCAGTTTTCTGGAGCATGGCATATAAGGCGTCAAGATCGTCCGCATGCATATAGTCCATTTCGTCAAGAACAATAAGATGTGCTTCTTGACCACGAGCAACATCACTCCTTCCGCCGGACTTCATACCAGAAGTGAAGAATCTAATTGTTGATCCATTAGAAAACTGAATCATAAACTGCGGGCTAGTAACTTTTCTAGTAATAGAATTAGTTACTACTTCATTCTTTGCGGATATTCTTAAAATTTCCTGGTAGATAAGTTCTACCTGGGTTTTCATTGGCGCGATAACTAATGATCTTCCATCTTTATGAGTATAGCTATAGTGTAGCAATTGTATTGCAAGACTGAATGTTTTGCCAAGACGACGACCTGCTCTAAGAACTTTTCTCAAAGATGGGTCTCGCAAAATGAGAATTTGATATACTCTCAGATCTGCTTGCAAAAATTGTTTTGCCCAAACAACAGAATCTTTTGCAACATGCAGTTGCCTTTGATGTTCCGAACTAATTCCCGCAGCTAATAATTCTTTATCTAATTCAAATGGTTCATCTATAAGAAGTGATAATTCTTGATTAGTTAATTGCCTATTTAATACTGGTGTTCCATCATTCCAAGATAAATGGTTTAATTTATTTTCAAAAACCCATTCAATTCTATTAATTTGCTTTATTAATTCAGGATCCTGTGCTTTAATTATTTCAAGAAGATCTTCCCTTGACAGGGCTTCTAAAGATTCTCTAAATTGTTTTGTCTTACTTGATATAGTCATAAATCATCCATAGTGGGCAGCCATCATAGCACCCTCTGATCCTAGCATACTTCTTGCATTTAATCTAGAGTTTTGAATAGCCATTACTCCTCGTGATCTTGAAGTTGCTGCTGCTTCTGTATCCTTATATCCCATGCCAAATAAAGGTTTATTGATATCTCCTTGCAAAGATTTTCCAGCGTCTTTAGCTAAGTTAATACCGCTCTTAACAACTTCTCCTGCCATCTTACCTAAATCATATACTAAAGATGCTGTAGCAATTACGTTAAGTCCAGGTATAGCCATTGCTCCAGCTCTGGCTCCAAGAACTTTCATGCCAGCTTTTGAACCCAATGCTTCCATGACTCCTTTTCCACCAAGTTCTTTGAAAACACCATTTTCTAAGACATGCTGTGCTGCTTCCATACCAACCTTGCCCGCTATTTGTTTTTCACCCAAAGCTTCTGTCATATGAGCTACTGCTTTTTGTGCTCCTGTTAAAGCTTTTCCTTCTAAACCTGATCGAGTTGCAAATCCTTGTGCTCCTCTGAAATAACCAGCCATATATCTAGTTGCTTCTCCAGATACAGAAGATGCCATAAGATTTCCTCTAACTCCCATGGTTGATTCACTCGCTCCTACAATTGTTTTACCTTCAACTTTTAAGGCGTTTCCGGTTAAACCTAACATTGATCTATCTGCATATGATCCACCCATTAAACTATATCTACCCGCGGCATTCCCGATGCTCATGCCAGTGTCTTTGAGTGCTCCACTCTGCATAATTCTTTCTGCTGTATCTTTTTTCAAAAACCTTCCCATTTTTAATTCTTCAACAATGCCCGGATTATTCATTTTAGCTAAACTTCCAATATTTCTATCTACCGTTGCTAATTTTTTAGCGGCTCTTCTAGAACCACTTCTTTCTAGTAGGTCTGTTTTTCTACCAGCTGTGATGAAAGAAAGTAGGCCTGGACCAAATGCAGATCCTCCGGCAGCAGGGTCGACTCCTGCATTTGCTGCAATTTTTCTACCAAATTTACTATTACCCATTATATGGGCTGCACCGAATGGGGTATATGTACCACTTTCTTTGAAGACGCTTAATGAGTGGAATCTACCTAAGGCTCTAGGTCTCATTGTGATGTTATTAACTCTAGCACCACGTAGCCATCCAGCTTTTTCTACAGATTCTGCTCCAACAAGTTTACTAATTCTACCAACTTTAGTGCTTTCGGTACTTAATCTAGCAGCTCTCCTACCTAGTATGCCTCTTCCACCAGCTATTCTTCCTCCACCTATGAAGTTAGCTGCACTTCTTTCGGAAAGTACACCAGCTTCATCCATAAGCCTAAATTTACTAGCCATGCGTGAGCCTTTTGCATATTTATAGTCCATGAATCCGCCACGCATTAAGGTATTAGTTCCTCTTGCAGTGCTGAATCCTACTGAAGTAGCAATACCTGGAATATTTTCCATCATTCGCATAGCTAATGGTGCTTGAACGCCAGACATGTCCATAGCTTCTTGCATTACTTGCTCTCTCATGACTGCCATTGTTAATAGCCTCTTCTGGAGTTATGCATTCCGAGAACTACATCTCCAGATGCGCCTAAGTCATTCATCATCTGTCTAGTTCCCTTTTGTGAATATGGAGAGTTTGAAAAAAAGTCTGGATTATCTGATTTCATATAATGCATTGCTGCAGCTGCGGGAACTGCCATTCCGGCTATTGTTCCCACCCCTGCACCTAAGGCTGCTCCAGCAAATGCGCCCGCAAACATTCCTCCAACTCCTTTTTTAGCTCCCATAATACCCCCAGCCATTGTACCTAAAACCCCTCCAGCAAATCCGCCAGCTAATCCCGTAGGTACGGGCCCTGGAATCATTGGATGTGTTCTCATGAAATCTCCAGGATTAGTCATTTGGACAGCAGTACCCAAATTGCCACCAATACCAGCGCCCAATAGTGATCTTCCAGAAAACTTAGATCCAGTAAAATATCGATCTGCATTAGGATCGCCTAAGCCAACATCTAACACTGCATCACGTGCAGCTGGTCCAGCTTTCTTTGCAAAACCAGCTAATCCGGCGACTGCGCCAATTGCTAATAAAGATCCTTTACGTGAACCAAGATGAGAAACTCCTCTACCTAATGATTCTAATATTCCCATGCCTGGCATTTAATTATCCTCCAAAAAGATGATTATATTTATTTGGGCCCATTTGAGTATGGCCAATTTTTGCTCGATCTAGATTTCCTACAACTCCAGCGGTAGCTAATGGATCTTTTCTAAAAGAAGAAACTTGGCTGAATGCCCTACTTGAATCTTCCATTTGATCTGTAGTAATTGCCCTTTCAGTAGGCTGCCTATCTAGCGTTTCGTTGTACAGTTGTCTTTCTCTATGTTTCTTATACATATAGTAACCAGCTGCAGCTACACCCACTCCTAAAGCGCCATATCCCAATTTTGCTTTATGGGATGCGTAGAACTCTGCCATTTTATTGATTTCAAGACCAGATTTACCTCGACGAATATTTTTTGTTATTGCTAAATTAGTAGATTTATCAGAACCCATTATTTCAGCTATTTCATTTGCATTTTTAACTGATCGAGATAATTTAGCTCCGCTTTTATCTACTATAACTTCTTCTGCTTTCTCTAAATCTTTTGTTTTACCAGCAATGTCTACTGCTTTTCTATCCATATAATTATTGATAACTACAACATCAGAGGTATGCCCAGTTGTTGCTATTGATCCAGTTCTGATATTAAGAAGAACGTCGTTAGATATTGGAGTTCCAGATTGTTCAAGGCTTGATATTATTTCAGCTGAAGCATCGCCTGCGTGACCAAAAATAATTCCTTTATCCATTATCCCTTCAGTCATGGACTCAATATGAGGCGTTAGTCCTTGGCTAGTATTTTTTGCTGCGTTTACATTATTAATCGCTTCAGTAATAGACGCATTAAAATCTGCTTCTTTTACCCCTGTTATTCTTGAAACTTCATTTTTATCCCCCATAATGTCAAGAAGATGTCCACTAAAAATTTTAGTTTCATCATGAACCATTTGTCTATCTGCTAACCATACCGCATTTACAGTATCACCCTCTTGCCTTCTGGCTATTGAAAGACCAGTATGCGCAATTGTTGTTTCGGTTTTCCCTAAAGAAGCTTGCGTTCTACTGAATGCTTCTTGTAAGATTTCTGGAGGCAACATCATTTTTGGAATTTCAGTAGTTGAGTCTAGAGCATTTAAAAGTTTTACTTCTTTTTGAGAATGAAAAAATGTCATTCCTAATTCTGCTGTTAAATTAGATTTAGCAGAGTGGGCAATGTGTTCTGCAGTATATCCAGCTGCTGCGCCTGCACGATTTGCCTCATGTCCAATTTTAGCAGTTGCATTTGCCATAATTGTAGAATATGCTCTGTCATCCATAGATAAAATATGTGCGTATGGGTCACCAACTTTAGCAAATGCGTTTGCTACATCGGATGCCTGCTTTAAACTGTAATCATTTAACCCCGATTGAAATACTGACTGTATTGGGGCCTTACCTCGCGCGAGTCTCATTTGGTCTCCATAGGATAGCCCCGTACCAAATTCTCGATAAGTAGTACCGAATGTTTCAGTTAGATCTTTAGCTGTCATGCTATTTGCATTTACGGCTTGCATTGACCTTGAGATATGAATTAATTCATCAGCTTTTGAAGCTCTTTGAATGCTAATGCTTGTGTCAACAATTGCCTCTGCTGCTAAATTTCTTACGCCAGTATGTTTTACCCCTCCAACAACAAGATCACCTAAATTTGTTCTTGATCTTGCAGATTTAAGTATTTGATCAATAACATTTCCAGCGTGAGTTTCATCCACCAGTTGCTTTCCTTCACCAGTGATAAAATGATATCCCATTCCGTTATCGCCTTTAGTATATTCCAGAATACCTTTCTTGGTCATATCAGTTGCGCTAATTACATTGGCGCCCACTCTCTGATTAATATCTTCCGCAGATAATGAAAGTGATATTCCCTTTTTACCTTCTGCTGTAGTTAAATAATTAAAAACATTCTGAGACATGTGTTCAACGCTGGCTATATTGGTTGTTGGAGTTATAGCGGAAGACTGTAGAATTTTTGATCTGGCAAATGTACCAAATTCACTTTTCTTCAATCCTTTTGCCATTGCTTGTTGTGTAGTCAAACTGCTAGCTTCATGCTCAGCCATTGCTTGTATTTTTAATTCTCCATTTTGAACATATCTAGCTATATGGGACTGTAAATGAACGTCTGTTTCAGCAATGTGAGAACCCTTAGTTATCAAATCAAATAAATTGTTTGCCTGTCCATCTTTTTCTATTAGTTCGAATAAATTAGTATTCAATGCGATGTTTTCAACGCTACCGTATGATGCAGATCCTCCAATATGGGTTCTTGCTAAAATCTCATGAGAAAATAAATTATTAACAAATGCCTTAGATCTTTCGCTTATGTCGGCATACTTTCCGGCATCAACGAGTTCTTGAACCTGACCCTGAAGATGTGATCGAGTAGCCTCCAAGGTATCTATCACATAATTTCCTTGGGCTCTTCTCTTTGCAAATTCGGTAAAAGCTTTATTTATTCCCGTGTGTTGCGCAAAACCTTCTTGTTTTATTGCGGTATCAATCATTTTGTCAATGTCAAAATTTATATTATGTCCAGCAACTCTGTCTGCTTCTAATAATTTGTTGAAAAATCTTTCAGTTGCATCTAGATAATTTTTTCCACCTTCACCCATTTCAGACAAGGGAATACCTTCTGCTTTTGCTAGGAATTCACTCAATGGACGAACTCCATCATTCATTGTAGTTACCCTCAGCCCTGCCGTTTGAGGTGATTTAAACGCATACTGAAAATCCTTTAATTTAGTTATTGGATCCCTTAATGTTTCTGGCATGCTTATTTTTCCAGTATGATCCATGGTCATTTCAGCCATGGACATAGATCTAACATTTGAGAATTCAGTAACTCCTGTAGTTTCAACGTCAAATGTAAGTATCTTTAATTTTTTGCCTTGTGTTGGAGCCGATCCGAAAATTTTAGATGGTCCATTAACATTAGCATTTTCAAACAGATCTTTTACTGTGCCATGAGATAAAATACTTTGTCTTCCAACATTTAACGCATCCAATCCTTTTGCATCAGGATTAAAGTTAAGCATCATTCTATTTAAAAGGATTTGCATGGGATGAAGTTCACCTGTTTTTGTACTTCTTAGTTGGTTAACTTCAAATTTATAAGCTTTACGATATAAGTTTGAACTTGGCATTTCTGCGGATGGTAGACCTTCTTTTTGAATAAGATGACCCATTCTCAGAACATCATCTCTGTACTGCTTATATAGTCGATCTGCTACGTCTCTATTTAATACAGTTAAATCTATCTTACCTTGCTTTTCCATTAACTGAGCATTTACTTTTAAACCTTTTGCGTGGTTAAGTTTATTACTCAAAGCTAAATGATAATCTTTTTCAAACTTTGCATATCTTCCAAGAAAATCTTGTTGTGTTCCAAAAATTTCTTCTAAAGAGTCAGCTGAAATTGCTCTTTGTTGAAAATATGAATTAGCAGTTATTGTACCTTTTCTATTTTTAACTTGGGCAATTTCGCCCATGCTTTTTACTAAGCGTTGCCTATTTGAAATCCCTCCTCTTAGAACAGACATCAGCTATCTTTATCTTCTTCTATTGTGATGTAATCATCTTTTTCATAAGTACCAAGCTTCTTCTTAATAAGCTTTTCTCTTTCGATCTCAATATGCTGAACTTTATGAATAATGTCTGAAATTGCTTGAGCTGTATCAAGTTGAGTCTGCCCAATTTTTGCCTTAGCTTCTCTAGTTGCCAATAGTTGATTGCGCAAATCTTTTCTACGCTTATGCAAACGATCTTCTAATTCTACGGCTAAGTGAAGTTCTTTTTTGATGATTGGTTGGCCCTGATGGTCAATGCCAATAATGTTTTCTTGAATGAAATGTTCTTTTGCAAGTAATTTAGTTTTACGAATGTATTGAACTTCTTGATCCACTAGATCTCTAATCATAGATACTTCAACTAAGTTATCAGCTTGTACATCAAGTTGTTCCATGTATTCTGCTGTGAACTGGGCAACTATTGACATTTCGATAGGACATGGATTACCCTTAGGTGCAAGATTCTCCTTGAGTAGCGGGCATGTATCTGCGAATGTACACTTAGTTGCTTCGCAGTTCATGGGGATGGAGGAGAACATTGAAGTCCTAGTTTTTTGCGGACGAACTAATTCAACTGCCCTATTTTTTTCATCATCAGTCCATGTTTCAGGAAAAAAAAGATCTGGTCGTAAAGACTCAAACTGTTTCAGGAAATCACTTTTACTTGCTTTTTCTATATTAGACATTTAAATCAATCCATTCGGTACTATAGGAACTATCTGAATAAAACCTTTGTATAGTGACACTCTTGCAATGAGAACAATAATCATCGCGAACTAAACAGTCACTTTTGAAATCATAATATTCGCTAACTGTTTCAGTTTTTTTGTCACATCTAGGACAATTCATCCAAGGCTTTCATTAAACCTTTTTGCAGTTTGCCTGCGAGGTCTGCGTTCTGTGCCGCATTAAAAAAAATTCCAATTTCTCTAATTTCATCAGAGTTTAAATACGAAGATAATTTATATCTTGCGCCTTTGCATACTTCACAATAAGTTTCTTGGACTTCATTATAACAGATGCATTTTTCTATAATATCAAAAAATTCTAAAGACTGAGCTATTTCAAACCATTTGTTTTTAAATAACTTTTTAGTCTGTTCTTTATAGGCCCTCAATTTATGGGAATCACTTGATAATAATGTTCCCATATCTAAGGAATGTTTCATGAGATCATTAATACTTTTATATAAAAAATTAGCTAGCTGAAAATCACCATTAACATCTGTAAATTTTTTCCAATCATTCATAACATACTACATCTTTCTTTTTAATTAAACGTATCTTCCAGACCCCTTAGGAGTAGACACTGGATTTATCGCACCGGCTCTTCTTTTATTAGCCATCATCATTCCTCCGACAGCTCCACCACCCATAGCGTACCTAGCACCCACTTGCATTTGTCTAGCTCTAATCATTTCATTATGACCTTTGCCAGCTAGTGCTGCTGCATTTTTTATTTTTTCTGCGCCTTTTGCTCCTGATCCCAGGTACTTTACAGCTCTTTCCGAATCCATCATTAAGGCTTTTCCTATAGTATTTTTCCAACCCATTATGCGAACCTGCCTACGCCTCTACCGGTTTGCATCGGTCCACGATATGATGTACGAGATTGATTAGAATTAGGTCTCATGGCCATTGCTCCGGCAATTCCAACTGCACCACCTGCGTATCTCATTCCAACTTGTGCTTGTCTTAGAGAAATAGTTGCTGCTTTATGTTTTGCAGCAAACTCAGCACTGTATCTAGCTGTACTAGCAGTTGTTGCCATCCTTTTTTCGGCCATTCTACCTAATTTTCCAGCACCTCTTGATCCTCTTTCGATAAAAGCAGTAGCTCTTCCTACCCCCATACCTGGGACTCTTTCAGCTAGTCTACTAAATATTTCGCCATAAGCTGCCATAATTATCTCCCGTACATTCCGGTAGGTCTACCACCTGCAAATTTATCTGTACCACGACCCCTACGGCCCTTCATCGCATATCCTCCAAGAGAAGCAGCGCCTAAGCCCATAGCTCCAGCTCTTCCGGGATGCTTCATAGCGTACTGCGCCATTCTGCTATTTTTAGCAAAGGATCTAACTCCTGATGAGGCGCCTGAGGCTGCGTCAGTCATTCCCTTAGACGTCATTTTTGAAGCCTTTGCGTGATAAGTTTGCTTTAGCCAACCTGTTGGACTTTTTTTAAGTGGCATAGTAATTCTCCTATTAAGATGTTTGAGATCGTATTCTTTTTATTGGTTTTTGCATGTCAAAAGTAAAGCTTTTATTAACATAGTCGATATGGAATATAGTACCTTTAGGTACGTTGCTATGCACAATTGTTTTCGCTAAAGGTGTTTCTATAACATCTCTTCTTACTTGAGCTATGCCACGAGCACCTTTGATGGTATCGATTCCACGTTCAATGAGACCATCAATCACGTTATCAGTATAGGAGACAGAGATTCCCTTTTTGGAGAGCTTATCCGCAATCACAGACATCTCTAATTCAGCTATCTTTTCGCAATCCTGTCGATTCAAGTGATTAAAAACAACTATTTTATCTATTCTATTAATAAACTCTGGTCTGAAATATTTATCAATCGCTTGATGGGTATTTCTTTCCACGATAGATCTAACTGGTATCTCTGAAGTCTGACGCTCAAAGACAATGCTTCTAGCAAATCCTGTTCCAGTAGAAATTAAATTATCAACTGTTTTCTCATTGCCTAAATTGGTTGTCATGATAATGATTGTATTTCTAAAATCTACTGGTTCACCTTTATTATCTGTAACTATTCCCTCATCAAATATTCTCAAGAATGTATTCCAAATATCTTGATGTGCCTTTTCAACTTCATCTATTAAAACAACTGAGTAAGGATTTTTCTTAACTTGATTAGTTAACTGCCCGCCTTCGTCGTGACCGATGTAACCTGGAGGAGAACCTAATAGCTTTTGGTTCTCATGCTTATGCTGGAACTCTCCACAGTCCATTCTTACTATCTGAGAGTCGCCACCAAACATATAATTATTCAGCATGTTTGCTAAGTGTGTTTTTCCAACACCGGAAGAACCCGCAAATAAGAATACTCCTAATGGTCTATTGGAATCATGCAAATCAGCCTGTGATCTAAATAAAGCTGAAACTATTTCTTCTATTGCCTGATCCTGACCTATCACATTTGATTTCAAGAATCCCTCTAATCCTAAAAACTTTTGTTTTGGAATCTTTTTATTCTTTGGAATAACCTCTTTGACTGTTTTTCTTTTAACATTTCTTTGGGCTTCTTGTAAAAATTTCTTTACTTCATTAAGATCATAATCTTCATCCTCAGGAGAAATCTCTAATGGGGCAGTCGAATAAGCGATGCTCACCCAGTAATCGATATCTAAACCAGGATTAAGCATAACACATCCTGCGTAGATTGCTTCGAGAGCTCTTTCTGCGGCTGTACGAGACATTGCGTTTAACGAAGACGCAACATCAGTATTTAAATTAAAAACTACATACTGTAAAACTTGCTTGCGAAGATCTTTGCTTTTTTTATGTTTAATGACAAATGCTTCTACATCTTCAGTGGGAATGATTTTAAATTTTACGTTAGCGTGCAACTCGGGTACAAAGATTTGGTATATCTGCATTAGCAACTTCTTTCTTTTATCTTGCACATATAAGTATATAGGATAATATTATTATATATTAACATATAAGAATATATTATTATATGTTAACATATAAGTATATAGTAAAGGGGGGAAGGGGGGAAGGGGGGGTTATGGCTAGCTTATCACACGAAATCAAGTCGTGTCTAGCCTCAGTCATTTTTCTTGTAATCTTCTATGCTAGGATGATCTTCTATGCACGGCCCTGCGAAAGACCAGTACTTAATTAGGTCAATTGGTCTATTAAATCTTTTATTTAATAAGTACAACGCCAACTGAAATTCTTCTTTTTGTTGTTCTTGCGACTTGCTCATTCAATCTCCTTAAGATATAATATATATATCAATTATACCATTATTGAAAGGTTATTACCAGGTGGAATACCCCCAGCATAACGAAACAAATTCTATTCCTAATAAAACACCAAAACCAGTGGACATCAAAGAAGTGAATCGCGCATTAATAGTCTTACGTGAAAACTCAATCTCAATGCTCGACTTAATCGAAAAAGATCTTTATGATTTTTATTCAACGGATGTAGAAGTTATCAAGTTTGTTGATAAAGAACTTATGAAAAAAATTGTTCAATTCAAGCAAGATGTCAAGAACATTGTTGTATACTCTAAGAACCTGCAGACGATGCATGAAGAACAAGGAAGATTATTCTATGACTGATGAATTCGATATGGAGACTGGCGAGATTCTTATTCCCGCAGCTAAAAAAGTTATTGATAAAGAAGAATCAAAAGTATTAGAACTCGCAATCGCACAACTTCAACGTCAATACGGAGCTGGATCAGTCGTTAGACTCGGCTCAACTAATATCAAACCATGGGACTCAATCTCCACTGGAGCACTTACTTTGGATAGTGCACTTGGAATTGGTGGTTTCCCGCGCGGGCGCGTAGTAGAAATCTATGGACCTGAGTCATCAGGTAAGTCTACTCTCGCTCTAGCAACAGTAGCCAAGGCCCAGCAGATGGGCCTCACGTGCGCCTACATCGACGCTGAGCATGCTTTAGACCCAGTCTACATGCAAGCCGTAGGAATCGATCTAGACAACCTTCTACTGGCTCAACCTGATTATGGCGAGCAAGGCTTCGACATTGCTGACAGACTCCTGCGCACAGGGGAAATTGGCGTCATCGTCATTGACTCAGTTGCAGCATTAGTTCCTAAAGCTGAGCTCGATGGCGAAATGGAACAAGCTCACATGGGCTTGCAGGCCCGTATGATGGCTAAAGCTATGCGTAAGCTTACTGGACTCGCTGCCCAGCACAACACTCTTATTATATTCATTAACCAGCTCCGCAACAAAATTGGAATCATGTTTGGTAACCCAGAGACTACTCCTGGTGGAATGTCATTGAAGTTCTATGCTTCAGTCCGAATTGACGTCCGCAAAAAAGAAGATCTTAAGGACAAGGCCGGAAATCCAGTTGGCGTCAAAGTCAAAGCTAAGGTTATTAAGAATAAGATGGCACCCCCAATGAAAATCGTAGAGTTCGACATCATCTATGCTCAGGGTATCGACGAGTACGGATGTATCTTTGACATCGGAATCGACAAGGGTATCTTTACCCAAAAGGGCGCATGGGTCTACTATAATGGCGAGAACTTTGCCCAAGGTAGAGATAACGCTATTGAGAAGTTAAAGGCTTCTCCTGATATTGTAGGTGTGATCAAAGGCTAATGAGTTTTATTCCAATATCTTGCGAGGACTGCAGCTTCCCGCCTAACTTTATTGTTCTTGAATTAAAAGACAAGGTAAATATCCCATACTACTCCATCAAGTGCCGTGACTGTGGTGACTGCTGGGACGAACCGAATGAAAATTTTTTTGAAAATACACAGCCTTCTCTTTACGACGGAAATTTTTTTGAGAACGATGACAAATAGCTTACGCCTCTATCTCGAGTTCTCGCGTTTGTTTGCCGAACTGAAATAACCAGTACTATTACAGTATCTCATCTTTAAGAAAGAATGCTGTAGATGGAATTTATACGTAGAATATTAGAGTTCTTTTCAGGTTCGTCCATGAAGCGAAATGGCAACATGATCAACTTTGTCTATGACCTAGAAGATGACAACACTCAGCGTGTCGTCACCATCCATGCCGATCCTAATGGGTTCATGATCTTTACCATCTTCTCAGTCGAAGAATGGCAGATGATTGAAAGTATTGGCGAACTATCGGAACGTGATGTTGAAGACATCGTACGCGAAATATCAGAAGACGAAAGCCTGACAACAATCACCATCGATCCCACGGAGTTTGAGTAGATTTCGCCCGGAATAAATAAGATATATACAAAAGAGGTGCTACCCCCTAAAGGGTAACACCTCTTTTTGTTTTTATCACAGGGTGCTATTAGTAATCATAACCGGATTCGTAGCCTAGCTCTTCCCACACTTGGTTTCCATATGAGGAACCATAGTCCTTTACAGTCATTGCAAAGTTTGTATTAGCCATGCCTCCGAAGGGGTTTACCCATTGGAAACAGTCAGGGCATCTTGTATTGGCTCCTGAGAGGTCTTCATTGACAATATATTCTGTACCACAGTGTGGGCAGTCCATAAATGATTTCATGATTGTTCCTTTGTGATTGTAAGCATGGGATGCTGTGTGTGAATCATTCCCTATTGGGAACGTCTTGAACTATATCTACTACACGGCGTCTCTGTCAACCTATGTTAGAAAATATTTCAAATTTTTTGGGGCGAATCTCTATATGGGAAAAATTATTAGGGAAAAATTTTTGGACTGAAATGGTTTTCAGGTGTTGCGGGCTTTTCTAATCTCGAGGGTCATTTGTTTCTAATCTCGAGGATATATAAACATATATAAACTTATTAAGGTAAAAACTAGGGAAAATTTATGGGGTGGTGATAGTGAGTATATGTGTGTAC